GCCTCTGGCCGGGCCCAGCCGGACCCGCGCGCCGACGTCCAGACCTGGAAGCCGGTACCGGCGATCCTCGATGCGCTGGAGGAGTCGTACGAGCTCGCCTTCGGCACCGTCGAGCCCACCGGCAAGCGGCTCCTCGTCGCCGTGGACTCCTCCGGGTCGATGAGTAGTCGGTGGGGCGGAGGCGTGGTCGTCGGCGGCTCCTCGATCGGCTCCCCGTACGAGGTTGGCTGCGCCATGGCCGTCATGCTCTCCCGGATCGAGAAGGGCAACGTCCACGTCATCGACGTCGACACCAGCGTGCATGCCTCAAAGGTGACGCCGCGGACCAACTTGCGTGAGATCGCCTCCTGGCGGCCCTCGGGAGGCGGAACCGACCTGTCGCTGCCGTTCGACTGGGCGCGGCATGAGCGGATGGCGGTGGACGGCTTTGTCCTCTTCAGCGACATGGAGACGTGGGCAGGCAGAGCCCACGCTTCGCAGGCGCTCGACGCCTACCGGAGCGCGATGAACCCGGCCGCCCGCGTGGTGCTCGCGACCATGACGCCGAGCGGCTACACGCTGGGCGAGCCCAGCGATGCGGGGGTGCTGAACCTGGCCGGCGTGGACGCGTCGCTGCCGCAGGTCGTGAACGGGTTCATCCGCCGCGGATAGCCCGGCACGCGAATGTGCCCCGCCTCCTGGTTCAGGAGGCGGGGCACTTGTCGTTGGAGATGACACGATCAACACGCGGCCGATCCTGAACGCCGGAGTAACGAGCACGCCTTGTCGAGCAGCACCGCACCCCGATGATCCGGGCGGGGGACAGACAGGCAGTATGACCATCTGTAAACCGCCTCTTGGCCTTGCCGATCACGAAGCCCGGGTACGAGCCGATGCATGGCGCTGCCGCACTACGCGCCCATGCTGGCCGCACCCGGATCACCACCGCCGCCATCGCAGGACGACGCGTGGGGCGTCGAGATGAAATGGGACGGCGTCCGCGCACTCGCCTACGTCGAGGACGGCGCCGTGAGGCTGATGTCGCGCAACCTCAAGGACATCACCATCGCCTACCCCGAGATCCAGCTCATGGCGGGAGCGGTGGGCGGCCACGCCGTGGTGCTCGACGGCGAGCTCGTGGCGTTCGACGATGCAGGGCGGCCCAGCTTCGGCCAACTGCAGGCCCGGATGCATCAGCGTAACCGGGCGAGGATCACTGAGCTGGTCGGCACGGTGCCCGTCACGTACCTCATCTTCGATCTTCTGCACGTGAACACGGCCAGCGCGACCGCCATGCCGTACGTAGAGCGCCGGGAGCTCCTGGAGGCCACCGTGCGGCCGGGCTACAGGTGGCAGGTGCCCACCTGGTTTCGAGGCGGCGCCCAGGCGGCGCTGGAGTCCTCCGAGCAGCTCGGGCTCGAAGGCGTGGTCTGCAAGCGGCTCGCGTCGCCGTACCGACCCGGCCGCCGCTCGGCCGACTGGACCAAGGTCAAGAACTGGCACGCCGCCGAGGTCATCATCGGCGGATGGCAGCCCGGCGCCGGCCGCCGTTCCGGCGCGATCGGCTCACTTCTGCTCGGCGCTCATGACCGCCAGGGTCGCCTCGTCTACGTGGGGCACGTCGGCACCGGCTTCACCGCGACCACGCTTCGCAGCCTCCGTGAGCGCCTGGCGCCGCTGGAGCAAGAGGCATCGCCGTTCACCAGTCCGGTGCCGCGCGAGTTCGCGCGCACCGCGCGCTGGGTCGAGCCGGTGCTCGTTGGCGAAGTGCGGTACGGGGAATGGACTGCAGATCATCGGCTTCGGCACCCAAGCTGGCGAGGGCTGAGAGCGGATGTGGAGCCGTCGGCTGTTCTTGAGCCTGGCCTGCGAGACGTCAGCTAGTTCCATAAAGGGGTACAAACCTCAGGAAAGGCCCAAGAAACTAGCTCGATATCAAGACAAGCCTTCTTCGGCTGGTGCAGACCAATTCCTTCCATAAGGCTTCGACCTGCGGTTATTGCTTCTCGAAAGTTTTCTCGCGTCTGCGGCTACTCGTTACACGCGGATTGCCAGTATCTTTTCCTACGTGCACCTGTTCGGCGGCGCTCAACCGGCCGCGCTCTCCGCCAGCCAGACTTGGCCTGCTGGGCCATCGGGCTGGCTTTTGCGCGTTCTGGTGCGATCTACCCGAATCGGTCTCCGTGCCTCTTTCTCCTTCTGCCCCTTCTGCTGGTTGCAAGCGCTTTCCGGTAACCGCGTATACGGGCTTGCCGTAGTGGCGTGTCTAGCCCCTTCACGTGTGGTCGACGTGGGGGCTGCGGTAACCAGACCAGGGGAAGATGCATGTGCAAGAAAAAGAAGTCCGGCAAGAAGAAGCTGGACAAGCCCGGCAACAAACCGGACAATCCCGCACCTCAGCCAGAGGTAAAGCCGGAGGAGTCCAGAGAGAAGTCGGGCAAGCCCGAGGAGAAGCCGGAAGAGTCTGTGGAGAAGGCGGACAAATCCGAGGAGAACTCGGACAACTGGGTCAGGAAGTGGCTTCCCGCCGCTGGAGGTGGCGCTTCAGTCGGCAGATTGATTCTCGACCTGATCGACAAGTTCAGAGGGTGACCGCCCTGGGCCGCACCGGTGACAGCCGATGCGACCACAGGGCGACCAGCTAGCAAAGAGGGGTTTCCCGCCGGAATCCGGTCCGTGCACGGACCGGGGCGGGGGCCCCTCTTTTGCTTGGACGCCAAGTCTGTCGACTCAGGTCCAAGCCCTTCACCTAGCGAAGGTATACGCGCCGTGTTCTTTTGACTACCAGAACAGAGGTGTCGGCACTCATGTGGCACCTTTTGTCCTACTTCATCACGATTATAGCGACATTCCGCGACTGACATAATCCCCAACTCTCGCGCGGAATTCTAGAGACTGCGCGAGATGTCACCGGATTGGCACGAAGTCCTCGCCAAAGGTTCATTGCCCGATTTGCGCAAAATGAAAAAAGGGCTCCACCCAGCCGAGTGCTGGGTGGAGCCCTTCGAGGTGCAGAGGTGCGGCGCGGGTGATTACGGCGTAATCACCCGGAGCGATCAGGTGCGCGCTACCCAGTTGAGTCCATGCCAACTCGGCATGAGATGAGTCAGCGGGGATGCCGGATCAATACGTTCCTCTGCCGGCTCCAGCATCGCTAATTGTGACGTGGAAACTACACATTGTAGTGACGGATAATGCGTCACCACTCTCTGATTTGAGGCGAACGGAACCTGTGATCGGAGTGGCTGTGACATCAGCCAGAGGGACGCGACCGATTGGTCTATACCTCTCTGGCCACCTCTACTTAGTAAGATGTGCCGTCGCTACTGCTGCGCAGAGGTCCAGCCGAGGATGCCGCCGGACTATCGACGATCCAGAGGCAGATCAGGACGGCGGGTGTGCTTCGCCTTATAGCCGGACACGTACGTGATCAGACCCGGCACCAGCGGGACAGCCAGCGTCTCCAGCCAGTCCGGCAGGAACGCGATCAGGTCCAGGTCTGCGTTGATGGCCTGCAGAACGGTGAGGCCGGCGAGCAGCCCCAGGTACGAGCCTGCGGTCGCGGCAGTGACCTTCCGCTCAACGGGCGGCTTGCCGTACTGGATCGGATCTCCGTGCATGATGAGCCTCCTAAGGCATGGGGAAGCCCGCCCGGCCGGGCAGGCTGAAGATCAGTTCGTCTCGTCGAGGAGCCCGGGAACACGGACGCCAGGCGCATCCCACAGAACACGCGCCACGGACTCGACGTCGCTTCCGGCGCGAGGCCGCGCCGGGCATGACCATGAGCCGCGCGGTGGCCGTACCGCCGACAGCGACCACCCGGCCGCCCGCAACGACGCGCCGTCCTCATCAGCCCGCGTATACGTGATCAGCCTCTGGTAGCCGAGCGCTCGCGCTGCTCTCCACGCAGCCCCGAGAAGCAGCGAGCACACGTTCGCGGTGCCATCCGTCGCCAGCCGCGTCACCTCCAACACCCGGCCGGTGTCCAGCAGACGGGCGACAGGTCGGCCGACAATCACCACGCCCACGAGGTCGTCGGCCACCGCGGCACCGATCGAGAACTTGTGTCCGGGCGGCGGACGCAGACGCCGATGATGCTCGTCAACGAACGCGGCGGCCAGCGCGAACGTCACGGGGACCAGCTGCAGCCGGGTCACACGCCGGGTTTGGTCCACGTCCACGTCGAATCCCACGTGGCAGCGTCCACCTCGCCCGAGGCTGGCAGGCCGACGGCGTGCTGCCAGCTGCGGCACACCGATCGCGACTTCGGCCCGTAGACGCCGTCAACGTCGATCTTCCATCCGCGCTTGGCCAGCTTGGCCTGCCACACCCGGACGTCCTCGCCCTCCACGTACGGCTCCGCCAGCTTGAGCACGCGGCCGGGCCAGCGCGGGACGCCGTCCTTCCACACGATCTCCGGCGCGGGCTCGCTGTCCTTGGGTCGCTTCGCGCCCGCCTTCACCCACCGGTACAACGCCGCCCCCGGGCACGAAGTCGCGTACCCGTCCCGATGCCCCCTCACCTCTCGGCCGGCACCGCCTTCCTTGCGGAGGTAGTCGATGGCGTCGCAGATCGCGCGCAGCAGGTCGTCGTTCGGCTCGGTGAAGCCAGAGTCGCCGATGAGCGCAAGCACCGCGTAATGCTGAGAGTTGAGGCCAGGGCCGTTCGCGGCCGGGACCACGCCCGGCCCGCGGCCGACGAACACCCTCCGGTGCGGGCAGGCGACCATGTTGTAGCCCAGGTCGATGTACCTCTCGCCGCGGCCACCGGACATGTGCATCTGCTGGAAGCGCAGCACGAGCTCGATGCACTTGCGGTGGTTTCTCGCCTCGGCGATGTCGGCGGGCACGTGCCCGCCGGTGTAGTGCACCTTGACGCCGCGGGTGCGGGCGATGCGGGTGTACTTCGCGGTGGGCCGCTTCGCGCCCCAGCCCTTGCGGCTGACCATCCGGATCAACGGGTCACCTCCTGTTCGTCGTCGGGGTGGTCGAGGTACACGAAGCCGGTCTTGCCGTCGTGGCCATGGACGGCGATCGCGTCGTCGATGCTGTTCCACTGCACGGTCGACGGCCGGTCTCCGCGCCAGCGGATCACGACGGTCCCGTCCGGCCACTGGACGCCGTCGGCGACGACGCCGGTCCCGGACACGCCGGAGACATCGGTGTGCCGCATCAGCATGAAACGGCGAGTGATCAAGGAGCCTCCTCAGGAGGGGTGAGCTGGAGCCATTCAGCGACGGTCATGCCGTACGCGGCGGCGGGGACGTGCAACGGGAGGACGGCGGGCACAACCAGCACCCCGTCGTCCACGGGCATCACCAGCAGGAGACGCCACCTTTCGGTCGGTGACGGGCAGAGAGATACTGACCACGAGAACCGGACGTGGAGGTGCTCATGGGCAAGAACAGCAACCGAGCCGCCCGCACCCCGGCCAAGTGGGACGCCGCCGCTCTGGCGCGCGTCCAGCGGACCGCCGCGGGCAACCCAGGCAGCAAGACGGCGAAGAGCGGGTTGGCGCCCAGGGCGCAGTCCGCTCACGACCGGCAGAAGGGGTCAGCCTCGGGTTAGCTGGACGAACGTCATCGCCGCGGCGGCGATCGTCACCATGAGGCCGACGACGGTGATGATCAGTTTGGTGCGGTCGGCGAGCTGAGTCCGGGTGACGGCCTCGCGCTCCAGCTCGCCAATCCGCCTCTCCAGCGCCTCCCGCTCGGCGCGGTCCAGTTCGACCTGGCGGGCAAGCTCGGCATGCCGGTTGTCCACCTGATCAAGCCGCTGCAGGATCAGCGTGGTGGACCCGTTCGTGCGCTCGAACCCGACCTCCACCAGGCCACGCAGCTCCGCCAGGGCCAGGGCGAGGTTCTCATCCACCAGCCACCCCCCACGGCTTGCGGCCCGTCCACGTCGCCGGCGGCTTCATCGCGTACGCCGGGGTGACAGGGGCGGCCTGGTTGCTGCGGTAGTAGTCGACGGCCAGACGGCGCGCCTCAACGCGGGCGGGGTCGAGCCGGACCATCGTCCTGATCGGCTCCAGCGGGTCCGCGGGCGCGGTCACGTCCAAGCCGACGTAGTCGAGCACCCCCTGCCGGAACGCCTGGTTCTCGGGCAGCATCTGCACGCGGTGCTCCTTGACGGCAGCGATGCGGGCCCGGTGCGCGGCCAGCCGATCGCTGTCCGGGACGCCGGGCGTCCAGCACGTCGGCAGGCCGTGCGTCGCCTCCAGCTGCGCGGCCGCAGCCGGGTTCAGCCGGGCGAGAGCGTCGTCCGGGTCCGGGATCCACGGCTCGTGCAGGACGACGTCGAGCAACGTGTCGAGGTCCTCGGGGTCGATGCCGTACTCGGCGGCCCGCCACTCCCACGTGGAGTGCGGAATGATCAGCATGTGGGCGCCGCCGTCCGCGCGCACCGCGGCGACGCCCCAGATGGGTTCGGCGCCGTCCGGCGCGGGATGCTGCTCGGCGTGCGCGCCGCCGGCTTGCAGCAGGCTCGTGTGGCTGTAGCCGAGTTCGGCGTCCCACAGGGTCCAGGTCTCCGCCACCGGCGGTCTCCTCTCGAAAGGGGAAGGGGTCAGTGGCGGTGTGACCACCAGTAGAACGCCTTGCCGGACAGCACGCCGCCGCCCTGCGACCAGCCGATCGAGAAGCTCGACTGGCTGGACATGTCGAGCGCCCAGTAGAAGTTCGGGTTCGACGCGCCGTCGCGGACCACGCTGACCGGCCCCATGTTGGAGGCCATGGTCGCGCCGTAGTGGATCGTGACCCCGACGAACCCGGACGCCACCGTCCCGGACCCCGCGTGCACGGTGTCGTACGGGTCGGCGCTGTTGGTGTCCCAGACGCGACCCCGCAGGTACCAGCGGCCGCTGGAGTTGCAATGGATGTAGGACTGCGAGGAGGAGAAGCCGTCGTTGTAGCCGAACTGGCCGTACCCCTCGGCGACGTCGAGGCCGCCGCCCTTGCGCGTCGACGACGACGGCTGCCGGATGCCGAGCCGTACCAGGCCAGCCGCGACCTGGAGTTCGGCCCGTGCTGACCCGGACTGGTTGGTGCCGGAGGTGATGAACGTTGTCGTCTCGCCCGGGTACCAGCCGTCTTCGGCGTAGAACCGGGTGTAGTTGGCGTTCCCGGCCGGGTAGAACCGCAGGTCCAACGTGCTGGAGTCGAGGACGAACCGCTGCCCGGTCGCCGCCGAGCGGACGATTGACCCGGTGATCGTCTTGCCGTTGATCGCATTGGCCGAGATGTGCGCGGCGGTGATCGCGTTCGCGGCGATCTTGTCGGCCGTGATGGCGTTCGCGCTGACGTGCGCCGCCTGGATAGCCCCTGCGATGATCTTGTCTGCAGTGATGGCGTTGGCCATGATGTGCCCGGCCTCGATCGCGAGCGCCCGGATCAGGCGGCCGGTGATCGTGTCGGCGGTGATTTTCGCGTCGCCGGGGATGGTGCCGTCGATGATGTGGGTCGCGCCGTCGATGATCGCGCCGATGACGTCGGTGTCCACGAGCGGCTTCGTGGCCACGGTGACGCGGACGGAACCGGCGGACTCGTTGCCGAGCCGGTCGGCGGCCGTGAGCCACACTTCGCGGTCGGCGTTGTACGGCTGGCCCGGGATCACCTCGACGCCGGCGCCGGTCAGGTAGCCGACGCGGGCGCCCGGGTCGCCGCCGTTGAGCGGGTCGCGCATGTAGACGTGGACGCGGTCAAAGTCGGCCGGCATCGGCTCGCCCGCGCTGCCGTTGCCGTCCCAGGCGACGTGGATGACGCCGAGCCGGGACGCCACGACCGGCGTCGAGGGTACGGGTGGCGGCACGGTGTCGTTCGGGATCGTCACCGTCACCGCAGGCGAGGCAACACCCTTGACGCCTTCGTTCGTGGCTCGCACCCACAGCCGATACGTGGCCCCGGTGATGAGCGGGCTGTAGGTGACGTTCCGGTCGGTGGAGTCGGAGGTGACGATCACGAGCGGCTGCCCGGTCCCGGGCGGTGTCTGCGCGATCAGCTCGTAGCCGTCGACGCCGAGCGGCTGCCCGGCCACGTCCGTGGTCACGGGCGCCCACGTGGCGGTGATCTGCCCGCGCGGCCATCCGTGCTCGTCCAGGTAGACGTCGGGTTCGACGACGAGGCCGTCCGCGGCGGCCGGGACGCGGCCGGTGCCGTCCGAGCCGGGGTTGCTGCCGGACCCGCCCGAGCTGATGCCGCCGTTCAGGATGCCGTTCTGGGCGCGGGCCAGGCGGATGGTCCGCTCCAGGAAGCGGTCGTTGAGCACGAGGTTGCCGCCGAGGACCCCGTCTGCGGCGCACGACAGCGTGATCTGGCGGATGCGCAGGTCCTGCATGGCGGCGTTGTCGCCGGGGGCGAGCACGTGGTCGCCGGTCCGATAGTCGGCCAGCGGCAGCCAGCGGGCCGCCCCGAATACGAACTGGCGGGTGAGCTGGACGCGTTCGCGGGCGACGCGCTCCAGCGCATGCTGGCCGAGGAGCGTCGCAGTCCCGTGATCGGCGACGCCGCCCATCGACTGGAATGTCTCCCACCGGCCCCACGGGGCGGTCGCGGCCGGGTTGGTCACCTCGACGCGCAGGTTGTCCTCACCCGCGATCAAGATGACGGAGGAGGCGTCCTCCAGCGTCGCCTCGTCCGGGGCCTGGTCGACGTCACGCCCAAGCCGCAGATCCACCGGCGCAGGCCCGGCCGCGAACTGGCGGGCCAGCGCGGTGCCCTCGTTGAACGCCTGCAGGGTGCGGCCGGACATCTGCCAGTCGAGGACGCCCTGCTCGGCGAGGTTGATGAGGACGGCCTGCAGGTTGGCGCCGACGTCGAGCCCGATCGTCAGCGTCTTGTTCCACGCTTGCCCGTCGCTGTCGTGCGTCGGCGTGAAGTCCACCATTAGGCCGGGCAGCGCCCCGCGCTCCTGCCCTTCCCCGATGAACGCGGCCAGGATCGCGCCCGGGGTCGCGGCTGCGAACTGCCGCTTGCCGTCGACCAGGCCGCCCGTGCCCGCGTACAAGATCAGCTTGGTGAGCATCCACGCGTAGCCGGGCATCTGGTAGGCGCGGGCGGCGGACCGGTCGGTGTTCTCCCCCGACCGTTTGATCCGCAGGAAGCGCGCGTTCGCGGGCTCAACCCACGCGTCGCCGGTCGAGTACTCCACCGCGACCTCGCACGGCGACTCCAACCAGGTCGCGCCCTGACCGAGCCTGCTGTAGGTCAGCCGCAGCGACGACACGTCGTTCAACGGCAGGCCGGCCTCGAACCCGAGGTGCTGGCCTAGCACGCCGAGCCGGGCACCGTTGGGTTGGTAGGCGACCAGGCGCAGGCCGTACCGCAACGGCTCCCCCGGAATGATCACTTGCACAGCTCGCCCCCAGGGTTGTCTTGATACTCAGACAGTGCTGCGCCGAATGCGCTGGAGCCTTACGGGAGGGGCGCGCGTCTAACGGTGAGCAGCGCCTTCCCCAGAGCCGAATGGGCGACGATGAACGACGAGCGTTCAGTGTTAGAGGACCTGTACCGCAACATTCAGCAGATCGCCGAGTGGATCCGGTTCGCCGACGCCAAGGCGGGAGCCATCGTCGCGGTCAACGGCGTCATGATCGCTTTCTACGCTGGGCGCCTCGGCGGAAATCCCAGACCTTCTGCCATCGCCGTGGTGTCCACCTCGGCGGCTCTTGTTGTAGCGGCCTTCAGCGCGCTCCTAGCCGTGGTGACCGTTTCGCCGAGGGCCCGCCGCCTCGGGGCGAACTCCGCGATTCACTACGGCACCATCGCGGCGCACGCGTCGGCGGAGGCATTCCACCAGACCGTCATGACCGTGTACGCCGATGCAAAGCAACTGGACCGAGCGCTATCGACCGAGCTATGGATGCTGGCGCGGATCGCGGACCGCAAGTACATCTATGTGGTCTGGGCCATACGTGTATGGATCGCCGCCTTCCTCCTGGGCGTGGTCACCCTGCTGCTGTGACCACAACCCAGCTGCCGCGTCACTACGGTCGAAAGGTCCGTTCGTCCTGTGCCACGAGGAAGCGGTCGATCTCCATCCGCAGGGCCGCGACCCGCACCGGGTCGATCCGGGTGCTCTTCCGGATGGCGGCCAGCGGATCAACGGCACGCCGGCCGCGCGCCGCCGCCGCGGTGGTGACGAGTTCGCCGTAGCGTTCCTTGCACGCGGCGATCTGCCCGAGCAGCCGCTCGCGCGCCTGCCCGGCTTCGCCTTCGAGCAGGACCTGGCCGTCCGCGTCACCGGCGGCCGCCATCCACGACAGCAGGGGCGCGTACAGCAGCGCGTCGATCGCCTCGTCGAGCGTCTGCAGGCCGTGTTCAGCCATCCGGTGCTCGAACGCCTCCTTCGGGATGCTGGCCGCGAACGGTGTCGCGCCCCCGCTCTCGGGCTCGTAGTGGACGAGCCACGTCGTCGGCCCTTCCTCCACCCGGTCGATGCGCCAACTGCGAACGCTCATGCCACTCCGTGTTGTCTCCAGGCCCACACGTGCAGCGCGACGCTGAAGTTGGGCGGGCTGCCGATGCCGGACTCGTTAGAGCGGAGCGTGAACCCGGTCGAGACCGGGTTACGGATGTTGAAGCTCAGCCGCTCCGGGATCGGGTTGTCCGGCGTGATGACGACGCGGGGCGTGGACTGCAACGTGACGTTGAAGTTCACGAAGTACGTCGACGCGGCCGACTGGCCGATCTCGGGCAGCGACCGCATGAACATGACCAGCCCGGCCTGCGCCTCGTAGGTGAAGGTGCCGCGGAAGGAGGTGTAGCCGGTCGCCGAGCCGCCGCCGTTGTTGAACAGCCACCGGTTCAGGCGTCCGGCGATGTCGTTGTAGCCGACCTCCAGCCGGTCCGGCTGCGCGAACATGTAGCCGCCGCCGGCGAGGCCGTCGGAGGTCTGCACCATGTGCATGCGCCACTCGTCGCCCTTCTGGATCACCTCCGAGCGGCGGGTGCCGTCCGGGCTGGTGCCGGAGTAGAGGCGGATGGCGGCGTTGCTGTCGGTCCAGATGCGGGCGTGGTTCGTGCCGGAGCCCGGCATGAACCGGATCTCGGGGTCGGCCGCGCCAGCCGGGTTGATGATGATGCGGCGGCCGGTGAGCCCGGTGGCGAGCTGGCCGACGATGGAGACCGCGCCGGACGCGGACGACACCAGCACCGTCTGCACGCCGGACCCGTTGTACGCCTCCAGCCCGGCCGTACTGAGTTCGACGCGGGCGCCCGTCGGCGTCCCTGCGACGAGGCGGGACACCAGCGTGAGGATCGCCTCCAGCTTGTCGGCCGTGATCGCGTTCGCCGAGATGTGGCTGGCTTGGACGGCTCCGGCGGAGATCTTCGCCGCGGTGACGGCGTTCGCGACGAGCGCGCCGGTGGTGATGGAGTTGTTCGCCGCGTCTCCGGCGACGAGCGGCACCGTCGCGATGGTGGCGGACGCGGAGCGCGGTGAGGCGTTGCCGCTGCGGTCGACGGCGGTGAAGGAGAAGTCGCGGTCGACGCCGTACGGCAGGCCGGGGACAACGATGGAGCCTGCCGCCAGCAGGTAGCCGATCTCCTGCCAGCCGGGCGCGAGCGGGTCCTGCATCCACACGAGGACCCGGTCGAGGTCGGACGGCATCGGGGAGGCTCCCACGCCGAGGCCGTCCCAGGTGACGTGCACGACCCCGAGCCGGGTGGCCAGCGCGGGCGCGGTCGGCGTGGGCGGCGCCGTGGTGTCGTCCGGCACCGTCACCGCCACCGAGGAGGAGAACGGGCCGCGTGCGCCGAGGTTGATGGCGCGCACCTTGAACTGGTACTGCTCGCCGATCACCAGCGGGGAGAACGTCGCGTTGACGTCCCCGGCCTGCGTGAGCGCGACGAGGAACCACGGCTGCCCGACCTCGTTGACGCGCATGAACAGCTCGTAGCCGCCCACGGTGAGCGCGACGCCGTTCACGTCCGCCGTCACCGCGCCCCACGATGCCGTCACCTGACCGCGCGGGAACCCGGCCTCGTCGATGTAGGCGACCGGGTCCACGATCAGCCCGGCCGGAGCCGCTGGCGTGCGCGGTGCCGGGGCCTCCGGTGCTGGCCTCGCTCCGGACCCTCCGTCAGCGGTGCTGCCTCCGACGATGCCCGCGGTACGGCGGGCCAGCCGCAGGTCGCGTTCGAGGAGGCGGTCGTTGAGGACGAGGTTGCCGCCGACGACGCGGTGCTCGTCGAGCGTGACCGTCATCTGCCTGATCCTCAGGGACTCCATGGCCCCGGCCTCGCCGGGGGCGAAGATGCGGTCTCCGGGCCGGTAGTCCCTCCACGGGAACCACCTGCTGTCCGCAGTGACCAAGATCCCTCGGGTGCGTTGGACACGTTCCCGATCACCGCGCGCTAGGACGGACGCTGCGAGGAGTTGAGCGGTCCCGGAGTCAGAGACACCCCCCTGACCCACGTACGTCTCCCAGGGCCCCCACGGACCGTGATTGCTGGTGGAGACGGTGATCTGGAACCCGCCCTCACCCCGAACGAGGACCCTGGACGCCCGGTCCTCCAGCGTCCCGGTCTCAGGGGCCTCCACCACGTCGCGGCCGTACCGAAGGTCCACCGGAGCTGGGCCCGTCGCGAGGTCGCGCCCGAGCTGGGTGTCGGCGTTGAACAGCTGGACCGTCCGGCCGGTCGTGCGGAAGTCGAGCACGGCCTGCTCGGCGAGGTTGATGAGCACCTTGAGAGCGTCGATGCCGAGCTCGTAGTAGATCGTGAGGATCTTGGCCCACGCCTGCCCTGCGGAGTCGTGCGTCGGCGTGAAGTCCCACGTGATGCCCGGCGCGACTCCCCGCGCTTGGGCCTCCTGGAGGAACGTCTGCATGATCGCGCCCGGCGTCGCCGACAGGAACGCTCGCTTGCCGTCCACGAGCGGCGCCGGGCCCGGGTACAGGACGACCTTGGACAGCTGCCAGATCCAGCCCGGCATCTCGTACGCCGACACCGCGGCGCGGTCAACGCCGTCGGCACGGCGCTTGATCCGCAGGAACCGGCCGTCCGGCGGCTCCGTCCAGACGAGTCCGTCGCTGCTCCACTCGATCGCGATCTCGCACGGCTGCGCCAGCTGGGCCGCGCCGGTCGAGCGGCCGCTGTAGGACAGCTTCAGCGCGGGCACGTCATCGAGCGGCTGCCCGATCTCCGCCTTGAGCGGGTTCGGCAGAACACCCAGCCTCACCCCGTTCGGGGCGTACGCAACGAGACGGAGGTCCACTTCACCTCCAACTCCACCGCGCGAGAGGGGTCAGGCAGTCAGCCCAGGGCGATGATCGGGTACTTGCTGTACGACTGCCACAACCCAGGCGAGCCGAGGCGAAGCACCGCGGGCGGTTCGCCGACCGACATGCTGATGTAGCTGGCGGGGTTGAAGATGAAGGGCCCGACCTGAGGGCCTGGGTTGTACAGCTTCACGTGGCTGTCGGACACGCCAGCGACCGAGACATACACCATCACCTTGCGCAGCTCGTCCGAGGCGGCGATCGGCGCCGGGAAGTGCGCGTTGTGCCAGCCCGCGATCGGCATCGCATCCGAGGGGTTGGTGATGCCGATCGGCAGCATCGAGCCACTGGCCGACTGGTAGACCGCCGCGGTGAAGGTGCCCGTGGTGGTAGGCGTCCCCCGCAGGGCGATCGAGACGCCGATACAGGATCGGCCAGGCGGGATGTACAGCGGCATCGCATAGGCCAGGTGCACGTCTCCGGGTGGGGTGATCACCTCGTCGTTGATGAGGTAGGTGGGGATGCTCTGGGTGATCCCGTACTGGCCGGGCCCAGTGTGCTCGAAATGCCGGTGCGGGGGCACCTCGGCCGCGTCGGACAGGGCGAGGTCGGCGTTGATCGTTGATTCCCTTCATCGGTGGGAGAGTCGGCGCGGATCCCGCCGTCAGCGGGTGAGGCGGAACAGGCACATGGGCCTGTCTGACGGTCTGGGCGGGCAATCCGGAGAGCAAGTTCAAGATTTTTCCGTGACACAAACCAGCATCGAAAATGTGTCAGAGAGAGGCAGTGACCAGCCAATGTCTTTAAACAGACGTTGAACGCATGGAGCCCTCGGGCGGGTTTCCCTCTCACGCGACGAACGCGATGCGAGTATTCTTTGTCTCACCATCTAGCGAAAGGCGGCGATCGCGCATGCGCGCGTTAGACCCGAACAACGGGCGGGGGGAGCAGCGGCTCCTGGCCGTCAAGATCCTGGTGATCTTCACCGAGTGGATCATCCGGCATTGGCCGTTCACCTGACCACATAAGGCCAGGTGAGGACCACAACCTCAACATCCGAGACCCCCCGTTCACGCTTGCAGGCAGGGCGGGGGTTCTCGCTGTCTCGTCTCCAGCTTAGCAACTTCGCCTGCTTTGCGAAATTAACATCTCGAACGATATCCGCAAAGCTAGTGGCAGAGATAAATATCTAGCGGTAGTCAAACCGGAAAGTAGTAACTGCGGCTAGCAATTCGCGGAAGCTTGATATCAGTAGTGGAAATCTAGATTTTGACTAGCGTTGTGATATCCCTGGAGAACTTGCTACGGCTAGTAAGACGTGGAAGTACTAACTACCGCTAGTTGTTGCATCCGGCTCGACTGCATCGCCGCAGGTCACAGGTAGGCACGGCGTCCGCGGATCTCCAGCTTCGACGCCGCGGTGGTCGACGTCGCCGAGCTGGTGACCAGCACCACGCGGGAGAACGGGTCGCCGACGCCGATCGTCGGGGTCAGGTGCAGCCACCGGAAAGCCGACCCGGGGCCGGTCGCCTGGATGTCGCCGGTCACGTCGACCACGTCCGGGCCGGGCGTCAGGTCCCACGTGTCGATGGTCGCCTTCGACGCGCGCATGGCCGCGCAGTCGATGAGGAGCCGCTCGCCGGCGAGGAGGCCGGACGGGCGGCGGATGGTGGCGCCGGTGGCCACGTCGACCACGGTGGGGTTCACGGCCGGGCCGGTGATGCGCAGGAGCGCGTCGGTGATGGGGCCGGTCGCTCCGGCGAAGGTGGTGACGGGCTGGCTCGCGCCGTTCGCTGATCCCTCCCACGTGGACGGGATCGGGTCGCGCCAGAAGACGCCAGGGATCTTCACCACGGCGGTGAAGCGCGCCCTGGCCGGGCCGGGGTCGAGCTCGATCTCGGAGGTGGTCTCCACGGTGACGTCGGCGACGCGGACGATCGACCCGGTCGTGTAGGTGAGCGTCATGAGCCGGTGGCGGACGCCGAACACGGCGGCGAGCGCTTCCAGGTTGGTCTCCAGCTGTTCGACGCCGCCGTTGGAGCCGTCCGGGCGGATGCCGTACGCGCCGACGACGATGGGGAGCGTGGTGGCCTCCAGGTCGAGGCCGTGCACGGGGATCTCGCCGGAGCGGCCGGGCACCTTGAGCGAGACGGCGCGGACGCCCGGGAGCGGCCGTCGCTTGGTGCCGACCTTGGCTCGCCAGCAGCCTGCTGGGTGGTCAAGCGGTACTCCGTCGAGCGTGTACGTCGGCATCGTCCCCTCCCCTCTCGGTCCGATGAGCTTCCTCGGGAGTACTTCGGGTTCCGAGTACCGCCGATGGACGGGCCTGGATACCGCGCCACGCGACCGAGGCTGGCGGTCGCGTACCGCCGGTGTTTACACGCCACTTCAACCAGCAGGCAGACGACGGGACAAGCCGCTGCTCGTTAGCGTTTGACCACTTCAAGCCCCCGCTTTCGGAAGCCAAGAGGGCTCAACGGAGGGCTCAGGAGCAACACACAGGAGGTCGCACATGCGTACGACGTGGAAGGTAGCCGCTGCTGCTGTCACCGTCGCGGCCGGGATCGGCCTGGCGGGTCTGCCTGCCGCGGCAAGCACCTCGATGGGGTACTTGCCGAGCTGCGCGAAGGTCAAGCACACGACGGGCATCACGTCCCAGACGGTCAAGGTCACCAACAACTGCTCCTACGGCGTCGCGTGGTACGTCGACAAGGAAGGGCCGAACAGCGTCTGCTTCTACACCGGTCCGGGCCGGTGGCAGAGCCACAAGTGGCGCAAGATCGATGCCTACCACGGCACGTTCACCTGCTAAGACGTGCCCGTGGCCGACGGTTACAGGACACCCAGCATCCCGGCATAGGCCAGCCCGCGGTTGACGGTGTCGGAGGTGGGCTCGGCGACCGGGTTGATCGCGGTGACGTGCACGGTCACCGCTCCCCCGGTACGGCTCCCGCCGCCGGTGACCGTTCGGCCGGTGGTGGCCAGGTTCGCCGACAGCTCGGGCGTGAACGCACGGCCGAGCTGTCCGGCGATCGACCGGGCCGCCGTCAGTACGGCGCGGGTCTGGCCAAGCATGCCGTCGCGCATGCCCAGCATCGTGTTGGCGCCGATCGCGGCGAACAGCGTGGACGGGGAGCGGATGCCGAGCGCCTGCCTCACCCAGTCCGGCATGATCGAGGAGAAGAAGGTGTAGAGGGTGTCGCGGAACCAGCCGGCCGCTGACGCGATCCCGTTCCACAGCCCTTGCAGCAGCTGGACGCCGAGCTGGCCGACGATGAGCAGGAACTCGCCGATGCCGCGGGCCGCAACCGCGATGGCGCCGGGGAGATCGCCGCGCAGGAGGCGGGCCGCGCCGTCAAGGAGCTGGATCAGCGGCGGCAGCAGCGACGTCGTCAGCTGAACCAGCGGCGGCAGAACGGGCAGGATTACCGGGAGCAGGTCGGCGAAGCTCTTGACCATGGACAGCAGGTGCGGGGCCGCGTCCCGCAGCCCAACCAGGAGGGCCTGGCCGATCTGCCCGGCCACCTGACCGACGAGCACGATCACCGGCCCCAAGATCGGGACCAGCCCAGTGACCAGGTGCGCGATCAGCAGCGCCAGCTGCGGAAGCAGCGGAGCCAGCGCAGGAACCAACTGGTTGACCACGGTCACACCGAGGCTGGCCAGCAGCGGGATCACCGGCTGCAGCGCGAGCAGCGCCTGACCGAAGGAGACGACCAGCAGCTGCAGCGACGGCAGCGCCGCCTGCACCCCGGCAGCGATCGCGCCTGCGATCAGCGCGGCAACCTGGCCGAGCACCGGCAGCAGCGGGGCCGCCGCAACGAAGATCGCCGACACGGCTCCGCCGAGCAGATGCAGCGCGGGCGCGGCCACCTCGACCGCGCGCCGTACCCCCTCGAAGATGGCGGAGATTCCCGGGTAGAGCGCAGCCAGCGCGGGCACCAGGCCTTGCACAGCGGTCGTCAAGATCGGCCCGACCTGGACGGCCAGCGCGCCGATGAGCGGGGCCAGCACCCCGACGCCCTCCGCGACAGCCACCAGGACGGGCGCGAGCGCGGACGCCGCGTCCCCCATCGCGACGAACATCGCGGTGAGCGTCCGCTGGCCGCCTGCCGAGTTCACCCACGCGTTGATCCGGTCCAGGATCAGGCCGAGGACGCCGAGCGCGTCGCCGCCAGCCGCGCGCATCGCAGCGAACACCCCAGACGCGATCCCCCACAGGTCGACGGCAGCCGTCGCGAGCTGGCGCAGCACGGTGACGGCGCCCTGCATCCAGGCGAGCGCGCGCCCCGACTCGGCGGCCGCGGTGAGGAAGTCACCGAACCGCGCCGCCGCCGCGGCGATCTGCGGGACGAGTCCGGCGCTGAACTGCGCGCCGACCGCAGCGATGCGGGCCAGCCCGGCCAGCAGCGGATCGATCGCCACCGCCGCGGCGTCGATGGCCGCGCGCAGCGACCCGAAGACGACCGCGAGGGTGGAGACGGCGACCTGGGAGCGGCCGAACGCGGCCACCCGGGAGACGGAACGACCGATCGCGTCCGCGACCCCGGCCATGCCGGAGGTGACCGGCCCGGCCAGCACCGCGGCCAGCATGCTGAGCTGCCCGGCCAGGGGTGCGAACAGCGCCTCCTGCACGGTCACCCGAATGCCGTCCAGGAGCGGCTTCAGGACGCGCAGTTCCCGCGCCACCGCCTGCGCGGCCGGGGACAGCCGGGCGACCGCTTCCTCGAACTTGGCGGCGTCGTCACCGAGGGCCGCGGAGAACGCGTCGCTGACGCCGTACAGGGCGACCGCGAGCGTGCCCGCCCCGACAGCGGCGAGCGCCAGCAGGCCCGGCATGGCCGCGACCGCGCCCAGCGCGGGTGCGAGCGCCGCCCCGAGCGACAGCAGCGCGTTCCCTACGCCGGCCGCCGCAGCGCCGAGGACCGCCACCCGGGCGGCGGCCGCGACGATGCCGACGCCGAACTGAAGCAGCTGTCCGGCCGTCGCGCGGGCGCTGGCTCCGATCGAGCGGGCGTCCCGGTCGAAGCCGATCGCGGCCAGACGCGACGACGTGGTCGCCTGCGTGAGCGCGCGGATGAACTGCCGGTCCCGCAGGTCGATGGAGATGAACAGCTCTCCGACGTTGATCGCCACCGGCCCTCCCCTCCGAGGGTTGAACCGGCGTGTCGACGCCCTGGCGAGCTAGACCAGGCCGAGAACGGATGCGAACTGCAGGCCCTTGTTCGTCGCGGTGCTCGTGGACTCGGCGACCGGGTAGTAGTTCGTCTGGTGGATCACCGTCTGCGGGCCCGTCCGCGGTGCGCTCGCCTGCGGGACGGCGACCTTGGCGCCGAACGTGGCACCACCCATCGACCCCGCGAGCCCTCCAGCGGTTCCGGCGAGCATCTGCGCGGCCTGCTGGGCGGGGCTGTAGCCGCTCATCGCCGAATGCATGGAGTGGCGCAGCGTGCCGGTGAGCCGCTCGGCAACCGACTTCACGGACCCTTCCTGCGACAGCAGGCCCTGCACCCAGCCGCGGACGGTGTCGACGCCGAGGGCGGCCATGAGCGTGGACGGGGACCGGATGCCGAGCAGGTCCTTGATCCACTTGATGAAGCCGGTGAACAGGCCCCCGACGGTGGAAGTGAAGGAGTTCCACGCGTTGACGAAGCCGTTCTTGATGCCGTTGACCAGGTCCGTGCCGAGGGACCAGAGCTTCTTGAACGCGCCGGTGATCGTGTTGCCGAAGGCGACGACACCCGACTTGATCGTGTCGAACGCGCCCTTGAAGTCGCCCGTCAGGAGCTTGGCCAGGGCGGTGACGACGCTGATGACCAGCGGCAGGATGGCCGTGCTGAGCTGAACCAGGGGCGGCAGAAACGGCGTCACCGCGCCCACGACCTTGGCGAAGATCGTCGCCAGGAGCGTCAGGATGGGCGACAAGGCCTTGATCAGTTGCAGGATCGGCGGCAGCAATGCCTGCCCCAGCTGCCCAAAAACCGGAAGAATGGGCGTCAAAGCACCCAAAACGATGGACACGGCTTGGACGAGTGCGCCGCCCAGCGCGGCCGCGATCTGCCCGACGATCGGCAGCAGCGGAGCAAGCGCCGGAAGAAGCGCGCTGGCCAGCGTGCCGACCAGTTGGGCGATCGGCGGCAGCAGCGGAAGCAGCGCGACGATCAACTGCCCGAACGCGCCAGCGATCTGCCCGACCACCGGCGTGAGCTGCGACAGCACCGGCTGCAGCGCCGTCGTGATCGTCTGCGCGACCTGCACCAGCACCGGCAGAAAGGCCGACGCCAGCGTGCCCGCGAGCTGCAGAATCGGCGGCAGAAGCGGAATGATCGCAGCGACAATCCGCGCGAAGCTCATGATCAGCTGGCCGAGCACCGGCGAGATCCGCAGCAACGCCGGACCCAGCTGAGCCGCCAGCGTCTGGGCGATCAGCGTGAGCCCGGCGAACAGCGGCCCGGCCAGCGATCCCGCCACCTGGACCAGCACCCCGAGCAGCGGCCCGAGCGCTTGAAGAACGCCACCGATCCCGGTCACCAGCGTGGCCAGCAGCCCGCTGTTGGCACCCAGCGCGGCCGACACCGGCGCGAGAAATCCGGCCAGCTGCCCACCGAACTGGCCGAGGCTGCCAGCGAGCGCGCCCAGCAGCGGCGTCACCGCCCCGACGAGCCCCGACACCGCAGGCAGAATCGGCTGCAGAAACGCACTCAACCCTGTCGTGAACTGCGCAAACAGGGGCACCATCTGCGTGAACATGCCTTGCAGCGCCGGAGCCAGCTGCGAGGAGAAGATGCTCTTCAACGAGCCGGCCGCCGCGATCAGTGGCCCCTGGAAAACCGACGCGGCGTTCGCCAGGTCGGCCTTCACCGACGACGACAAGTCCGCGAACGCGGCCTTCACCGCAGGCGCGGTCGCGGCGGCCTTGATGCCGATGATGCCGATGCCGACGACAGCCGCCGCGGCCGCCGCCGCGATCATGCCTCCGGCCGCGACACCGGCCGCGCCGACGCCCGCCAGCAGTGCGCCGCTCTTCGCCCCGGCGGCCGCGAGCGCCATTCCGGCGCGTGCCCCGGCCGAGACGACCGTGGCCGCCATCCGGGTCGCGGCCATCCCCGCGCCGATCATGGCCGCGTGGATGCCGGTGGCGTGCACCCGGATTCCGGCGACGGCCCGCCCGAACGGGCCGGACATCTGGTCGCGGAAGTCGAGCGTCGCGTATAGCTCGCCCACGTTGATGCCCACCCCGGCCCCCTTCAGCTGGTCAGTCCGGTGGAGGAGGGGAGAGGGCGCGGGCCAGGCGCGTGTCAGCGTCGAGCAGGCCGAGGATGCGGGTACGAAGCCACCGCCAGGAGCGGCCCTCCAGCGAGCGCGGCGATTCCAGGTCGATGCCGTACACCTGGTGCAGGTCGCATTCGACGAGCTGCCAGCGGGCTAGGACTTCTTCCCAGCCGACCGCTTCGCCGCCGCCTTCGTGGCCCGGGGCCGGCTCGTACCACTCCCAGAGGCCGGTCGCTTCGTCGTAGTTGCCGCCGCCCCGGGGTCCGGGGCTGCCGCTTCCCCCGCCTGGCCACCCGACTCCCAGTAGCGCATGGCCGTGTCGACGCCCATGGTGATCCACAAGAACGCGGTCACCCCGGCCAGCTTGATCTTCAACCAGTCGACGCCGTTGGCGCGAAGCTGGCCGTAGACGGGGCCGAGAACCCGCTGGTACATGTCGAGCTCCTGGCCGTCGTCCAGCATGGCCGCGTCCACCTGGCCGCCGTTGGCCGCGACCACACCTGCCGCCATCAGCCGCTCGCACAGCACGCCGGTTTCGGCGTCCGGCGCCGGGACGACGTAGCGCTTGCCGCCGATCGGCAACGCCAGCGTGCTGTCGAAGAAGTCGTCAAGATCCTTGAACTCGGCCACGGGCTACGCCGTCGGGTTCGTGATCTCGACCGGCTTGCCCTGGCCGATCACTTCGGCGTCGAACGGCTCCAAGTCGGTGGTCTTGCCGCCGCCGCCCTTGTAGTCGACGGTGCCCCACCCTTCGTAGGCGTCGGGGGCGCCGTCCTTGCGGTACCACCGCACGTGGAGGTTGGCTTCCATGCCGACGATGAGTCCGGCCTTGCGCAGGAGCTCCTGTCCGGCGTCGGGGATGAACGGGCCGGGCTGGTTCTCACGCTTGCGGTTGCCCTTGATCTTGAGGGTCCACGCGCGCTGGGTGGTCGCCTCGGATGCCCAGCCGTCTCCGTCGAAGTCGGAGTCGTCCTCGGTCTTGCTCTTGATCTCGGGCTCGAACGTGGTCAGGCCGCGGACTCGGGTCCAGGTCGCAGCCGCGCTGGGCGTGGCGTCGACCTCGAAGACCCAGTCCTTGGCGAGCAGACTGCGCTGGCTCACGGGGTGCCTCCTCGGGCATGCGGGAAGTTCTCGGCAGCGGTTTAGCTGCCAAGATGGGGAAGTCAGGGAGTTAGGGGCGATGGAGGCTGGGCCGGGCGACCATCAGGTCGTAGCTGTCGGCGCGTTCCCAGCGGCCGGAGGCGTCACGGTCGAGCGGGGCCACGATGCGGCGTTGCGCCAGCAGCACGAACACGCCGGTGGCGAGCTGACAGTTGGACAGGCCCTGCAGGACGTCGTAGACGCCATCGGCCAGGTCGTCGACGACGCGCGGGTCCTGGCCACCGCGCATGCGGGCCTGGACCTGCACCATCGCGTCAGCGTCGGTGACGCTGTCGGTCCACGTTCCGGCCCCGTACACGGCGAAACAGATCGCGTTGTCCGGGCTGGGCGGCAGGCCGCCGATCGTGAGCGCCACCTGGTCGCCGGCGTAGACGCCGTCCGGGTTCCACACGCCGACCCCGTGCTGGGCGTGCAGCTCGGCCAGGCCGGACAGCAGGTCACGCGTCCAGGACCGGGCGCTCATTCGAGCGCCTGCGCGATCGCGGCCGCGATGAGCGCCTCCACGGTCTCGGCCGCCTCGGCGGCGGCGTCCTCGAGAAACTTCGCCTGTCCGGGCGGCAGGTGCCGGGCCTGGAGGTCCTCGTGCACGATGGCGGCGTACGGGGTGTCGTAGGAGACGGCGGCGCGCAGGCTGGTCTCGTCCACGGTTGCGGCGCCGGACTGCTGCAGGCGGGCGGTGTCCACCGGGGTGATGGCGCGGGACTCAGTGAGGATGTGTTCGGAGGCCAGCCGCAGCCCGTTGACGGCGGCGTCGTGGACGTTGTCGGTGATGGTGTTCGGGCTGATGCGCTGGTCCCACCGGGCTCCGCTCATTGGCACACCGCCTCTACGTGGTCCGGAGTTGGGAGGCCGCCGCCATCGCGGATGTAGGAGCCGATGACGGTGGTGGTGCGGCCGTTGACGCTGACGCGGGATCCGGCCGGGCACACGGTGCCGGGCAGCAGGTACAGAGTCAGTTCGGAGACGACCTCCGACCCCTCGGCGTCGCGGACCATGCGGCGTTCGTCGTCGGCCAGGCAGACGACGGTGACGGCCGGTCCGTAGATGGGTCCGTAGGCGCTGTCTCCGAGGTAGGGCTCGATGACCGCCTGGTGGCGCAGCAGCCATGCGGGGAGCACGGTCACGGGTCACCTCCAGGCGGTCGCGTCGATCACCACTCCGGGCAGCAGTCCTGCGCGCCGCAGGATCGCTTTGGCGTCCTGCGCGTGCCGGGGCGGGCCGCTCGCGTCCGACCCGGAGGCTCGTTCCAGCCGTACCGACCCGATGTCGGTCTTCTTGAACGCGCTGGCGACGCCGTACGGGTCGCCGACCTCGCGCGCCCAAGCCGCCTGCGCGCACGTCGCCCGCGCGATCGCCGCCCGAAGGTCGGCGTCGACCGGCATCTCCGAGCTGTCGGTGGCGTAGACCGCGCCCTGGAGCAGCTCGTCGATCCGCTCGCTCGCGCGCTCCAGGTCGCCGTCAATGTCGGCCGGGGCGGGCTTCTTCGTGTAGGCGGTGTAGTCGGCCGCGGTGGCGTACACGAGGAGCGCCACGTCAGCCTGCCGGAAGGCTGATCAGCTTCACCGACACGCCGGTGACGGCCGAGTAGTCGATGTGGAACTTGCCGTTCGCCTGCCGGTAGATCGGCTTGAACGGGCCGATCATCATCAGGCCGGTGGTGGCCGGGATCGTCACCGACCTGTCGGTAACCGTCTGGCCCTCGATCAGAATGGGGATGTCGAACAGCAGATTCTTGGCGGACGCGTCGGTGTTCTTCGCGACCAGCAGCATGCGGCCGTTGTCGGCGACGGCGTGCCCGTCGGCGATCGCCGGAGTGAACCCTGCGGTGAGGTCCACGCCGGACATCGACGCCTCGGCGACGGTGGTGAGGTCGGTTCTAGCCATCGTCGTCCTCCTCGGTGCCGAACTCGGTGATGAGCGCCTGCTTGGACAGGGCGCGTGCGTCGCGTTCGGGCATGCCGCGCCAGATGGCGTAGGCGACCCATTCGCGCTTGTTCTCGTGCTCGGCGGGCCGGATCACCTGAGCTGCCGGGTCCGGCTGGACGGGTGCTCCGTCGTCGGCCGGGTCCGGCTCGGACGGGGCGCCGATCAGCAGCCAGTTCTCCAGCCGGTCCAGACGCGTCGACCTGGTCGAGTACTCGGCGGTCTGGCCCGTGTTGACGTTGCGGTACTGGTACGTGGACGCCACCGCGACGGAGATGGCGTCGGCGTCGGCGAGGGCGCCGGCCTTGTTGATGTTCTCCCTGGCCGTCATCGCGCCCATGTGATCGGTGGGAGTGCGCGGCCCCATCAGAAGTTGGCGTCCTTCTCGATGTCGATCTGGATGATGAGGTCCGTCGGGGTGCCCGCCGCGGACACGACGGTCGCGGCGAGCGTGTCACCCGCCTGCAGCCGCCGGTTGCCGGTCGGGCCGAGCGCTGCGGCCATCCAGGTGGCCGCGGTGCTCACGGACAGGTCCGAGGCGAGCATCGACGCGCCGTTCTTGGTGGCGTTGACCGCTGCGGCCGTGCCGCCGACGCGGTAGGCGCGCACGGCGACGACGCGGCACGGCACGGACGCGCGCCACAGCACGAAGGTGCCTGCGGCGATGTCGGCGCCCTTGAGCGTGATGGACTTCTCGGTAAGACGTGGCTTGTACGCCATGAAGGGTTTCTCCTTATCCGATGGGTGAACCCTTCTCGGAAGCGAAAACGCTTCCGAGAAAGGCGTTAGGGAACGTCCACGTCCTTGACGAGGACCGCCCGGTTGGGGTCCAGCGTCTTGGTGCCGTACAACGTGTCGATGCTGACGACGTCCTGCTTCAGGTCGATGTCGTAGTCCATGACCACGCGCAGGCTGAAGCCCTTGTAGTTGGCGACGACCGCGTTCGCTGCGCCCTGCGGCAACACCAGCGGCCTCGTGACCAGGCAAAACGCCGTCCTATGGAAGGCGACGCCGACCTCGCTGGTGGAGTTGCCGGTGGTCTGCGGCGGCACCTTCACGTTCTGCGTGGAGAACGCGTCGAACCCGAACACGCGCCGACCCAGCGAGGCCTCGCGCAGGCCATCAGTGTCGCCGCGGACGTCGAGCTGGTGAAACAGCGGGTCGGACAGCCAGTTGGCCTTCGTCTGCGGGCCGATGACGACGCTGCGCGCGGACGGGGCGACGTTGCGCTCGTTCAGCACGCGGTCGGCGTCGATGCAGGTCTTCGGGGTGTTCCACGCGTGCAGGTTCGGCGGGCCGCCGTTGCCGACCTCCTGCGTGATGTCGTCCCGCAGGACCAGCAGGTCCCGGTCGATCTTCTGCGAGATCGCTTCCATCGCCGGGTTGAGCAGCTGCGTCGCGAAATCTTCAATTCTCAACGTCATTTCTTCGGCGGTGACCGCGAAGCTGACGTCGGCGAAGTGGTTGAGCTTGACAGGGATCGCGGTCTCGGTCGCGTTCTGGATCTGGATGCCCTGCGACCGGTCGTACTCGTAGGCGTCGAACGTGGCAGGCTTGCGCACGTTGACGGTGTCGCCCACCTTGCCGGCGAAGTCCTCGTCGAGGTCCCTGTGGACCAGCTGGGCCATGACGCAGGTCTCGTACAGGGTTGCCAGGGCGGCCCGTGCGATCACGGATGGCGTGAGAAAGGTGTTGGCCATAGGGGGCCGTCTCCTTCAGAGGTGGTTAGGAGGACGACTTCTTGCGCCGTTCACGGCGGAAGTCGTCGACGGACTTGTCCTCGGCGTCCGAGCCGGGGCCGGGCCCCGCGCTGAACTCGCCTCCGGACTTGGTCGGCGGCCCGGACAGGCCGGACGCCTTGAACTTGGGGTTGTCCTCCACCGCGAGCTTGATCACCTCGTCCAGGCGGGCGGCGAAGCCATCCGTGTCGGGGTCGAGGCCGTGGATGTTCAGCACGAACGAGCGCGAGTCGAGCAGCGCGTCGGGGTCGGCGCCGACCTTGCCGGACGAGCGGTGCACGGCCAGTTCCACGAGGGTGCGGCGCAGCCGGTCGGCGTTGTCGGCGGCCCGCTTGTCGGCCTCGGCCGCCTTCTCGGTGAGCTGCTGGACGAGGATCTGCGGGTCGACGGGCTTCGCGGATTCGTCCTCGACGAGGCCGAGCGCGATGCCGATCTGACGGGCGACGTCTTTCGCAGCCTCCTCGCGGGCGGCTGCGGCGGCCTCCTCCTGCTTGGCGGCCACCTGGTCAGGCGACAGCAGGTCGCGGCTCTCGCCGTTACGCAGCTTGATCACCTGCTGGCGGGCCCGCTGCAGCTCCTCCTGCGCCCACTTCGGCAGCTGGTCGATCTTGCGGGCGTCCAGGTTCGCCTGCTCCTGCTTGGCCGCCTCCTCCTGCGCGGCAGGCGCGGGCGGGGCGGGCGTGGTGGCAGCCTCTGCGGATTCGGTCTGCACCTGCCCGGCGGCAGCTTCCGGCGCGGTCTCCGACATGGGACAACTCCTGATGGGACGGGGTCGGCCGCCCGGCCAACGGGCTGCATCCGACGTGAAGCGGCTCCGGCCGCGCCCGGCCAACGGGCAGATCCGGCTCGGACTAACCACCCCCGTGTTGGTGCTCGCCGCCCGGCCAACGGGCTGCGCGAGACTCCTGGGGGAAACTTGTGGGGTGCCCTATCGGGCGGGACGGTCGGCGTAGGCGACCGGCCTTGGTCCGGGTGCGGAGGCCCGGTGCTCCTTGAGCCGGGCCCGGTACTCGGAGGCCTTCGCCGCCGCCTTCTTCCGGGTGGCTTCGTCACCGAGCGCTTTCGCTGCGGACCGGCGTCGCTCCCACGAGCGGGCCTGACGTTGCAGCTGTCGCTCCTGCTGACGCGCCTTGTACGCGGCCTCCCGCTCGGCTTTCGTTCCGGCCGCCCGGGGCGGCTGGGTGAGGCCGGGCAGGTACGCCGACAGCGAGTGCGTGCACCGCGGATGCTGGAGTCCGGCCGCCCGCGCCTGCGCGATCGTCGCGGCCACGTTCACCTCGACGGGCTCCCGCGTCACGGGATTGGCTTCGGTGCGGGCGCCGGGCTGGCCGTCCTGGGTGAGGATCGTGCCTTCCCAGGGGGCGCACACCGGGCACGTTCCGGCCGCCGAGCGGGAGACGATGACGAGGTCCATGCCGTTGGCCCGCAGGGATGCGAGGTGGCCGTCGGTGGCGGCGCGGGCCTGCGCCGTCCGCATCGCCATCTCCACGTACGACGACAGCGACCAAGCGCGGCCGCGTTCGTCGGTGAACCCGGTGACGCCGTGCGCGGCGAAGATGTCCATGGCGCGGGCCGCCGCCTTGCGCGGGTCCTCGGCACCGGCGAGCACGCGCGCAGACATTTCAGCGATCACCTTGCGGTAGAGGTCCTCGACGAGGCGCAGCGCGCTGTCGTGAACGGAGTCGATGCCGCGGACCGTTTGCGCGGCCAGCTCGGCAACGCCCTGCCCAGGATTGATCGCCTTCTTGGCGCCGACCTGGCGGAGCTCGGCCAGCGCCCGGGTGACGCCGCGCCGCCACGCTGCGGTGACGCCACGCTGCACCGCGCGCTCCATCGCCTTCTCCAGGCGGGCGAGGATGCGTTCGGTGTCCTTACGCAGCTGAGCGAGTTCGGCGGCGCGGACAATCGCCCATTCCGGCTCGTCCAGCTGACGGGAGACGCGGTCGGCGATCATGTCGAGGAGCGCCTGCTCGGCGTCGGCGTACATGGCCGACAGGAGCCGGGCCTGGGCGACGGCGTCGAGGACGTCGGCCGCGTCCTGCGGCGTCGCGACCGCCATCACGCGTCGAGGTCGTCGGGGACGTACTTGTCGACGAGCTCGTCCGGCGACTGCACGTTGAGGCCGTGCTCGTCCTTGATGCGCTCGACCTCGGCCCGGATCTGGGTGTCATCCCAGTCGGGGTGCAGCCAGCGCACGCGCGTGTCCGCGCTCGCTGCCTGCGCCCGGTTGACCATGTCGAGGGTGCGTGAGAGCGCTTCGGGGTCGGGCTGGACACCGTCCGGCCACTCCACCGTCGCCCTCTCCGACACGACCTTGGTGCCGTAGATGGCGTTGTCGACCGCGAGCAGGCATTCGGCCAGCCAGGCGAGACAGGGTGTCCAGTAGCCGATCTTGCGGCCCCGCGTCACGAAGCTTTTGCGCTCGCGGGAATGGATCTCCGTCGCCGTCGCTGCCGCCCCTTCACCGGCTTCGCCGAAGCTTTGCACCGAGTAGCCCGCACCTCGAAGAATTTGCGCCAGCAACGACTTGGCGGTCTGCTGGTGCTCCTCCACCCGGATCGCGAACTGCGACAGGGTGATCATCTGGTTGGAGGAGCCATTCGGCGGCGGCAGCATCCCCAGCGCCGAGTAGATCTCCCGGTCCGGATCCCACATCGAGCCGCGGCCGCGGCCGGTGTTCTGGAGGAACACCTCGGGGATGATGATGCGCGCCTTGCCCAGCCGCAGGTCCCGCATCCAGCTAGTCCAGGTTTCGTCGAGGGCGTCCATCAGCGACTCGACGCCGGCGTAGTCGGAGCGGCCCAACGAGGTGCCGCGCAGGGTTCGGTGCGGGCGCATGTTCGGGACGTAGAAGACGAGCAAGCCCTTGTAGCCGCTGTCGAAGCCGCCGTCGGCGTCGACCATCTCGGCGAACACCGCGGTGTCCGGGTGCTCGGTCAGCGGGATCTGGATGCCGAGCCGGTCGTCGTCGCCCTCGAACAGGCCGTGGTAGACGCGGCCGGGTTCGTGCCGTTCAAGGTGACGCCACACGATCTTGTCGTCGGCGCGCACCACCCGCCAGAACGTGACGGCGCGCAGCTGGCCGATGCTGAACTCGGGGACGGCGCAGTCGGGCGGGAGCGCGTCCACGATGGGGTGGTCGTACAGGTCGGTGTTCCAGCCGACCCGCACGTAGACGCCTCCGTAGGCGGCCGCGAGCTCGGCCGCTTCCAGCCACACGCCATACGCGCCGGACTCGGCAAGGACCTGCTCCAGGCGGGCCTGACCGGTGGAGCCGCTGACCCGCAGCGTCGGCGGCTCGGAGAACAGCAGGTCGCCGGAGGTGGCGGCCACGTCGGAGGCGACCGGGACGTGCAACTTCGTGGAGCGGGACTGGCCGGCCGGGATCGGCGTCGACCAGAAGAAGCGGGCCACCCGGTTGATGAAGCCGCCGCCGAAGGTCAGGGGCCGGTCGTAGCCCTTGAGGTCGAGGCCCACGCTGGGGACGTGGCCGCCGCCGTACACCTCCGACAGCCGGTCGGGGTCGCCGCTGTACCAGGCGCCCCACGTCTTGTACAGCTTCGTCTCCGCGCGCTGCGACGGAGGCGGCCACTCCTGGTCTCGATCAGGCAGCGGCATTCAGACCTCCTCAACAGGGCAGCGGAACCGCTTCCGAGAACTGCCGGACAGATCCGGGGCTCGGAGCACGTAGGTCAGGTGATAGGCACGAGCCCGGACGGCAGCACGGGCACCTCGTCGCCGCGCGAGACGCGGATCCACGCCTGGTAGGTGCCGTCCGGCAGCGGGGAACTGCTGCCGGGGCCGACGAGCACGAGGGCCTTCATGCCCTTCTTCGTCGGCTCGCCCCACGTGGCAGGCCGCCAGTCCGACTCGATCGGCTTCACGCCCGGAACAGTGAAGGCGGCCTCGACGGGTTCGCTGCCGTTGGCGTAGTCGACGGCGAACTCCAGGTGCTCCCGGCTGAGCGAGTTCACTGGGTCCACGGAACCTCTCCTCCCTGCGAAGCGGACGGCCCACCTGCGCTGTGGCAGGCCAACCTGCAGTGGCGGACGGCGACGCAGCATGGCGCGGGCCGTGCCGGTCTCAACGGCGCGGTGCAGGACGCCGGTCTTCGTCGCGGTGAACGCCAGCGCGGTCCCGCTCTCGGTAGCCGCTGCTGTGGGCGCCGTACGGGCGTAGGTGAGCGGCGCGGCCAGACCTGCTGCGGAAGCGCGGCCGAGCTGGCCGATCTTGACGGCGGTCACCGGCAGCGCCTGGTCGTGCTCGACCAGGCGGTTCACCTGCGCTGTCGAGGTGATCGGGAATGCCGTCGAGGTTTCGACGGCGACGCCGAGCACGGCGGTCTTCACCGCGGTCATCGGCAGGGCCGTCTGCGTGGACTGCGCTCGGTCGGCCGGTTGCGTCCGCGCGGCGGCCATGGGCAGCACGGTCCCGGTGTCGGTCGCGGCGGCCAGCGGCCGGGTGATGACCGGGGTCATGGGCAGCGCGGTACCGGTCTCCGCTGCCGCGGTGAGCGCGGCGGCGTGAGCGGCCGTCAGGGGCAGCGCCGTTGACGTCTCGGCGGCGGGGCCGACCTTGGGCGGTTCAGCGGCGGCCGGGCGGACGATCAGCGCCCGGTTCGGGAATCCTCGTCCAGCGCGAGCCAACGCCGCCCCCTCCCGTGGTCGTTACCAACTGCCCGCGCGGTGCGCGGCCGGCAGAGCGCCCCGGGCGGTTCGCGTCCCGGTGCGGGTCGGCAGGACGGACGGGCCGACCTTGTCCGGGCCGAGCGCGAGGTCGTCCAGGTAGTAGGAGGAGGTGGCGTCGCCCTCCAGGTGGAACTCGACGGTGGCCGGGGGTCCGCCTGGCCAGGTGAGCCCGGTGGCGATCACGTAGTCGTCGTGGTCGGCGGAGTGCGGGTCCAGGTACGTCCACGCCTCCACCGCGCCGGCTCCGGCGTCGATGGTGTAGCGGAGCTCGACGCGCGCCCACGCGTTGCTGGGCAGCGGCACGCCGGTGGATGCCACCAGGGTTGCGGCGGCGTCGGCGTAGATGTGAAGGCGTCCGTCGTCCATCAGGTACGCCTTGGAGACGACGCCGGTGGAGCCGAGGAGGGCGAACAGGCCAACGAACCCGCTCGGGACGCCGACACGGTGCACGTACATGCGGACGCCGTACAGCGGGCCGGGCAGCGAGATGTTCGTCCAGTCCAGGTGCGTGTCCGTGCCGGGGAGCGGGTTCACCACCGACAGGCCGGTGCCGCCGAGCCGTTCCGCGTTGGTGTAGCGGGGCTGCCCGACGACGTTGCCGAAGGCGTTGCCGGTGCCGCCGGAGTTCGCGGTGGAGACCGTCGCGCCGTTGGTGCCGCCGTCGAAGGTGTTGACCTCGTGACGCGCGGTGCTGCCATCGTCCGGCATGAGCTCGACGACGGCGACCGACCATTGCGGGTTGGGCGCGGTGGTCGCGAAGTTCATCGACATGACGGCGTCCCGCCCGGTCGCGGCCGCCGACTTCCGGACAGCGATGCCGTCCATGGAGGATCCGGCGTCATACGCTTCGCCGACGTCGCTGGAGGAGCAGGCGCCCGCCCCGGAGTAGTCGACGCCGACGCCGGCGGCCCACGTGCCGGGTTTCGTCGCGGTGTAGCAGACCGGCGTGTAGTCGGCGACGGTGCCGAACCCTTGGAAACGCTTGCCGACCGGGTGGATGGGGTGGACGTCGCGGGCGACGAGCACCTTCAAGGCGGCGTCGTCGGTGCCGGTGGCCAGCGTGACCGTGAGCCCGGTCAGGGCGGCCGGTGCCCGCGTGGTGACGATCGCGGCACCGGAGTTGCCGTCGGTGTTCTGCAGCTGCTTCCTCCACACCAGGCCGGCGCCGACCGCGTTCGTGGTCACGGTGTAGGTGACGTCGCGGATCTCGCTGCCGCACAGCGCGACGAGCGTCGCCCCGGCCGGCACGTTGAACGCCGCCGTGGTGACGACGCCAGAGGTGTCGGAGAAGACCAGCGGCGGCGACGCGGCGAAGCTGATGTCGGCCACGACCCCCTCCCCCCGAGGTCAGATGCGTTCGACCCACATGCAGGCCGACACGCTGACGGCGGCCGGGAACTTGGCGCGCAGCACGAACCCGGTCGACGGGGCGCAGTCCGGGGAGTCGCCGAGCGGCAGGTCGTAGACAAGCAGGCCGCCGTTCGGCGTGATCGGGTACGGGTCGATGATCGACAGCACGGTCGGCTCGGCCGTCCAGGTGTGGGCGGCGGTGAAGCCGGGCGGGATCGGCCTGCCGTACACCTGCTGCGGCGTCACCGCGGTGGAGGCGGTGCCGGGCGCGTTCGCCGCGAACGTGGCCTGGCACAGCTCGATGTCACCCGGTACGGCTGAGGCGGACACGCCGTACAGGCCGATGCGGATCTTCTTGATCTCCAGCCCGAACTCGGCGGGCGCGCGGAACCCCAGGACGCTCTTGGCCACATTCGCGGCGAGCGCGACCGGCGTGGTGACGTGGGTGGTGGAGTTGATGGTCGCGACGGTGTAGCCGGTCTTCGACATGGTCAGGCCGCCTCGAAGAAGCCGAGCGGGTCGATCTGGACGGCGATGTTGTTGCCGTCCGGGGTCATCGTGAAGTCGTGGCAGGTGAGCGGGATGATCGCCGAGTCCGGCGACGCCGCGGCGGGCCGGTAGGCGATGACGATCTTCGCCCAGGGGCCTCCGGCCGTCTGCACGGCGGTGAACGTCTGGTCGGGGATGTCGAGCCGCATCCGGTCGGCGGCGTCGTCGGCCGCGACCGCGTGCAGGTCGACCGCGGCCAGCACCTTGCGGGCGTAGCCCGCGTTGCCGGCCTCGTTCGTGGCCCCGGCCAGCACGTCGGCCAGGGTGTCCTTGTCCTTCAGGACGGCGTCGGATTCGAGGCCGGTCTCGGCGAGCGCCACCACGAGGAGGCTGCTGCCTGCGGGGTCTCCGATCTTGACGCGGTGGTAGAGCTCGGCGATACGGCCGAGCGAGATGTTGAACGCGAAGTTGGCCACGCGGCCTCCTCCTTGGTAGCGGGAAACGGTGACGAGGCCGCTCACCAGGAGGCGGCGCGGTGCGCTGCTCCGCTCCTGATCACAGGCTGCGGGCGCAGGTCGTGCAGGGGGCCGATCCAGCCGGTGTCGGACCAGGCGACGGAGTCGAAGTACCAGGCGGCGTTCGCGTCGTTGCTGCCGCCGTAACGAGCAGCCCGCCAGGTACCGCCGCTGGCCACGACTCCGGTCAGCTGGATGGCGGGCGTCTCGCTGTCCGGGTCGGTGTAGATGCGGGCAGTGGCCGTGCTGGAGGCGGACGCCGACGCCTGCAGCTCCACCCGCATCCAGCCCTCGGGCGTGAACGCCTGCGAGGCAACCCACGTCTCGGCGCTGCCGTTGGAGGAGGTGAGAGCGATGAAGCCGTCGTTGACGTCAACGCGGATGTAGTTGCCATTGGCCAGGTGCAGGTCGACGAGGCCGAAGGAGTAGTCGCTGGGCCGGTTGTAGGCGCGCACCCAGCGGGTTCCGGTGCCAGACAGCGGGTGTTCGACCCATCCGGCGTTGAGGGCGGGCACGATCGCGCAGGCGGCGCCCTGCATGCCGGGGGTGGCCGCGTAGGAGGTGTTGGCGGCCGAGAACGGTGTGCCGCTGGCTCCGCCGGAGTTCGCCGGCGTGATGGAGGTGCCGGGGGTGCCGCCGTCGAAGGTGTTGGCTGCTCCGGCCACGGCACCACCGCCTTCCCCTCGGGGCTGGTGCTGCGGGGTGCGGGGCGGGGACTGTGCTGCCCCTCAACAGCAGGTCCTGGCCCCGCACCCCGGGGCGGGCTCGACGCGGGCCGTACGGGGTGCGGCGGCGGAGCCCGGCTTGGTGCCCGCCCTCCTCCTGTGAAGGTTGGTGCGACCTTGGATAGGCAGGAGGAAGGCGGGGTCTAGTAGGAGGGCACCGGTTCCAGGAGCGGCGCCCAGGCGGCCTGCGTGGTGTGCAGGGCGTATCGGGAGGCGTCGAGGGAGTGGTCGTCAAGCTTGACGGGCACGTCGTCGCCTTTCTCGGCCTTCTTGTCGTCCCACGAGTAGCTGCCGACCTCGCTCAGCCAGCCGGTGCAAGAGCGGTGCACGCGCAAGTGGTCGGCGGCGAGGAGGTTGGAGACGGTGCGGATGCCGTCCATGACCGCGTTGTCGCCCATGGTCGGGTAGAAGCCGGTCCGGTGCAGCTGGGTGATGAAGCTTGCTGCGGACGGGTCAACGACGAGCCACTCGGCCGAGACGCCGGACGTACCGGGTCCGTAGCTGTCGGGGAAGGTGTCGAGCCAGTGCAGGAGCCGGTCGGCGTACTCGCTGTCGGTGAGTTGGCGGCGTTCCTTCTTGGAGTCCCACCGCCATTCGCCGGCGAGGTAGACGCGGCGCTGCCCTTCGTGGTCGGGGGTGGAGACGCCGACCAGGACGGCGGCGAACGGGTTGACGGTGCCGTAGTCGATGCCGACGGACACCCAGCGTTCCATGAGCGGCAGCCGGTCGACGACGTGCCGGTCGGGGTCGAACATGTCGAAGATCGCGCCTTCGGCCATGCACCACTCGCCGAGCACGTAGCGGCGGTACCACAACCCGGTGTACTCAGATTTGAGGTTGGCCACGTACAGCGGGTCCAACGACGGGTTGTCGTCGAGGGTGAAGTGCCACCAGGCGAGGTCGAGTTCGCCAGCGCGCAGCAGGAACCTTTTGCGGACCCAGTGGTTGGGGGCGTCGGGGTTGGTCGTGGCGAAGATCTTGCTGCCGGGGACGCTGCACCTGGCCAGGAGCTGATCCCAGAACGTCTCCGGGATGAGCGTCGCCTCATCCACGTAAGCGCCCGCGCACGTCATGCCGCGCAACCGAGACTCAGCTCGGACGTCGTTCGCGGAGATGATCTCCACGCGGCGGCCCAGGATGTTCGCGGTCGGGGCGCCGCGGGTGTACCAGATCTTCTTTGCCACCGGCCCGGTCAACGACGGGTCCATGAGCGGCTCGAACACGTTCCGCGAGATGGTGTCGATCGTCTTGCCCACGATGACGAGCGAGCCCCCGCGCGGTGCGGTCGCCACGTACATCAGCCACCGCAGCAGGCTCGCGATGGTCTTTCCGGAGCGCACCGCCCCTGTCCAGATGTTGATGCGGGCGACGGCTTCGCCGATGGAGCGCAGCTGTTTGTCCGACATCGTGACCAGCGCGGCCGCCGCCAAGCTCATGGCATCACCTCGACCGCCTCGACCTCGACGTCTGCGTGGCCGGCCGTGGGGGCGGGCAGCGCGCTCTTGCCGTTCGCGGCTTGGATCTGCTCGAACAGCACGCCGAGCAGGGAGATGACGTCGGAGCTTTCGGCGCCGGCGCGGTTGAGCAGGTCGATGCCGAGCAGGCTGCAGCGCTGCTTGATGATGGACTCGGCGCGTTCGACGGCTTTCAGGTCGCTCTTCACCGCCTTCGGCCAGACGGCGAGAAGGAGCCGGTCGAGGCGTTCGATCTCCAGCTGCAGCAGTTCCTCGCTGGCGAGCTGGTCGGCCTTCGCCGCGACCTGTAGGGCGCGCTTGACGTCGTTGGCGGCAGAACCGGAGCTGTCGTAGCCGAGTTCTTCGGCGATAACACGGTACGACATTCCCGCTTGGCGCATGGTGACGGCCTTTGTCCGCCGCTCATGAATAGGGATGAGCTTTTCCGCCTTCTTATATGTCGCCATGAGGGGAACCCCGAATCAGCGTCAGAATGACTTATTCCAATATCAAGAAAGGTGCGCTATTCTGCGGAAATGCGCATTCCAAAGATGATCACCGTGAGACAACCGTGGGCGTCACTCAGCGTTTATGGATATGTGGATAACTCCGGGTCGCTGGCATTCAAGGACGTGGAGAACCGGTCATGGGCTCCCCGCTACCAGGGCCGGTTGCTCATCCACGCGGGACAGCGTGTTGACCATGAAGGGCTCGACCTCATGGAGAACCTCGGCATCACATTGGCCGGGCCGATGCACCACGGCGTCATCCTCGGCTCCGTTGACGTCGGCGAGATCATCCGCTCCAGCCCCTCGGTATGGGCTGAGGAGGGCATGTTCCACTGGGTGCAGACCAACCCGACGCCCGCGCGACGCCTCCTTGAGGTGACGGGCTTTCAGGGGTTGCGGGACGCTCCGGCCGACTGGGGGCGCGCCTTTACCGCCGCCGACCTGAGTCCCGTTGGGATGCGTCTCAGCCGGGTCCGCGCTGCTGAAGCGCCAGCGATGGAGCTGCTGCAGCGGCCATCGAGCCCGGCAGATCGTCTCACGGATCTGCTGCGCGGCTTGTAGCAGGGGCGGCGACGTACTCAAACGACGTCACCCCCAGACGGCGCGGATCGAGGGATGTGTGATGCATCCACGTGTGCCGCGAGGAGGTGCCCAGCTTGGTGTCGCGCCGCTGCATCCGCCAGCGAGGGGATCGACTGCGGTGAGCGATGAGCGCTGGATGCGAGGACACAGCCCGAAGGCGGTATCCCTGCTCGTACAGGTACTGCCCCATCCATTCCGTCATTCGCCCGCCCAGCCCCAGCCCCTGATAGTCGGGAAGGACCACGGTCCGGTGCGCCATCTTCAGATTCCGTGTGTGCGGGTGCTGAAAATGTCGGTAGCTGGTGAACGCCGCTAATTCACCATCCACGTATCCGGCGAAACATTGCGCCGACCGATGAAGGTCTGCCGTCAAATAGTGATGACGGCTAAAAGCCGCCCAGAGGGAGCGGTCCGCTTCCCGGATTTCGAGCCGGAGCGAGGGCCGGGGTTGAACCGACCTCCACGAGAACTCTGCCGACGCCACGTTGTACACCCAGTCCGGCTGCAGCCAATCGAGGACGTCGTTGTGGCAGGTGACGGCGACCATCTGGCGGCGGCCGCGCCGTACCGCCTTCTGCACCGCGTACGAGGCGACCTTGGCGACCTGCCGGTCCACCACGGACGTGAACTCGTCGATGACGACCAGGTCCTCACGCTCGGCCAGCGCCCGCGCGAGCATCGCCCGGAACGCTTCCCCGTTCGACAACGTCTGGTACGGCCGCAGCCACGCCGGCGGCGAGTTCAGGCCTACAGCGCCGAGCAGGCCGACGACGTCCTTGATCGGCATCCCCTTGGGGAAGTCGTCCACGAGGGCGCGGTCGTGGCTCCACTGCTGCGCGGCCACGACCGCGTCGGGCCACAACGTGCGGGCGATCGTCGTCTTACCCGCCCCGGACGGGCCGACGAGCAGGCCAACGTTCCACTCCCGATCTTCGACCGGCAACTCGGCCTGCCACGTAGTGGCCAGCTTGTCCTCGACGGGTACGTCGAACATGCCTTGCAGCTGGAGGACACGCGCGCTCTTCTTGACGGGGGACGACAATGTGATCTCAGCCCGCATGCCACCCCCTTTCCGAAGGAGTGATGTGAACCCGTTTGCCCCATTCGAGCTGTACGTGCGCTGTCGGCGTTGGCACCACACGGGGCCGCTCGGCTGGGAGTGGCCCACCGAGTGCCCGGCTGATGGCTGCGACGAGCCTGGTGAGCTGCTGCGCAAGCAACGTGTCCGGGAGAAGGTCACATGAGGGCGCGCACCTGCCAGCCCTCGTCGGCCAGGCGCTCCAGGAGCCGGGTCTGCTCGGTCTCGTTGTCGCAGGTGACGATGATGCCCCACACCGCCGGGGTAACCTCGGCGTCGGCGTCGCCGGGCTCCGGCAGCTCCTCAGAGCCGGAGCCGGAGGCGAGGTCGCGGGCGATTGACTCCTCCAGGTCGGCCAGCTCGTCAGCGTTGTAGCCGGTCGCGGCCAGCAGTTCGGCGTCGGCCTGGCGCACGTCGGCGAGCACCTCGGCCAGCAGCGCGTTCTGCCAGCCGCCCTTCTCGGGCGTGCGGTTGTTCGCGATGAGGTAGGCCTCCGCGTCGGCGTCGGAGCGGGACGTCCAGCCGCGCACGATCGGCGCCAACCACGCGCCGTCGTCGGTCACCTGTACACCCTCGGGCGGCGACACCCCCTCTGCCTGCATGAGCGCCAGGACCTCGAGGCGGCCGTGGCCGACGACGAGACGGCCGGTGCGCTCGTCGAGTTCGCCGGCGATGACGCAGCCGAACGTCTCGATGCTGGCGCGGATGCTGGGCAGGTCGTGGTCCTTCGGGTTCCGCAGGGCTCGCGGGATGTCGGCGAGCGGCATGTGCTCGATGCGTCGAGTCACATAGTGCCCATGGAGAACATGGAGGCGATCGTGATCCACCGGTCAGCGATCGACATCCAGGCGTTGGCGACGTCGGGCATGTGGGCTGTCTTGGCGGCCTCGCCGAGCGCTGCTGTGGCCTCTTCGAGTGCCTTCTGCGCGGTGATCGGGGTCATGGGTCTGCCTTCCAGGTGAGGGTGATGTGCCGGAGGAGTTCGGCGTGGACGCGGAAGTCGGCTTCCCGTTGGCGACCCACTGCTTCGTGCGATTCGCCGCAATACACGCCGGACAGACTTCGCAGAGAACTTCGATGTGGTAATCCCATCCGGCAGCACGGCATTGGTCCCAGTTGGAGCCCTCAGCACCGCACCACAGGCAGATGATCGGCACGGTCATTCCGCTTGTCCGGTGGTTGCGGGCCGGTAGCCGTTGCGGATGCGGTCGGCGGTGAGCTTGTGGGCGATGAGGCCGCACGCCAGCGTCGCCCACGCGCCGGTCTGCACGGTGTCCGCGGGCACCTCCACGGCCGAGCTGAGGATGCCGCTCTTGCCGGGGCGGGTCTCGATGCCGGGCGAGTTCGCTGTCCACTTCACCACCCACGACCATGCGGCTCGCTTACGGCGCGGCCGGCCGTACCGTCGGCGCTGGAGGACGAGCTGGACCTGGTGGGAGTCGCCGTCGGGCATGTGCACGAGGCCGAGCGTTGGCCCGTTGACGGTCTCGTAGCTGTACCGCTTCGGGCCGAACAGCTTCTCGACCAGGTCGAGGCTGATGCGGCCGTGCATCCACCATGGGTCTTCGCGCGCCCACTCGTCTTCGCGCGCCCACCACTGCCAGCGGATCGTCCACTCGTCCACGGATATGTTGATCACCCGCGAGTAGTAGCCGTCCGGGATCAGGCGGCGCTGCAGCCACGCGCCGAACGCTTCGGTGTGCAGGTAGAGGGCGCCGAACGGCCACAGCCGCAGGTGGCAGGAGATCGGATGCTCGTCCCCGGCGCAGCCGATGGTGACCTCAGCGGAGAAGACGCCGAACGTCTTGCCGAGCACCAGCTCGGCACCGAGCGTTCCGGTCGGCTTGTCCGGCCAGCGGCCCGGCTTGCGTGCGTCGTCACGGTGAACGGGACGCTGGGTGAGGCCGAGCAGTTCCGTCCAGGCGCTGGCCGCGAGGTCGCGGGTCAACGGGGTCCACGGTCCGTCGTACGGCTGGCCGATATCCCACTGCTCGGGGTCGAGGTTGCCCTGCGGGTCCGGCCGTACACCGCACCGGTCGCAGACGACCCATCGGGCCGCGTGCAAGCCCTTTGCGATGGGGCCGTGTCCGTCGACCACGGGCCGGTGGCCACGCAGGCGGCACCACAGCATGAGTCGGGGCACGTCGTGCAGCCAGAAGCGGCGGTGGACGAACTTGCCCTTCTTGTGTAGACCGATGCGGAGCTCGTTGCTGGTGTACCAGCGCATGGAGGTCTCCAGAGGGGGTGGAGGTCGGACTCTCGGATGTGGCTAGATGCGAGGCGGCCAGTGCCAAGTGCCGGGCGTGGTGCCTTCGCTGCGGGCGCGGGCCCAGAAGATGTCGTTGCCGTCGAGGTGCACTTGCAGGCTGACCACCGTGGGGGCGGGGTGGACGCGCACCACCGTGGCCGGGTAGACGTCGCCGGCGAGGACGCGTTCGCCGACGTGGGCCTGGTGGCCGGTGGCGCCGGGCTGACCGGGCAGGATGGGGGCGCGTCCGCGCTGGTAGGCGTCGTAGTCGTCGCGGCGGCGGTTGATGGCGTTGGCGTCGTCGTCGCTGAGGGTGTCGTGGACGATGCGGCCGATGGACAGGGTCACGAGGGCGCTCCGTGGGCATGGGAAAGGCCCTGGACCGGGGAGCGTCCAGGGCCCTAGTTGTTGATCATGAAATCTGAGACAAGATCATTCCTGGGGGTTACCGAGGTATCGGGGGGGACGAGATCGGTCGTCAGCGTCGCGTACAGCGCGCCACACAAACCACCCAATACGGGGGAAACCGTGTGTACCGACACGAATTCCAGATTGATCATGAGGGTACACACGGTTGTCAAGCACGGCAAGACCCGACAGCCAAAAGGCTTCCGAGAAAGCCACGACCACGTGCCTCCCCGCTATCTCTTCCCATCGTCCTTGCCCGCGCTGGCCCCCTCGGCTACCGACAGGTCGTCAAGGGCTGTCAACGATCCTGCCCACAGGCCCACGTCGTTCGCCGTGGACAACAGCTCCCCTACCAGCTGCCGCTCATCCTGGGTCAGCGGTGCCGGGGCGGCGGCATCCAGTCGCTTCTTCAACCTCGTCGCGTGCGCGATCACCGACCGTAGTGCATGCCTCAGCTCTACTGCCGCATGCTGACGAGCCCGGCCGACCTGCTGGTCAGCGTCCATCCCCATCCTCCTCCGGCTCCTTGGTCACGTCGCGGACCAGGTGTGTGAGGACGACACCGCGATGCCACACCTGTGCTGCCTCGAACACGACATCGCGACGCTGAAGGTACAGGGCCGCGATCGTCTCGGCGTCCGCCCGGTTCGGCGCCCAGCACACCATCGACCAGTCCCGGCCAGCGGGCGTCTGGCCCAGGACTGCGACCTCGTACTGGTTCCACGGCTCCACCGGGGCCCGCCGCGGCGCATGCAGTGGCGTGTCCTCCACGACGTCGATCCGCGGGTTCAGCTTCTCGTCCAGCAGGTAGGCGGCGGCCTCCTCCAGCGTGTCCGCGACCGCGATGTGCGGCGCAAGCGCGGCGTCCAGGCGGTCGCTGGTGCTGGCCAGCGCCCGGAACCGCATCCCTTCCGGACCTCGGCCGACCACGCGGCCGCCGACCGGCCGCTCCTCGCGGCGGACCCGCCACACGCCGTCGCCGACCTCGATGAGGGCGCCGGGATGATCGAGGAGCCACAGCACCGCAGCGGCGTACGTCAGCGGCTTGTCGCCCAGGCCGACGTCGTCGAGGAGCTTGCGCAGCACCGGGTCGCTCGCGGCGCGGCGCTCCAGTTCGGCGCGGTCGTTCATGACCGTCGCCGTGGCCTGTCCGGGCGCACCAGCAGCTGGGTTTCGGACGGCCAGTGGCAGTTGAGCGTGAACAGCGAACTCGTCTCCAGGCCGTACCCGTCGCCCCAGTCGACATACCCGGGTCCGGCCTCGGTGATGATCTGCTCGTCGGCGACGTCGTCCTTGTCGGTGGCGACGGTCACGAGGATGGGCGCGTCGTCGTCCAGGTGGGCGATCGCGGCACGCAGCTGGCCTGCCGTCCACGCTGGGCGGCCTTTCATGTCGGTGATGGTGTTCCACGGCACCACCGTGGTGTGGGCGTAGTCGTGCTGCTGTTCGGTCATGGCTCCTCGTCTTTCTCGGCTTCGGGTATCAGGGGCGTGTTCAGCTTGCCTCGTGCGGGCCGGGTTCGTCCCCCGTTTCGGGCGCGAACCCTGTGCAGGGGTACTACTCGATCGCGGCGGCCACGAGCGTGGACGGGTCATCTTCCAGCCGGTTGCGGGTCTCCAGGTAGATGTCCGTGGTGGAGGAGTTCGCGTGGCCGAGCGCGGCCTGGATCTGCTTCACGCTGGCGCCCATCTCCTCGGCGATCGACGCGAACGTGTGCCTCAGCTGGTGCGGGTGCAGGCCGGGTAGGCCGGCGGCGCGGCCGACGCGGGCGACAAGGTCGTAGACGTCCTTGCGGTTGAGGCGTCCGCCGGTCGAGGTGGCCAGCAGCGGCCCGTCGAGCTGGTCGACGCGGACGCCCGCGTTCTCGGCGCGGTCGGCCAGGTAGACGTCGAGGGCGTGCGCGGCCGCCGCGGGGATCGGCCGGGTCTGCGGCTTGGCGCCCTTGGTGACGATCCGCAGGGTGCGGTAGCCGCGCTCCGTACCGAGGTCGCCGACGTCGGCGGCAGTCAGCTCGGTGACGCGGACGCCGGTCTCCAGGAGGAGCCGGATGATCGCCGCGGTGCGCAGCCGCTGGCGTCCTTCGTCGGCGTCGGCGGAGGCCTTCACCGTCTTCGCCTCGACCCGGGTGAGGGCGACCGTTTCGGAGTGGCGGCGGTTCACCCGCGGGCGACGCACCCGCGCGAACGCGTTGCCGTCGACGGCGTCCTCGTCGGCGAGGTAGTCGTACCACGACGACACCGCGGACAGGCGGCGGGACATCGTCTTGGCGGGGATCGGGGCACCGGCTTGGAGTTCGAGCCAGCGTTTGTAGACGTCGCCGTGCTTGCGGCTCGCGGCCAGCGGGTCGAGGTCATGTTCGGCGCAGAAGGTGAACCAGCGCTGGATGTCGCGGCGGTAGGCGTCGCGGGTGTTGGCCGAGTCGTAGCTGAGCAGCCAGGCCACAGTGAGGTCGCGGGCTTCGCCGGTCAGGCCGGGCGGGAGGGCGAGGGTTCCGACGCTGGCGGGAACGAGGCCGGCGCTCACGCGCCCAGCCTGTCGAGGAACACCTCGCAGTAGATCAGCTCGATGGCGCGCCAGATGACGTCGTCGTCGTAGCCGGCGCGGGCCCACTCCTGCAGGAGGCCGTAGGCGAGTTCGCCGTCGCCGTTGAAGTAGCAGCCGCCGGTCACGTATGCGCACGCCGGGTCGTGATGGTCGGCGTCGTCGCGCGAGTGAGGCGCGTGGATGCCGAGGATCGTCGGCTGCCAGCCGCCGGGAAAGGAGTCCAGGCCGGGGTCGGGGTCCATGCGGTGCAAGGAGAGCTGGACGGCGCCGAGGTCTCCCTGGGCGATCCAGCTGCGTCCGCCGGGGATCGGGTTGTCGGTGTGGGTGTGGGTGATGCGGTGCAGGTCGGTCATGAGGTTCGCCTTCGTCTCGGGTAGTGAGCTGTGCTCATGTTCCTCGCGAGGTGGGGTTCTCCCGCGACACCCCCGACCTTACACCCCCATAACGAGAATTATGAGGGTGTAGAAACGATCATGGAAACTCCCCTCGGACAGCCACCCGAATATGGAAAACTGGCTTGATCGTCGCTCCGCTGAGATCGCTCCCGACTCAGCGCACCACTACGAGCCCCATACAGCAGCACCACCACGGACATCGTGTTCTGGCGTGGAAATCCCGTTCCACGCCACGGGAGCACACCGACGACCGAGGTGGACACCCGCTGCTGGCATGGAGACGCAGTGGACCTGGCCGCCACCCGCCAGCTCGTCGAACAACTCACCCTTACCGCCATCGCGGTCATCGGCGCTCTCGGCGCCATCGGCACCACCGCATTCCTCACCGCCGCCGGCCTCCGCGCCCTCTGGCGCCACCTCTTCCCCAAGCGGCAGAAGCCCGAACCGCCTGACCACCACACACCACAGGCCGACGTCATCGGCGATTAGCACTTTGGCAACCATCACCAACCGCACCCCGCACGTTAGCAAGGCAGGGAATCTCTACCGTTTCGACCGAAAACTCTGAAACCTTGTCACATAGTCGCGCCCCACCTCCGACATGTGAAACACATGCCACCACCCATCGAACCCATGCCATCCATGGAACCCAAGCGCAAGAAGCTGCGCGACACCCTCGACAAGATCACCCTCACCGCCATGCAGGTCGCCGGACTCATCACCCTGGCGATCTTCCTCATCTGGAGCATCCTGCAGCTGATCAACACCCTCTTCTAACCAAGCCGCGGGCGCGCCCCCCGACCACACCGGCGCGCCCGCATCACCCGCTCCACCACCAACAACCGATCCACCCGCACCACCCGACGACCCGCCCCATCCAACCGCGTCGTCCCCGCCGGAAACCACCCCTCCCCCACCCACCGCCGCACCGAACCCACCGACACACCCACCCGACCCGCCGCATCCACCACCGACAACCACATAACCCCAGCATGACCCCACCAAAACCCAACCCCAAGTGCAGCCGCCCGGGTGGCCGGCCGCCGGGGGGTGGGGGGTGTTCGCGGGCATGAGAAAGCCGCGCCGACCGGGGAAGTGGTCGGCGCGGCTCGTGTGCTGCGGCGTTACAGGTCGTGCGCCCACATGACGTCAGCGAGCACGGACAGTTCGGCAGGCGTCGCGTCAGCCCACGTGGTCATGCGCGACAGCGCCAGGTACGCGGTGCCGATGACCAGCACGCGCATGCGTCCGGCTTCATCGATCATGTTCACGGCGTGCGAGATCAGCGTCTCCTCCGCGTTGGCGTCCATGACGATGCCCGACCAGGTCGGCTCAGGGCTGCGCTCCGTGACCAGCCGTCCCATGACGGCCTGCGGGAGACGGTAGTCCTTGACCAGCTTGGACATGATCAACTGGGCGTCGGCGAGGATCTCGTCCCGAACCAGGGTCATGGCTACTCCTTCGTGTGAGAGTGCGCCCACCAGCGGGGATGCTGGTGGGCGCGGTTCGGGCTAGCGGAGGAAGAACGCCGCGTGCGTCGAGACGATCGCCGCGACCATGGGATCGGTGGCGGCGATCATCATGCACGTCAGCAGGGCTTCTGCCTCGCGGCGGGCCGCTACCTCGTACGGGCTGAGGCGTCCGGCGCGCATGTTCGCGCGAGACTGCGACAGGTCAGTCAGCTCGTGGAAGGTCCCGTGCACGCGCACGAGGGTGCGTCGGAGGTCACCCGGCATGGACGCGTCGTCCGCGAGGTGGCGGACGACGGTTGCGCACGTCTCGGGGTTGTCCTCGATGACGACGTACCCGAACGGGCCAGTGTGCAGCGCCGTGGTGACGGTGATCCCGAGACTGACCAGCACGGCCGCGTGTGCGCTCGCGCCCAGCTTGATCATGTCGTCCACGGTGACGCCCACGTTGATGATCATGACTTTCCTTTCGTGATCTTGGTTCGGGTGGGAGGGGGCGCGCTGGGTATGCGCGCCCCCGTGTGGTGCTACTTCGTGGCTCTGGCCGTCTTCGGCGCAGGCTTCGGCGTGACGGTCACGGGCTTGCCGTCGTCCTCGTCGCCCACGGCGACAGTGAGGGCATCTAGCGACGCCTGGAGGTCCGCGTTCTCGGCTTCCAGCGCTGCGACACGAAGCCGCAGGGTGGCCATCTCCTCAGTGCGTCGCATCTCTGCCCGCAGGGTGACCAGGTCGCCGCTCTTGAGCGCGGGCAACTGGGCCAACGGGCTGTCAGCGTCGGCGTGGAGCGCGTGCATGCCGATGACGTGCCGGAACGCGACGGTCTTGCCCTCGCGCGTGGTCATGACGTCTTCGATGCCGCTGTCTTCGGGCAGCTCGATCAGGTCGTTGGTGTAGGTGGCCTGCCCCTTGCCGAGCTTGAAGTCGCCCGACAGGACGTAGGTGGCGATGGTGGGGATGCCGACGTGCCGAACCTCGCGGTCCCACGTGCCGCCGCTGTTCGCTAGGCGGGTGTCGCCTTCTACGGTGGCGATGATCTTGTCCAGAATCTCAGTCGGCGTGAGCTTGATTTCCATGATCTTCCTTCGGCTTCAGGTGGTGGGGTGCCCGCCCCCGGCACCTGGGGGCGGGCGGTTGATGGGTTAGTGATCTTCGTGGTTCAGGGCTTGGTGCCCTGCCACGTGGGGACCGCCTTGCACGTCAAGGACGGTCGTGGTCGCGTCGTCCGGGGCGCTCTGCGGCGCGTCATCTTGGATGCGGTTCCGCTTCCGAGATGCGCGACGTTCCGCGCGCTGGGCGCGCTTGGTGGCCTGTTGACGACGCTTGCGCCACCAGAGCCAGCCTGCGATTCCGCCACCGACCAGGGCAGCACCGAGGAGCGTGAGCCCCACGGTTGTGCCGTCACCCGACACGGGCCGGTAGGCCGTGACCACGGGCGGAACGGTCGGGGTCGTGGTCGGTGACGCGATCACCGGAAGATTCACGGTCGATGCGGCGCGAGGTTCGTCCGGCATCGGGACCGTGGGCGCGGTGATGGGTGCGACGACCGGCGCAGCCTGCGGGGTTGCCGTGGCTGTGACCGTGGCCGTGAGGGAGACCGTAGGACCGGGGGTGCTGGTCGTGACGGTCGTGGTCGGTCCGGGAGTCGTGACGTGCACGGTCGGACCGGGGGTGGTGACGGTCACGGTCGGACCGGGGGTACCGGTCGTCGTGGTGGTAACCGTGACGGGAGGTTGGGTAACCACCTGGGTCGTGGTGACCGTCTCGCGAACGGTCTCCGTGACGGTGGTGGTCGCGGGAGTCGGGACGACAGGTCCCGACGCGTCGGCGATGCCGACGCCTGAGAGCGTGATGACTGCCCAGGTGATCGCGAGACATGCGCCGAGCGACAGCGCTGTCCGGGCGATGCTGGACCGGTTGATGAGTGTCACGTCCGGTTATCGAGGTTCAGCGCGAAAGCGTTACGACCTTTGTTAGTCACGGATTTATAACGCCTATTTCCGCAGGTCAGAGCGCTACTTCGTGCGAAATCGCATCGAAGCAGCGAATTAGTTGCTTCAACAACTACCGGTGGTCGTCGTGCATAGTCAGTCCCCCGCCCTCGTCTCGTCCTTCGTTCGCCTCTCTTCTCTTCCCTTTGTTGATCTTCGGTGCTCGAAATTGGAAGCGCTGTGGTGGTCGCTGGGACGCGTTTGCGGTCGGGTTGGTCTCTCTATACCGGAGACCCCCGTTTCTGGTCTCAGCGTTGCGCTGGGGACCGTCCACGGGGGTCTGGTGGTTCTTTCTCGGTTGCGGTTTCGCTGTCGAGTTCTCCATATTCGGATGTTTGGGTGTAAATCGGTCATCGAGGTGGGGTGTCGTGCTGGTAGCAGTAGGGGGCCTCGCTGTCCCACGGCGACACCCAGATGCACGCGCTGTCGTGTGCGGGCTCGGCGGGTGTCCAGGTGTGCCGGTAGTCGGGGTGGGTGCGGTGGATGGCGGCGAGGGCCTGGAGGTGTTGGTCGTCGGCTGCGGCGAGTTCTTCGTCGAGGCGGGCGCGGAGGAAGGCGATGATGTCGTCGCGGTTCATCGGCGGCGCTGGTGGTAGCGGCTCTTCACGGCTCGGGCGCGGGGCCAGGCGTTGACGCGGAGGCGCTGGAGGAGGTGGACGGCGGCTCGCCACTGCTGGTCGGTGAAGGCGTGCATCTCGTCAACGAAGGTGAAGGTGGGGGTGACGCCGCGGAAGGGGCCGACGGGTTCGCGCTCGTGGGTCATCGCTGCTTGTCCAGGTCTTCGTCCAGCGGCCAGTCGAGCTGGTGATAGCCGAGGGCGTAGGCCCTGCAGGTGCAGCAGCTGCGGCCGTGGGTGTGGTCGGGGTATGCGGCGAGGTGCTCGCGGATGCCGTTGCGCCAGGGGCGGGGGCCGGTTTCGGCGGCGGCGAGGAGCTCGACAACGTCGGGGTGTTCGGTCACTCGGGGTCCTTCTGGTGGGCGGCGTGGTCGCGGGCGGCGCGGCCGGCGCCGAGGAGGGGGTGGTACGGCGTGAGCGGGGGTTTCCAGCCGTTCTGGTTGAGCCAGTCGGCGATGGCGGTGACGTCTCTGTCGAGGAGGGCGGTCTGGATGTGGGGGGCGAGGATGGCGCGTACGGCGGCGCGCATGTCGGCCCATCGCGCTTCGATGTCGGGGTCGGCGGCCATGGCCGGGGCTCCTTTCTCGGTTGCGGTTTCGCTGTCATCTCGTGTGCGTGTTCGGACGGGTTCGCGGGGGTCCTTCCAGTTGTAGGTGTGCGGGACGTCAGCCGGAGTTGGACACAGTAAAGGGAAAGGTTTTAAGGGATAGGGGTTACGGTCACAGCGTGGCCTAACTGGCTGTTTGGTTACGGTCACAGCGTGACCTACGGGCCACGCTGTGACCGTAACCTAAGTCAAGATCATTCCAGTGTTGTCCACAGGGTTGTCCACAGCGTTAGGGTGCGGTCGCAGCGTGGCCTTTCCCGGGTGGCAGCCTCACCGACGCGGGCAACTCGGGCACCCGGTAGTCGACGGCATGCCCCCTTCGGGCGAACACCGGTCGGCCACGCCGGTCCTCCCCCACGGCGACGCGGACCTCGAGGCCGCGGCGCGCGAGCCGCTGCAGAACGTCGGACAGGCCCCGCTCCCCCAGCCCGGCGCGCGCCTGCAACGTCTCCGTCAACGTGATCTTGCTGCCGTCGTCGCGCCGGTCTCCGCGATGCCACAACATGCGGCGCGTCACCTTGTGCGAGCGCTCCGCGATCAGCATCAGCACCAGCCGCTCGGCCCCCGTCAACGGATTCGCCGCCGGTGACTCCAGCCACGCCGCGACCTCGCCCACCAGGCTTTCGGCCACCCAACCCCCTCACACACCTGCGACGCCCTGAGGGATGGGCAACCTGCTGATCACCGTACGACGCCTCACCAACCACGCACGACCACCGTCTCCCCGGTCTCGGTGACCTCGGCCAGCAGCGACACCTCACACTCGTGGCCCACGTCGAAACACGCCGAGCAGATGATGTGCCCCGCAGCCAGGACCGCGGCGCAACCCTGGCAGTAGACCGACGTCTCGATGTGCTCATGCACGCAGCCGGTCTTCGCGCACAACACCGCGGCGGCGCCGCACTCCGTCACGCTGTCCCAGAGCCGCACCGTGCACACCGCCGCGAGCTCGGCGCCCGTCATGACCCGCCCTTGGCGAGTCCTCCATCGGGCTCCCCGACCGGCCGCAGCGGCTGATACCCCTCATGCCAGCCGCAGTAGCAGCGCAGCGGGGCGCAATACGCCCCCTCACCCGGCTCCGGAAGGCCGGCCAACGCCGCCGGCGTGTGCTCCTCACAGCGTGGCCCCTGAATGTACAAACGGGCCGGGCTGCGACCGCAGTACCCGTCCCCGGCACCCCGCCAATATCGGCACCCGGCATCCCTTTCGACAGCGGTTTCGCTTTCAACAATCACAGCGACTCCTTCAGAAACGCCAAGCCCTCCTTGAGCTTGTTCAGCTTCGCCAGCTCGTGCGTCAGCCGCTGAATCTCGGTTCGCTGGTGCATGTTCTGGACGTCGAGCCGCTCATTCGCGGCGAGGAGCTGGTCATGCTCCTCCCCCAGGGTGGCCAGTTCTCGCTGCAGCCCGGCCACACGCGCCTCCAACTCGGTCACGCGCACCGCGGCGTCGTTCGCCTTCTGCAACATCTCGATCAGCTGCCCCACCTCCGGCAAACCCGAAGCAGGCGGAGCCGCAGCAGCCTTCTCCCGACCGGCGTTGGGCGCCGGAACACCCTTCGCCGCGGCAGGCTTCCGGGCGACGGCGAGGCCGCCGTCATCCCACGCAGTCCGAATCCACCAGATGGGCGGGCTGGCGCGCTTCTGGCACTTGATGTGGTTCGTCCGCGTCAGGTAGCCGATCACCTCCCGCTCATACACCTCGTCCCACATGCCGCGGATCTGGCGCACAATCGACGTCAACGCCCCCGTCCACAACACGCCTTCCTCGCGGGCGTTGGTGCCGCGCTCGTCGCCCTGCTTCTTCGCCTCCTCACGCAGCAGCGACCACAGCGCATTCGCGTCAGCGGCCAGGTCCTCCTTACGGGGTCCGCCCTCGATGCGGGCAACGTCGCCGACTTTCGGCATGGACGCGTCATCTCCTTGCTGTAGCGCCGGAGCCACCTCTGGCCCGGCCACGGTTTCGGTCTTCGTCTCGGATTCGGGTGGGGGTGGGGTGAGGAACGCGATCACCTCGGCCTCACGGGCATGCAACATCCGCGCCATCGGGCCCGCGTCCTCCAGCGGACCCGTCACCTGCAGCAGGCCACCCGCCAGGTACACGTGCACACCCATCGCCCGCGCCATCCTGACCAGGTCCCTCACTGACCACGACGACGCTTCCGGCGCCGGCGCCGGCTTCTGCTCCACCGCGGCCGCGAGCGGCGGCCGCGTGGCCAGCGCGCGGATGCGTGAACGCTGATTGAGCAACTCCTGCCAGGCCAGCTTCAAGCGGACTCGGTGACAGAGGCCCGATTCCGGGTTCGTCACCACCCAGGCGTCGCTCTTGCGTTCGACCCGCAAGTTCAGCCGGACGGCTTCCTCACGAACCATCTTCTCCACGTCGGACGCCCGGCTCACGGCAGCCTCTGAGTGTGCAGGAGGATGGTCAGGCAGCGGATGTACCGCTTGCCGACACGGACGTTCACGCCGCGCACTCGGTCGGCCCGGGTCACCCACACGCCGATGCGGCTGCCGGGCGGCTGCCCGAAGTAGATCGCGGCCCGCATCCAGCGGCGGCCCACCACCACGACGACGTCGCCGCCCGCCTGCACGGGCCAGTGCCGCGACCTGCTGAACGTGATCTCGGCCATCACGAGCCACCACTCCCCCGGCCGCCGAACCCCGACCGGGTGATCGTTTTCCCGGACCTGGTCACGATCGTCGTGTCGGCAGGCCGTACCGACGTCGCCCCCCGCACGTAGCCGCCGCTGCTGTTGCCGCCGTACACGTACACGTAGCCGTGGTGTGAACCACCTTCGCAAAACTGGTCATCCACCACGGCGTAGGAGCCGTCCGGCTGCTGAACCGCGCGCACGCAGTCGGCCACCACCTCGTGCTCCTGCGTCGCCAACGCCACCACCGCGGCGACAGCGCCGACCGCACCGAGCGCGATCACACCGGTGCTCCTCATCCGCGCCTCCGCCACACCGGCATGCCGGCCGAATGCGCGAACGCCGCGGCGCCCGCGGACCCCGTCGAGTCGTCCTTCAGGTGCGCAAGCATCCCAGTCCGGCCGCCCCGGCCGAGCGCGAGACCGACCATGAATCCATTCCGGTACGGCCCGGCCGCCTTCTCCAGCTCCGGGATGTCCCACCGCGCCGGGAAGCACTCGACGGCGATGCCGCTGGCGACGGCGGCCCACTCGAACGCGTGCCGGTCTCCGCCCCTCGGCTCCCGCTTGTCCGGGCCGTAGCCGACCAGGAGCCGGAAGATGCCGTTCTCCCGCTCGTACAGGTCGGCCAAGTCCTCCACGACGCGTCCTCTGCGCGCCCCACGGGAACCCGTGTAGACGAGGGTGAGGAGATCCGGTGCCGCCCAGGCGTCTACCGCGGCGTCGAAGTTCGCAAGGACGTGCGTGGCCAGGTCCTCGCTGATCGGATAGTTCCTCAGGATGTCGGCCAGGAGAGCGCCGAGGTGCCGCTTCTGGCCTGCGGTGAGGAACGGCTGCTCACTCATGCGCGGCCTCCGACTCCTCGGGTCGGCCGCCCTGGGCGGCGGCGCGGGCCCGGTTGATCGCCCCGTGGTACGGGCACGACCACTCGGTACAGCCGCCGGTGTCGGGGAACGTGAGGTCTCGATCATCTGTCATGTCTGGTTGCCTTCCTGATCGGGTGTGCGAGCTGGCTTGGCGTGCCACAGCCAGCAGGCGGAGCACCGGAACGCCCGGTGCCGGCGGCCGGTCCTGGCGGTCAGCTGATCCGCTTCCGCTTTCGCGGCCTGGCGGCGCAGATGGACGCGGTACAGGCACACTTCTGCGGCCCGCCGCAGCTTCCAGCGGGTGCGCGCGTCGAACTGGTCAGCAGGCATCCGTCACCTCGTCGGAGAGCTTTTGCGCCCAGCGGGAGCGGGCCTTGGCCAGGTAGACGTGGGACACGCCGAGTCGCTCAGCGGCCTGCACCAGATCGAAGCCTTCGACGGCCATGAGCCAGTCGGAGTCCTCGGTGAGCGCCTGGTCACGAGTCTCACGCGCGCCCCGGTCGGGGACGGCTTCCGGGTCGTCGATGCTGTCGTCGTCCCACGCCAGCGGCGGCATCCACTTGGCGGCCCGAGCCCGAGCCCGGGTCATGTTCACTGCGCGTCGCTCCTGCCTAGTCTGCTGAGGCGGTTCCTGATTCCACAGCCGGTCGTACAGCGCCCGAACTCGTTGAGCTGTGCGTGCCTCGACCTGGGGCAGCTTCAACGTCCACGACAGGACGGATCGGTCGGTCCCCATCTCTCTCGACAGCCAGGCCAGGCACCAGCCCTTGACCATGAGCGCCTGGATACGACGATGGGTGCCTGTGGCCGAGACGAGCATCCGTTTCGGAATCTGGTTGTGGGTCGGCCAGAACGCCAGGATGCGTTCAGCTCGCCACGTGTGGATCTTGCTTGGCCCCCTCAGATGTTTGTGCCAGCCAGCGACGCGCACGATCGTGAAGTAGCCCACACCGGTCAGGTCGGCGATGGCCCGTGGGCCGAATCCTGTCTCGCGGCGCAGGCGCTCCAAGTGCTCCCGAACCGGCGCAGGATCGGTGAACGGCTGCCAACGGCCTTCCTGCTTCAGTTGCGCCTTGCGGACCTCGTACTGCTTGTGCAGCTTCAGACAAGCCGGGCAGCAGCAACCGTGTTTGCGGGAGGTGCGACGGCTGTGATCGCTTCCGTCAGCGCGTCCGGACATCGGCAGTCACCAGGTCGTCGTACTGTCCTGTCTTCACTGCGTCAGCGAACGCGGCGAACTCGCCGGGCGTTACGGTGAGCACCGGCCCGTCGGGCACGGTGCTGTCGCGGATGAGCACCAGGCCGTGGCCATGCTCGACATCGGCGCACCCGGCGGCGCAGCCGGCCGGTGGCCGCCACACCTCCACGCAGGCGCTGTTGCCGTTGCAGGATCGGGGCTTCTCCCAGGTCATCAAAGGCTCCTTCGTTGGCTTCGGGTCTTGCGGCGGGAGTCGAGCGCGATCACGTTGTCCGGCAGCGGCGCCGGTTTCGGCGGCCCCTGCTTGCACGTGGTGCCGAGGACATGCGGCACGAACCGGTCCTCGCCCGGGTTCAGCGGTGGCGCGTCGACGCCGTCAAGCGAGCGGGATCGCCACACGCGAGGGCTGCCGACCGGCAGGCACGCCATGTTCCCGGCCGGGTCCGGGCGCGGGTCGACCGGTAGCCGACGGCCTCTCGCGGTGATCGTCCAGAGAATCCGCCTGCGGCACAGGCCGCAGACGGACAACTCACTGGGGTGCGGAACCATCGCTGTCCGGCACGTAGCCGTGGTGGTACAAGGCCAGCGCCGCCGCCAAGTCGCCGGGGGTGATGTCGTAGCCTTCGACGCGGGTGACGATGGAGCCGGTGTGGTCATAGACGGGGTGCACCGGATGCGTGGCCCGTCGCGCCCTCTTCGGCTGCTTTCGGAGGCGCTTTCGCTTCCGGGATTTGTCTTCGTCTTCGATGTCGTATTCCATGATCGTTCTCCCTATGGTTGATCGTGTGGCCTGTGGCGGGCTGCAGTGCCGAGACCCATCACCGCGACGTAGCCGGGCAAGATGAGGGTGACGGTGCCGATCGCCAAGATGATGACGCCGAGCGTCGGGTGATGCTGGAAGCCGTACCAGGACACGGCGGCGACGAACACCTCGGCGAGGAGCAACGCCAGCAGCCGGATCATCGGAAGAGCTCGTTGTAGGTGGCGACCGACCAGATGCGGATGATGCACCCGGGCTCCGGCAGAGCGTCGGGATGGTCGTCTCCGGCGTACAGCTTCCGGGGGTTGCGGTAGGCGACCACGCAGGCGTCGTCCTTCCAGATGTTGGCGGTCGTGAGCGCATCCTCCGTCGAACGAATGATCTTCGACAGGTCCGGATACGTGGTGTGGAACGGGCGGCGGACCGTCTTGCCGCGCGGCAGCGAGAAGCTGAAGCCCGCGATGAGCGGCTCGTTCAACGTGACCCAGTCGGGCCCGGCCGCCGCGCGCGCGGCCTCCTCGACGGCCTTGCGCCACGGGGCGACCTTCTTCGACGACTCCTGCTGGACGACGCGGCCGGTGAAGACGCGGTTCTTCCCCTTGCCTTTGTAGATGGGGCGGCCGTTCTTGCTGCCCTGCGGGCCGGGCACACCCAGCGCGGTGATCGTGATCAGCGGTTCCATGGTGTGCTCCTGTCCGGCTACCGCCACGACTGCACGGAACGCAGACGACGATCAGTGCCCGGCACGACAGCGGCCGAGGACCGCGGCCGGCCGCGCACGATGTAGACGGCGCCGATGACTGCGGCCGCGTGCACGAGGGCGCCCACGAACGCCAGATAGCCGACGACGATGGCGAAGATCCACGTCATGGTGGTCCTTTCGGTAGGAGTCACACAGGAGCCAGCCGAGCAGGAACCCGGCCTGGGCGGAGAAGACACCCCACCCGGTCAGCAGCCACGGCAGCAGCTGCTCAACCGGAGTGGGGACGTGCAAAAACGTCACTGGCCTGCCTCACCGGAATGCACCCGATGAACGGCGGCCAGCGCCTCGCGGAGGCCGGCGTTGTCGTCCACTTCGAGAGCCAGGGCGGCCTGCAGGGCGCGCATGCGGCCCTGGTAGTCGCCGCCCTCCAGAGCGCGGGCGGCGAGCTGCTGGGCCTGGGCCAAACCGCCTGCGTCGCCGGCGTCGATCGCGGCGATCGCCGTCATGGCGTCGGCGTAGCTGGCCTCGCGCCGCTTGGTCACCTCGTGCCGTTCGCGCTCGTCGTCCGCGATGCTAAAGGCGTGGATGAGCTGCCGTCCGGCGTCCTGCACGACCCGGCGGAAGCGGCCGGTCAGGTAGAGGAAGCAGCTGATCATGCCGAGGATGCCCCACAGGACGCCGTCGACGATGTCCCAGAGGCTCATGGGGTGCCTCCGGCGCACTCCGGGTGCGAAGCACCGTCAGGGCAGGCGTCGTAGACGTCGCGGCTGACGTCGATCTCCCGGTCGACGCCGCCGGTGCGGACGATGAGCGTCCACTCCTCCGCCTCCCACGTCTTCACCGGCACGCACACCCGCTTCTTCTTCGCGCCGGTGCCGCGCGTGACGCATGCCGACTTCGTCTTGTACTCGCTGGGCTCGTACGCGCGGCCGACCACCACCGCGGCGGCGGGCGTGGACGGCATGTGCGGCGGGCTGCTTGGTGCGCACGCGACGACCGCGATGAGGAACAGGGACACCCAGAAGAGCGCCACCAGCACGGGGAGAGACAGCTTCACTTCTCACTCCTGATGCGAAAGCTGAAGACGCGGGCATGAGCGGTGCCGAGACGCTGCGCGAGCGCGCGGCTGTCGACGCCGATGCTGGTCAGTTCCCGGTCGAGGCCGGCCAGGGTGGCGGCCAGGTCACGGCCCAGGCCGTCGGCCAGATTCCCTTCGGCCTCGATCGCGAAAAGCAGCTTGTTGAGCCCGGTCAGCAGCGGCTCGATCCGGATGGAGACGTTGTGGAGCGCGCCGAGCAGGTCGGCTACGTCCGCTGGCTCCGCCTCGGCTGTCGTGCACTGGTCGATGAGGCGAGCGCACGCGGCCAGAGCCGCGGCGACGTCGCTGGGACCAGATGCGGTCATGATCGTTACCTTTCGGTTTCGGGTGGGGTAGAGCGGCGAAGAGCCGCGTGGGGCCGGATGTCGTTCAGCAGCAGGTCGGCCACGGCGCCGGGCAGGCAGATGCGGTGGCCGAGCAGGACAGCGCGCAGTACGCCGATGGTGGGCAGGCCGCCAGGGTGCCGCCACAGCGAGCGGTCGCCGTCGCTGGCCTGCGCGGTGAAGGTGCGGCCGCTGTGGTCCCAGGCCACGGTGACGGTGACGCCGTGGTGACTGGCGTAGGTGTGCGGCTTCACCGGTGGTGATCCTGCGGCGAGGGGATCGGGGGGATGAGGCCGGTCAGGTCGCGCGTGTCGTCGCCACCGGGATTGTGGCTGGGGCACGGCCCGAACTCCGAGCAGCCGCACCCGGCCAGCGGCGGCTCCGCCAGTCGCAGCCCCGCCGAGGCGCTGGGGGCCGCGGCCGGGACGCCGGCGTGGGCGGCGGCGAGGGCGCGCTGCTCGACGGCCGCCTGGACGCCGTCGAGGGCGTTGATGATGTCGCGGCGCACCGCGTCGGCGACGGCGATGAGCTTCTGCATCAGGAGGAGGCCGTCGCCGAGGTCCTGCGGGTCGCGGGGGTTGACGCTGATGCGGTGGGTGCCGAGGGCGAGGGTGATGCCCTCGGGCGTGACGTGGTGGAAGACCTGCTCGGGCGTGGGCTGGTCCTGGTTCACGTTGATGGACATGACCATGGCGGTGCTCCCTTTCAGGAGGTGAGGGGAAGGTGCTGGGCCCCGGGCCGGGGCCCAGCACGGGGGGGGGGTTACGGCTGGTGCTTTTCGGCGCGAAGCTGCTCCAGGAACGCGGCCAGTTCGGCGGCGGTGGCCGCCAGGTGGGAGACGCTCATCGCCTTCTCGAATCTCTTGGTCAGCTGGGGGATGGTGCCGCCGCGTGCCTGCCACTCCGCGCGCACCTCCGCGACGACGTCGGCGCGCACCAGTTGGCCGTCATCGCGCGGCGTCTCCTGCTGCTCGGTTGATTCCTTGAGGCGCTCGTAGTGGTCGATGACCTCATGCGCCTGCGCGGGTGTGACCTTCGTGCGGGTTGTGATCTCGACGCCGACGACGTCGGAGATGGCGGTCCGCACGTCGTTGTCGTCGGTGATGCCGCGCTCGGCCAGCAGCGCGTGAAGCTTGTTCATCTGGCCGCGGCTCGCTCGGTTGGCCTGCTGGGCTGCGTCGTTGAGGGCGTCTGCGCGGTCGCTGGCCTGCCTCGGCATGTCCGCGATCGGCCCCCGCTCCGGCGCCGGGCGGCCGTCCTGGACGACGTCACCTTCCATTGTTGGAAGCGGAATAGCTTCCAACCTGGCGATGACGCGGTTGGCCTCGTCCTCGGTGAGCTGCCGGGCGGACTTGGCCTCGCCGATCGTCTCCTTCACCAGGGCCAGCGCCTGTTCCTTGTTCAGGCCGCGTTCGCGAACGAGTTGGATGATGCGCCTGTCCTGGTCGCCGGTGAGCCCGCCGGTCGGCGGCCGGCGAAGGGTCACGGACTCGCGGATGGGCTGTGTCGGCTCTGTCTCCTCGGGCTCGATCCGCTCGGTGACGCGGGCTGGATCGGCGCTGGGGTCGAAGTCCGTGCGGACGCCCTCGTCCACCGCGAGGCCGGTCGCCAGGTCCAGCGCCACCGGTATCGACTTCACGAGCCGAACGCGGATCATGGTCTTGCGGCCCATCTCGTTGAAATGGTCCCGCCAAGGGCCCACGACGCCGCCGTCCTTCTTGGCCATGGCGTACTTGTCGCGGTGCTCCTGCATCTCGGCCTGACTCATCGGCTCGGTCAGGATGCGCTGGGTTCCGTACTCCCCCTGAATCTGGGCCAGGGCATAGAAGCCGAGGACCGGGCCACGGTCCGTGCCCAGCGTCGGCATCCTGTGGACGAGCAGATCCTGGCCCAGGTCCATCTCGAACATGTCGCCTCGGCGGACAATGTTCGACTGGACGGCGACCACCTTCGGGTGCCGGTAGGCCAGGTCGGAGTAGCCGCGGTAGCCGATGATCACCTGCGCGTCGGTGCGCCTCTCCTTCCAGTTCTTCATCGGCAGCAGCCACGCATGCCCCAGTCCTGCGACGCCGGGGCGCAGGCCCAGCTGGGCGCACGTCATCAGGCCGCCCAGGACGGACGGGATGAAGCACTCGGCCAGCTTCGGCGTGACGCGTAGGCAGTTCAGTGCGTCCTGCTTCAGCTGGGCAACGGTCACGCCTCGGGGCAGGACGGCCTCGAACTCGTCGGTTTGACGGCCGATGCGGGTGTTCATCTCTTCGATAAGGGCGGGTAGGCGCTCGCTCACGCGGCTTCCTCCTCGGTGGGCTCAGGGGGTGGCAACTTGTCGAGGCCGGGGTCCGGCTTCACGTAGGGGCGGCCAGCGCTGGACAGCTGCCGGATCGCGTAGGGGCGGCCACCGTGTACGGCCCGGCGGGCGGCCCCCATCCGGTCGGCGACCTTGGCCATCACGAGGCGTCGTCGGCTATCGGCGGCTTCGACGTCGAGCACGACGGCGTGAAGCTCGTCCGCCAGGTCCTTAGGCAGCTCGACCACGGCGTTGCGGTCAATCTGCGGGTGCAGTCTGCGCACCGTGGCGTAGGTGGCGGGGTGGTCGTCAAGCTCCGGCCGCTCGTCCCAGAACACGCTCGCGAGGAAATCCTCGGCCGCGTCACGCAGCAGCGCCGCCTCGTCCGGGTCGTAGTCGATGACGTACTCGCGGAACTCCAGCCGCTCCCCCAGGACGGCGAACCTCCACCGCTTCACGCCGAAGGTGTCCATGTACCAGACGACCTGCACCCGGTAGTAGAGCGGCACCTGATCAGTGCCGGGGTGTCCCCAGCCGGAGGCGTAGGAGTCGGCGTCGGACTTGAACTCCGCCCCTTCGACGAGGACACCGTCGCGCCAGCAGAGCGCGTCCGGGCTGCCGAGCTGGTAACCGCGATCGGCGTGCACGAACGTGCCGCCCGCCGTGACCTTGAACTCGGGGTGCTGATCGGCGAACCAGGCGCGGATGCTCGGCTCCAGGTAGTGGCCGCGTTCCTGCGCCCGGGTCGACGACTCCGGGACAAGCAGCCCCTGCTGCAGGCACCACTCGCTGTACGGCGACGCCCACGGCGACTTCCCGATCACCGCGGCGATCGACGACCCTCCGAGCCGGCCGCGCCGGATGCGGCGGCCGCGGCGGCTGTCGGGCCGGTACCGGCCGAGGTAGCGGGCGGTGCCCGCGTCCCTGGTCAAAACGGTGGCTCGTCGTTGAAGAGACCCCTTGGCTGTTCCGCGTCGCGGCGGGGGCTCGGCAGCTCCAGCGTGAACGGGCCGTAGCGGCGCTCGGCCTCGGCCAGTTTGAGATTGCCTGGATATCGTGCGCCGAACTCCGCGTTGAGCGCGACGTAGCCGTCCGTGCAAAGTCGGTCGTTGGCTTCGCAGTCGGGACAGTCGATGTCGACGGCCAGCCAGCGTTTCCGATTGTGGTCGCGCCACACATCCCCTGGGACGGGCGGCCAATCGACGGAGGCGACCAGTTGATGCCCCGTGTTGGGGTCGTCGGTGCGGAAGTAGACGTTGGCCATGTTGGCGCATCCCTCGGTGCTTGCGGCTCCGAAGCGGGCCGGGTCCTTGGGATCGATGTAGACGATGCGGCAGGTGCGGGTGACTGTGACGACGTCACCGAGGCGGTACAGGGGCTCAGCCACGGCCAGCCTCCTGACTGGTGCGGGCCTCGCTCGGGACTTCCAGCCGGAATGGGCCGTACAGATGGTCGGCCTGCGTGAGTCCTTTCTCGTCCTCGTAGCGGTGGCCAATCTCGGACGTGAGCGCGATGCCGAGGCCATCGTCGTCCGCGGCGTGAGCGAACCAGCGCAGACCACCGCCGGTCCACACGTCGCCCTGCAGCGGCGGCCACAGCGCCGACGTCACCAGCTGATGCTGGTCAACAGGCTGGTTGCTGCTGAACATGAGCGAGAAGAACTCGCCGGTGCTGCCCTCGACTTCGACCAGGACCATGGTCGGCTCGTCCGTGCCGGTCTTGGTGACACGACCGACGTAGGTGATCTTCACCAGGTCGCCGACCTGGTAGACGGGTGCGGTCATGGTCAGCTCCTCTGCTCTTGGCGGTAGGCGAGGTTGTCGGCGTGCGTCAGCTGCTGCTCGGCCGGGTTCGCCGCGTCGCGGTACGGCGGGAACGTGGAGTACGGATGGGCGCGGTCATCAGCGGTGATCGCGTCCGTGTAGGCGAGGATCTCCTCGTCGGACGGGTGGCCGAACGTGGGGCGGCGGGCCATCAAATCTGCTCCGGCCGCTTGGGCAGCCGCTCACGGACGGCTTCGAGCAGGTCGAGGTCGAGACGGATGAGGTTGCTGCCGTTCTGGGCGCGGACCTGCTCCTCCAGGTGGGCGGTCAGGTGCCGGAGGGGGCCTTCGGTCCGGGCGGTGATCGCGGCGCGGACGGCGTCCATCACGTCCTTGCCGACGACGATCAGGCCGCCGCTGCCCTGGGCGCGTGCGCCTTCCTCCAGGAGGGCGATCAGTTCGTCGAGAGGCATGTCGTGGGCCGCGCGCAGGATGCGGCGGCGCAGCAGCCCGGTTTCGGGGGTGCCCGTCGTGGTCGTCAACGGACACCCCCGGCGGGGGACGCGCTTACGGCTACAGCGTCGCCGTGGGGGGCGGTGCACTCCGCGCGGGCGTCAGGCGTGATGAGGTTGAGGAGGTCGAGCAGTGGCCGCCACGACACAGTTTTGATTGCGGAATCGCTTCCAAGAATGAGTGCGGACTCGGCTTCGGCTGGGGCGGGTGCAGGCAGGTGGGCGAGCCAGGAGCCGTCCGGCCGGGCCGCGTACGCGATGTACGACGGCAGGCTGAGGCGGTGCCGCTGGTAGCAGACGATGACGCCGGCGGCGTGGACGGCGGTGATGGTCCAGGTGCCGCCGTCGGTGGTGAGGACGCGTTTGACGGGGTCGAGATGGGACATGTGGGCTCCGGTGTCGGGCGAGGGGCTATCGGATCGCGGGGTGGTAGGACTCTGCGAGCAGGCGGGTCACCTCAGCGCGCGGGATGAAGTGGCTGCGGGCCCCTTTGCTGCTATCCAGCGCGTTGGTGTGGATCAGGGCGTACACGTAGTAGTGGCTGACGTTGAGCGCTTCGCCGACTTCGGCGACGGTCAGGTGGTCGTCGTCGGGTTTCTCGGCGACCTTGGCGGTTTCGAGGTAGCGCACCAGTTCGGAGTGCGGGATGCGGCGGGTTTTGCCCTGCAGCTGGTAGTAGCTGATGCGGCGATCTTTCATGTGTGCGATGACCGTTTTGCTGGAGTAGCCGCTCGCGCGGGCGAATTCCGCAACGGTCAAGAGATCGACGTTGTCGGGATCATGAGACGGAGGGGAGTCCCCCATCTCATGGTCATCAACTCCCTGATGATCATGGTGCTTGTCGTCTGCGGTCACTAGCAAACTCTAGCGGTTTCTGCGATTTACCAACAGTGGATCTGCACACAATTCCGCAGAAACCGCTATTTAAGGGTGATCTGTGCAGATCGTATGGGCGGAAAACGCAGAAACTGCTAGCCTGGCGCCCATGGTCGCGCACCACCGCGAGGCCGCAGCCACTGGAGGACAGTCGTGGCCACCACGCGACCGCCCGAAGCCGAACTCATCCACACCCGCCGGATAGCAAGGCTCGAGAAACTCACCGTTCAAGAAGCCGCCCGCCGCGCTGAAGATCTCAGCGGTGAACGGTTCGCCGAATCCACCTGGCGGCTCATCGAACGCGACGGCAGCCGAATACCCGGCAAACTGGCCCTCATGGCCCGCGTTGTCGGCAACATCACCCCCGAGGACTTCGACGCCATCGGCAGACCAGACGCCGGCGACGCCCTGCGTCTGGACCAGCAGCAGCGCGAGGCCCCACCCAGCGTCACGGACGCGGTCCGCGCCCAGATCGCCGAAGAATTCCGCAGCTCCATGCCGGACGAACTGTGGGAACTGGCCCAGGCCTACAGCGACATCGACCAGCTCGACGCCTCCCCCGAGCAGCGCGCCGCGATGAAGGCGGCGTTGCGCGAACATCTCGCGTCCGGGCAACGCCTGCACGACAGCCACCTCAAGATGATCAAAAACTAGGGGTCTCCCCCAGTTAGCTTGCCTGGCTCAATGGAGAGTCCAGCGCAGGCACCAGCTTGTGTTGCGCCGCATACACGCCGAGCTGGAAGCGCGTGGTCACGCCGCACCGCTCCATCAGCGCCTCGATCCGGCGGCGAACCGTCCGATCCGAGAGCATCAGGCCTCTCTGCAGCTGCCGATCCGACGCTCCGCGCGTGAGCAGCCACAAGATTTTCAAGTCCTCATCCGACATCGGCGCCTCGCTGGGCCGGGCCCCTTGGGCTACCGACCCCACCGGCATCGCCGCCTGCCAGCGTCGTTCGAACTGCTCAACGAGCACATCCATGATCGTGCCCGGACGAATCAGCAACGCAGATCCGTCTTCATCGGGGTGCCGGGCCGGATACTGCGGCACCATGCCGAGCTGCCGGTCGCCGATCACCATCTTGTGGTCGAGGTGCTTGGTCATGCGGATCTCGCACCCGATGCCTTCGGAGTGCTGCAGCCCCGCCACCGCGTCCGGGTCGTCGAGCACCTCCTCCTCCACGATGATGCGGCAACAGGCCAGATGAAGGTTGGGTATGCCGTCATTGCCGATCATCCGCTTGAACGGCGCCGTATGGAAGGCAAGTACCTCGGTGCGCGCCGTGTCATGGATGCGCTGGAACGCCTCTCGCATCTGCGCCGGGTCCGCGAGCACATCGACACTCCCCTGCTCGACGGGCACATGGTTGGCCTGCAGAAACAGCTGATCCATGTCCGGCAGCAGAGCGCGGAGCCGCTCCAGCGCCGCCTGCCATTCCAGCATGGCGGGCGCCAGGCCCAGCGACGGTTTGCACGCCCGCACCGGGTCCACCCCCATGACGAGGCCCCGCTTGCGCAACGACGTCAAGGCTGCATGGGCCTGCTGACCGTACTGGTCCAGCAGGTCGGGCCTGGGCTGTGGCCCAGAAGCAAGGAGCAGGAGGTAGACCTCCTGCTCCAGCTGATCCAGCCCGAGAATCTCCAACATTGAGCCCCCTGGTGTGCTCAGTTGTCCCGGACAGCGGCGGCCTTTCTGCGAAACCGGGCTGCGTGTTCGACCCCGAGCGCATACGCGGCCACCAGTTGGCGGCCCTCGACGTGCCGCCGCCAGGCGAGCACCGTCACGGGTACGGCTACGCCTGCCGACCACATGCTGATCTGCACGAGCGTCTGCCAGGGGCTGGCGTGCAAGGTGACGCTGAGCATGCCGGCGACGATCGTCGTGAGCCAGCACGCCGCCGCGGTGTTGGCCAGCAGCTGTGTGCTGCGCGGATGGTTCATGGGGGGCTCCAGGGTTCGGAGAGGAACAAGGGCTGGAACACGGCTGGCGATTACCAGCCGCCGGTGTGGCCCTGCGGCGCAGCGGGCGCCGACGACGACGTGGCCGTCGTGGTGGTCGTGTACGTGACCTGCTTGACGGTCTTGGTCGTGAAGGTGCCGTCGGCGTTCTTCGTCGTGGTGACCGTCGTCGTCTCGGTGCGCTGTTCCTGCGGCGCCGTGGCGCTGTTCGCGGCCGGCTCCCCGGACGGGCTCGGCTCGGGCGTCTCGGTCTGTACCGAGGTGGGGGCCGCAGACGGGTCTGGCTCCTGGGCGTGGGCGGCACCGGCCATGGAAGCGATGAGCACCGAGCCTGCGGCAATGGTCAGCAGGCGGGACGCAAAAGTCATGGATCGTTCCGTTCGCGAGAGATGAGGGGAAACGGCACAACGTCACCAGCAGCCCCCGACGTGTGCCAGCGAAGGGCCGTTCATGTTTCCTCGCAAGGGTAGATCCCTGTGGAGCGGATGTGTCAAATGTTGCACGTGACCGATTTCGGCGGGGCCGGAACCGGCCACGAAATACATGAAATAGGTAACAATTCCGTCCCGACGCAGGGTGGGGCGCAGACGGTAGATTCTTCCGATGCGATAGTGGCCCCCGCGCGAGATAGGCCAGACCCCTATCTCGTCACACGGGGTGACGGACAAAGGAGCAAAGACGCATGTCGCTCATGACGGGGGCCCTGGCCATCATCAGCGGAGCAGCGGCTGCAGCCGCACTGCTCACCTCGGCGCTCCTCACGCCGGGAGCGCTCGCCCTCGCTGTGTTCGGCATCTCGCTGCCCACGTGCACCATCGCGCTCCTGCGGCTGGCCCGCCACCGGCTGACGCCCGAAGATGCCTACCAGCAGGGTCTTCGCGAGGGCGCTCCGACGCAGCCGGATCACCCTCGCTAAGACGGCCTGGTGCTGCTACGGCAGCGCGAACTCGCCGTCTTTGGCGCCCAGCTCGAACGCCGTCCACTCCCGCTCGGTGAAGCGCAGCACCGGCCCGCCGCGGTCCTTGCTGTCGCGCAGCTCGACGACTCCCCCGGCGAGCCTGACCTCCACGCATCCCCCGGACTCCGAGTGGGGGCTCTTGCCCCAGTCGGGTGTTAGCACGCTGTCTCCTTCATGATCTGTGCGATGAGGTCCGCTGACTCCGTGACCGTGAGGGCCTGCTGCGTCAGCACCCCGAAACGGCGCTCCCACTGGTCAACGTGCGGACCCTCCTCCATGATCGCAGCAGGGCCTCCCTCGCAGTACAGGCGGGTCGGGAGGTCAGGAGCCGTCAACAGCACGAACGATCCCATCAGGCCGGCGTGCTCGTGCACCTCGGCCGGCATCACCTGGACGGCGATGTGCCGCTCGCGGCCTGCGGTCAGGAGCCGCTGCAGTTGCTCGCGCATCATCTGCGGGCCACCGAGGCGGGCACGTAACGCGTGTTCACCGACGACGACCTCGAGGTCAGGCGGATCATCGCACCCCAGAATCCACTGGCGGGCGATGCGAGCGCGGGCGATCATGGCCACCGTGGACGGCTCGTCCCACGGGTGTACGGCGGCGATGACGGCGCGCGCGTAGTCGCGGGTCTGGAGGAGGCCGGGAATCAGCTGGGGCTGCCAGGTGCGGATGAGGCGGGCCTCAGTCTCCAGCGACACATACGGCACCGGCAGGACGCGTTCGTAGTCCTTCCACCAGGATCGCTGGTGGGCTGCGGCCAGCAGCTGCAGGCACTCGGTCCGGATGGGTTCGTCGGCGCCGACGCCTAACGCGTCGAGGAGCCGGTGGACATCGCCGGCCATGACGCGTTTGCGGCCAGTCTCCAGGGTGCCGACCTTCGCCGTCGACCACGACACCAGCTGGGCGACCTCGGCAAGCGTCAGCCCCCGCTCGATTCGCAGGCCGCGCAGGCGCTGCCCGAGCATCTCCAATCGGAGAGGTGGGCTAATACGCGTCGGCATGGCACCAGATTGTTCCGCCTCAGATTTGTCGGCATAAGGGTGCCCTGCACATCTTGATGTGGATGTGACAGAAATTCTGCCGAAGCGGTAAACCATCGTGCCTGTTTGCGCGTCTGGAATTGCCGCTATGGCACACTCTCGGCCGGAAGGTCGTTTCGCTGCGCAGACGAAACGGCCTTTCCCCTATTTCTGACCTGGGCGGAAGTGCACCTTGTGCCCATCGGCGGCGAGCAGCCGCACGTCATCGCCCTCCTCGACGATCAGCACCGGCACACCCGTCGCGGGGATGCCGAGCTCGCGGGCCTCGGCCGGGTCCGGCATCCGCGCGGACACCCACGCCTCGCCGTTGATCTCCACCTCGACCTGGTCGACCGGCTCCACAACGAAGCTCCCGCGGCCCTTCTGGGTGCGGATGAGACCTTCGGCACGCAGGACGGCCAGCGCTTCCTCGACAGTGGCGACGCCGACCTCGTGCTCGGCGGCCAGCTGGTGCAGGGATCTCAGCTTCACGCCCGGCGCCAGCCTGCCCGACTTGATGTCGTTGCGGATCACGTCAGCGAGCTGACGGAACAGGGGCCGGTCCGCGTGCGGGTCGAGAGTCACACAGGAATCGCATCAGGGCTATAGCGCCGTCCTACTTTAGCGTCTAAGCGCTTTAGCGCTAAGGTTGACGAAAACAGCGAAACCCGAGACCGGAAGATCACTACCCCATGACTTCCCGCGCGCCAGCCCCTCATGTGAAAGCACCCGTCTATGAGCCGATCCCGCAGTTCCTGGTGCGGCTGTACGGCCCCCGCCAGTGGGTCGCCGTCTGGCCCAGGACCCCGTGCCCGGCCTGCCGGATCCGTGTCCGGCGCATCCGGGCCGTCTGGGCGGCCGAGTGGAAGCGCCCCCTGGACGCCATCGAGATCGCCAGTGACCTGCCTCAGCGGATCACCTCCTCCCTGTATGTCGGCCTGCAGGCCGAATGCGCTTTCGCCCGCATCCGCCGTAACCTCGTCGCGGCTGGTCGGCGGCGGCCATGGTGACCTCTGCCTCCGACTGGGTGAGCACCTTCTACGACGACCCGGCGCAGGCGCAATCCATGTGCGACCTGCTCATGAGCGTCCATCCCGGATGGGTCATCTGGCGTGGACCTGACCGGTGGTGGCGGGCCCGCCGCCGCTGCTGGCCGGGCCACGCCCTCGACTGGACCAGCACCCGGGCGGGCGTCCTGAACTACTGCATCCACCTGGACGAAGCGACCCGCGTGACGGCGGCCGCGGGCCCCGCTCGTGAACCCCACGCCTGGACTGCCCGTGGCTGCCGGGACGAGGTGAGGTAGCCGTGGCCACGCCCACACCGGAGCCGCAGGACTCATCGGCCGAACCCGAACAGGAGACGCCGGCACCTGCCGCGCCTGTGGCGAGAAGACCGCGGAAGCCGAAGGTTGTGTCGGCTGCGCCGAGCATCGCAGCGGGCTTCACCGCGGTGCGCGCGGCGGATGGAAGGACTGCCCACATCTTCCGAGATGGCAGGAAGTGGACCCGGCGCAGTTGGTCTCTCGATACGCCATGGGATGAGTCCGTGCTCAGATTCCTGATCGCTGAACTGAACTACGACCATGGCGGTCGGGAGGCTGCGCGCGGCCAGCGACGCGACCACACGTTCACGCAGAGGGAAATCAAGGCCGCCAAGGCGGCGAACATGGACCTCGTGCACGTCGAGCGTGAGCTGAGAAAGGCCGCCTACTCGATGCTGCTCTACATGATCCGCGGCGGCAGCGACTAGCTGCGGCCCACACGCGGAACGGCCCCAGCCTTCGCGGGGAAAGCTGGGGCCCGCCGCAGCAGGTAGTTGTGACACTCACCCACCTTTGCCGGACTTTACGCCTTCTCCTTGGCTTCGGCGACCAGCTCCGCGACCTTACGCGGAGTCATGCCCGTGATCTCCTGGATGCGCAGGCGCGGCACCAGTGACTTGCCTTCCGCGTTGGGAACATCGACCGGCGGCCCCGTCACCTTCACGATCGCGGCATGCCACCGCGCCTCTGCCTCCCGGTAGAGGGCGGTCTCCTGTTCCAGGAACGTCTCGGCGGCTTGGCGCTGATCCGCTGGTGCAAGCCGGCCGGGGTTGGGCGCCATGGGGCGCCGGGGCGCGTTCATGGCCACATCGTAAACGAAGCTCATTGCGATTCAACCTCGACCATTGAGGTGACTTTGGCGAGGTATTCGTCGTCGGTCCACAGCGCGCTGCAGCCGCCCACGCGCACATCGCATTCGATGTAGGTTTCGCCTGACGTGCGGATGAGCGCCCGCAGATCGCAGGACGGGCACGGACCGTCAAGTTCCACGACGTGCACGCGCCACGGCGCGAGCCGGTGCGCGACGCGCCGCAGCTCGTCCAGCTCCGCGCACATGTCGTCGATCCACGGCCGGGTGGTGGCCCAGTCCACGTGCCGCTCCAGCCACGGAGCCACCTCGTCCACGGTCGTGACCGCCGGGTACGTCAGGCCGCGGTGCTCGGCGATCAACCACACCCACGACTTCAGCACATCGCCGATGCGGGCCTGGTGGTCGATCACGTCGATGCGGACCGGCACCGGCGCATCCCGCGAACCGGAAACCTTCGGCCCGGCGCCAGCGCCGGGGGCGAGGTGGTGGCCCAGCCACCGCTGCAGCGTGGGAGTGATGCCGATGTCGCGGCGCAGGCGGCTGGTACAGCCTGCACAGATGAGCCGGCCGGTGTCGGCTTCGCGAGGTCCTTCTTGCCCGCCGCAGCGGGGCCCGATGCACAGCGATGTGGTCAAGCGGCGTCCTTCCCGTGGGCGAGGCCCGAGCCGTCATTCTCGGATGCGTAAATGCTTCCGAGAATGACGGCTGTTGACCAGCTACGATACGTCCTCCTCGGCGGCGGCTCGTAGCGCGGCCACGATCTCTTCCAGTGTGCGCCCAGCCACGTCGGCCCACTGGTCCGCGATCGTGCTCATGAGCCGGTCGTGGAGAGTTCGGCCGTCGGACAGGCCGTGCCGGATGAGGTAGTCGGCGAACTTCTCCGCGGCGGTCTCCGCGGCGACGCCGTTGGGATGCTGCGTCCACAGGTTGCCGGGAAGGATGTCGCAGGCAAGAGCGATCGCGCCGATCGGGCATACGCGGCAGTTGCGGATGTCGACGCCGCCTTCCGCTTGACGGTGGTCTACGAAGAAGCCTTGGCAGTGGCCGTTGGCCTCCTGGATGTCAGCTGCACGGGCGAGGACGGCCCGCCAGTTCAAGTCGAGTTCCACCGTGTTTCCTTTCTCATTCGGGCGGCCGGCCGGGCGGCGTCGGCCGTGGTGGTGATGCGGGCGCTCAACAAGGCGTCTGCTGGGTGAACCAGGCCACGATCTCCTCGCGCGGCATCGTCCATTCCTCACCCCATCGGGCGACGAACTCCTCCTTGAACGCCTGGTAGTGGATGGGGTGCACCCGGGTGCCGTCGTCGCAGGTGCCGCAGCTCATGATGAGCTCGGGGTCGACGGCGGGCGCCTGGTCGGGGTCGTACGGCTGTTCGGTGATCTCTTCGGTGGCTTCGTCGAAGGCGAGCACGATCTGACGTGTTCCTGCGCAGGCCGTACAAGTGGCGGCATCGCCGAGGGCTGCCATCAGCAGCGAGCGGGCGCAGTCAGCTGCTCCGGACCCGAGGTAGCCCCAGCTGAGGCCCGTGGGTGAGTGCCGGGGCAGGTGAGTGACGACGCCGAGTTGCTGCCCGGCCTCGTCCTCGACGGCGATGAACGAGCCGCCGATCTCGCGGCGGTAGCCGTGGTAGATGACGTCGAGGCTGGTCATGACGCTCCAGAAACGGGTGTGCCGGGCGGGCTCAGGTGGAACTGGGCGGTCAGCATGGCGACGATCTGGCGGGCGGTCTCCCGGTCGGCGTCGGGGTCGTGCTCCTCGATGGGCGTGACCTTCGTGATCCGGGAGTCCTTAGCGTCGAGGTCGAACTCGTCGTCGACGGCGAACAACTCGGGGTACGGTCCGGGGTCGAAGTCCTCTTCTGCGGCCCTTTCCGCGCATTCGCTGGCGGCGCGGTAGATGGTCACGGGGTTCTCATGCTGGCCATTGACCGTGGTCGAATCGATGGACACGGAGGTGTTGTCGCCGTCACGCGTGAGGCCGAGCAGGCCGACGACGTGCTGGATCTCCTCGCGAGTGATGTAGGCGCTGATGTTGGTGCTCACCGGCGGCGGCTCACTGCTTGTCTCCTGTCAGGTCGGTGAGCGCCTCGACGAGCGTGGCCAGCCGGCCAGCGCCGAACTGCGGGATGTCGAGCAGCTGGTCGTAGGTGCGGGCGGCGAGGTCGCCGATCGTCTTCACACCCTCGGCCTTCAGCGGCTTGGTGACGTGCCACGTCAGCGTCGGCAGCGCCTCCTTGATGGGCGCGCTGTGGTCGAGGCCGGTCTTGGCGATGAGGTCGGCGAGGGTCACAGCTGCTCCCAGACGCCGGTGTTGGTGTTGAGGTAGCGGATGGACGCCGAGCCGGTGTCGGCCTTGGCCCAGTCGAGCGGCTTGAACCACAGCTCGCCGCCCTCCTGGCCGGGCGGGACGATGATGCGGCCCGCGTAGTCGAGGTTGCCGTCGCCGTCGTAGAGCGTGAAGTGACTGCCCTGTCCGCTGCGGAGCGCGGCCCGGAGATGGTTGCGCTCGGCGCGGGTTCCGCTGCCGCGCACGTACATGTGGCCCTTGTAGTTGCCGCCGCAATGGTCGGCGGTGATGATCCAGCCGTAGGGACTGGCCATGATCGTTCCCTTCTGAAGGTAGACGCGGCGGGAATGCACGACCCCCGCCGCCGGGTGGTCAGCGGCCGTACGGCCAGTTGCCGGGGCCGTGGATGCGGATCTGCGCCTCTTCGGCGGCAGTGAGCACGTGCGTCAGGAGCTCGTCGACGCCGTCGAGGTAGCTGCGCAGGAGGCGGTGCCAGCCGTCGAGGATGAGCGGGCTGCCGTGTGTGCCGGGGACGGGGACGGCGATGAGGGGAACGGTCAGATCCACGGTCTTGGCGTGCTCGCGGTCGATCGCAACGAGCGCGCCGAAGCCGCCCCACTCGGCCGGCTTCACTCGGCCGATCGGCACGCGGTCGGCGACGATGTTCTTCGCCGCGGAGACGTCCCAGGCGTACGGGCCCCAGTGGAAGACCTCGCGCCGACGAGTCGCGATCATGGCTGCTCGGGTGGGCTGAGATACCGAACGATGGTGGCTGCCCACTCCGGCCGGAGCTTGCTGTGAGCGGTGGTGAGGTAGGCGTGAGGGTCGGCGGGCTGATGGCCGTTGAGCTCGATGTCGGCGATCGCGCTCTGCTCGCGGATGTGGGCGAGGTGGTTCCGGAAGGACTGCCAGTGCCCCTGCTCCAGGGTGGCCAGGGCCCGGCCGAGATGTTCGATCATGCGGGAGATGGCGATGGCGGACAGCGCTTCGCGCTCTGGTTGTGCAGCGCTACGGTTCATGTCGTCGCTCCGGTGCCGGGCGGGTGGCGGATCTCGGCGGCGTTCACTCGGGGCTCCGGTAGGTCTCCTCGACGGCGTCCTGTAGATCGCAGATGAGCGAGACCGCCTCGTTGGGGGTCAGGAGTGTGCCGGGCAGGTGCAGTTGGACGCTGGCGCCGGTCCAGGCGGCCATGCCGTTCTTGGATTTCAGCCGTTCGCTTGCGCCGACCGGAGGTGCGGGACGGTCGGCGCAGCAGGTCACCCACCCCTGCAGCAGGGTCTCGGCGAAGTCGCCGCGCACGTGGAGGATGAGGCCGCCGTCTTCATCGCGGGTGAGGGCGAGAAGGTTGATCCGGGTATGGCCAGCACCTTCAGGATGATTGGCGGAGATGAGGGGGACGGCGCTGCCGTAGTGCGTGGCCAGGTGCTCGATCGCCTGGACTGCGCCGTGGACAGTGGTCAAGTCGAATCGCATCGAATGGGATCCTTCGGAAGGAGCAGGCGGCTGCGCCGTTCGGAGCAGCCGCCAAGAGGGGGTTAGCGCAGCGCGGCCCGGGGAGCCGTACCAAGGCGAGTGCCGCCGATGTCGGCGCGGGCGCCGGCCTCGATGCCGCTCAACAGGCCAGCGGCATCAACCGGCGACTTGATGTCACGGAACTTCGGGTAGGCGTCGCTGAACATGCGGCTGACGATCTTGTCGCGGTCGAGCAGGGCGATCGTCGTGCTGGTGCTCGTCAGTTCGGCTTCGTGCCTGGCCCGCTGCTCAGCCTCTGCGATGCGTCGGGCAGCCTCGTCGGCGAACCCAACCAGCCATGCATGCCGGAACGCGCGCGGACGCCGGTGCCCTGCGGGAATGGGCTGCCGGTGCAGGCCCGTGAACATCTGCAGGAGCAGACTCGTGTAGAGCAGTTCGGCACGCTCCATATCGGAGCTGAAGCCGAACACCTCGACCTGGGACGGCCGCCCGCTCCGGCCGCTGCCGAGGACGAGGCATTGGCAGCGGAGCGCCTCGGCGACTCGATAAATGAGACGGATCTGTTCGTTCGCCCATGGGTTGTAGGCGGAGATGATGCGGCGGTTGGGCTTGTCGCTGTCGGGATGCAGGTGTCCAAGTTGGGCGCGCTCGATGCCGTACTTGGCCATGAAGTAGGCGGCCTTCTCCATGAAGGTTTCGCGCTCGCCCTCGTGCGTGGTGCTTTCCGCCTGGGCAAGCAGCCTGCGGATGCGATCGAGGGTCTTGTCGGAGGCTGTGGTCACGGGCTTCCGTTCTTGGTGTGGGATGGCCGCGCCGGGGTTAGACGAGGCCGGGGATGTGCGGCGGCTAGTGACGGGTGGCGTCGCGGTCCTCGTCGGTGAAGCCGCCGCCGCGGGTGATGGTGCGGCTGGTACGCGTGAGCGTTTCCTCGGTGCGGTCGGTGCCGTAGTGGAGGGTGTTGCCTCGGTCGAAGCCGAGGCCTCCGGCGACGGTGAACGTGTCGGGAGCGGCACCAAGGTAGAAGAACTTCCAGCCGCGCTTGGTCTGCTCCTCGATGAGGTGGCGGATCTGGGTGCGGGAGCGCCATTCCTGGGAGGCGTTTTCGGCGCCGTCGGTGAGGATGACGACGACGGTCTCGGCGGGCTGCTCACCGTCAGGCATGGCGTCGAAGTGGGCGCGCATGTCGGTGACGGTCTTGCCGATGGCGTCGAAGAGGGCCGTGTTGCCGCCGGGGTGGAGGGTGTAGTCCACGACGTCGGCGAGGGCCACGTACTCGTAGACGGGGCCGTAGTGGTGGTCGAACTCGTAGAGGGAGACGAGGGTCTCGCCGGGGGCGTTGTGCTGCTCGGCGAGGAATGCTCGCAGGCCGCCTTCGGTGTCGGCCTTGATGGGGTACATGGAGCCGGAGCGGTCGAGGATGACGGTGACCTGGCGGCGGGTGGGGTGAGGCATGAGCGGTTCTCCTGACGTTTAGCTTTGGAAGCATTTTCGCTTCCGACAATGATGCTCTGCGATTCGGGAGGTGCGAGGGAAGACACTTCAGTCTTTCAAAGGTCGTAGTGATTTCGCAACAACCATCGCGGGTTCTTCTTTGCGCGCTCTACGGTGTGCGAGCGGACCGGTACTGGAGGGAGAGCGCTTCGAGCTCCTGGTTGCTCTGCGGTGATCCTGGGACGCTTGGGAGGGGGTCAGGAGTACTCGACAGCGGTAAGGAAATCGCGAAATCGCTCTCGTGAGGTTGCGGAAAACCGAGAAACGTGGCATCTGTTGTCCCACCAGCACCCACGGCGGAGGCCCACAACCCGATGTCTGCCAGCAAAAAACCGGCACAAGACCCGGCCAAAGCCGTCCTCTTCCAAGAACCTGGCGTCCCCGACTCCCCGCCAGCGAAAGCGCCATCATCACCACGCGACAAGAAGCCCATCCCACCACGCCGTCTCAAGGGCGTCACGACCCGCTACCCCTTCACCGTCCGCCTGGCCCCCGAGGTCAACGACCGCCTGACCCTCGCCTGCCAGAAGCTCGGCATCGGCCCACAAGGGGCCCTCGAACAAGCCCTGACCGAATGGTTCGACAAGAACGGCATCCCGGACGACCTCCGGCTCGCCCCGCCCGGCAAACGGCCGGCCCGCCCTCGCACCCTGAAGCCTCGCACATACAGGAAGGGCGAGGGCAAGGACGAAACCGAGGAGCCCAGCATCACCGTGCGACTGCTGCCGCTCACCGACGCTCGCCTCACCTACGCCTGCCTCAACCTGCCGATGGGCCCCAAGGACCTCGTCGACAACGTCCTCAAGGTGTTCTTCATGCGGCACCAGATCCCGCGGCCGTAACCGCGCAGCGCCTGCGGTGATTACGGCGTAATCACCGCCGTGTCGATCACGCGGATCTGCCGCACCGGGCGGCTATGCTGGGCCACGACTTTTGCGAAGAGTCCGCGAGAGGGCCGTCACGGCGACGAAGTGGCGGCCTTCTCGTGTTTCCCGACAGCGATGTCCGTGGAATCCCCCGCCACCCTCTCTAGGATGGCCAGTGCGTCCCAGCCGCCTGCCGGGCCGCGACTCTTCGCAGGAGGTACCCGAACCATGTCCACCCCCGGCCACCGCCGATCCAAGCGGATCGCGATCGCCAACAACAAGGGCGGCAGCGGCAAGACCGCCATTACCGTCAACCTCGCCGCGGCCTACGCCGAGCAAGGGCTCGACGTCCTGGTGGCCGAGATGGACCCGCAAACGAATGCCGGACGTCGCCTCGCCCACCAGCCAGACCCTGCCCGCCCCACCATCTCGGAAGCCATCAAGGCTGATCAGCAGGGGTGCGCCGGTGATGCCTTCGCTGACATCGGCTGGCCGGAACCGTACTCCGACCGAATCACGTTGCTGCCGTCCCGCGACGACGTGGAGAACCGCGTCCTCGAGGCCGCCGAACTCGGCTCGGTGCTCCGGCTCGGCAACGCTCTCGACGGCGCCGATGACGACTTCGACTTGGTGCTCATCGACTGCCCGCCCAACCTTGGGCACCTGACGCAGATGGCGCTGTCGGCCGCCGACTACGCCGTGGCGGTCATGGACCCCGAGCTGGACGGCATCAGCGGCGCGCTCAAGCTAGGCGGCTTCGTCACTGAGAAGCGGCGTCTGCTGCACAACCCGAACCTGGCCGTGGCCGGGTACATCGTCAACCGGCTCGACATGCGCGTCGGCGCGCACTCCTTCCAGGCCGAGGAAGGCATCCCGGACGAGTTCGGCGACGCGCTCATCCTGCCGTACATCAACGAGCGGGCCGTCATCAAGGACGCCGCCGACAACGCCCCGCCGGTGCCGGTCCGGCTCATGGGCGGCCGAGGTCCGGAGGTCGCCGACGCCTTCAAGGCTGTTTCCAAGGAACTTGCGAAGCGGATCGGGCTCAAGCTGCCCGCCGAGGTTGGATGAGATGGCAGTTCAGAAGACCCGCGGTCGCGCGGGCACGGGCGCGGGCACGCTGAAGGCGAACCCTGAAACGGTTAAGGCAGGGGACCAGGCGGCCGGCGTGGAAATGGTCGAGGCGCCGCGGTGGCCGACCAAGGTCAAGATCTCGGACCTGGCCGACAACCCCGACAACCCGCGTGAGAAGCTGCGCCGCCTGGGTGAGCTGGCACGAACGATCGAAGAGGTCGGGGTTCTGCAGCGGCTTGTGGTCATCCCGCGCGAGATCTGGCTGCGGGCCAAGCCGCACCACGACAAGCCAGAGACGCAGGGCGGTATCGGCGACAAGCCATACGTGATCCTGATCGGGCACCGCCGACGGCACGCCTCCGAGATGGCCGGGCTGGAGGAGGTGCCGGTCGACGTCAAGGAGGACGTCGCCGAGCAGTCACGCCGCAACGCGCTGATCGAGAACCTCCAGCGGGACGACCTCACTGTCATGGAGGAGGCGCGCGAACTCGACAAGATGATGCGCGAGGACGAGATGTCCCAGCGTCAGGCGGCCACCACTCTGGGCAAGAGCCAGGGGTGGGTGTCGCAGCGGATCTCGCTCCTCAGCCTCATTCCGGCCCTGCAGGTGGCCGTCGACGACGGCGAGCTGAAGATCGAGGACGCGCGCGAGGTCGCCAAGCTGCTGCCGGAGCTGCAGCAGCTCCTTGTTGACGGCGGTCTGGAGCTGGCGGTCGCGCGGGAGATCGCGAAGCTGCCCGAGGCCGAGCAGCTCGCGGCCGACCGTACGGCTCCCGCTCCGGCACCGGAGCCTGCGCCGTCGCCGGCTCCGGTGCCGGAGCCGCGTGCGGAGGCAAACCCCGCCGCGCCCCGGCCGAACGGGAAGAACCCGCAGCCGCCCCACGATGACGACGGCCTCGACGAGGCCCTCCGGTTGGAAGCGGCCGCGAACACGATCGCCAACCTGCGGGTGGCCCGGCGTGTGGTGCAGCACCAGCCGGACAAGGCGCTGGCCATCTACCGGACGCTGCAGGATGTCCTGGAGGAGATGCGCACGGACCTGGAGGGCGCCGGGCTCCTTGAGCGTCGCGAGGCTCCGGCGGAGTGACCGCGCTGCTTGAACAGGAACGGCGACCATTCGGGACCTGAAGGGATCTAGCCCCATGCGCATAGAGAACGTCCTCGGCATAGAGGTCGTCCCCGAACCTCCCTGCGACCCCCATGCCGGCCTCTCGTGTGCCGACGGGAATGAGCCCCTCTGGGACGACCTCGATCAGCAGGCCGCTACGCGACGGACTCCACCCCGCGAGCGATAGACGAGATTGCCTCGTGCGTAGTGCCTGGAGGGCGGCGCAGCGTGTGGCTGCGCGCCCTCCGCAGGTCGAGGGGAGCGGAGACGTCAGAACTTGGTGGTGGCATCCACCTTGGCCACCGCCCTGATCTGCTGCTCTGTCTTGCCCTGTATCCTCCGCAGGTCCGCGCCGCGCAGATCCGCGTCGCCCAGTTCCGTGCCGCGCAGATCCGCGCCCCTAAGGTCGGCGTCGCGCAGATACGCGCCGCGCAGATGCGCGCGACTAAGGTCCGCGTCGCGCAGATCCGCGTCGCCCAGATCCGCGGCGCCCAGGACCGTGCCGCGCAGATCCGCGCCCCTAAGGTCCGCCTCGGTCAGGGTCGCGCCGCCCAGGTAAGCGTCGTACAGGTTCGCGTCGTACAGGTTCGCGTCGTACAGGGTTGCGCGGGTCAAAAGCGCAGAGCGCAGGTCCGCGCCCACCAGGGTCGCGCCGGATAAGTTCGCGGCGCGCAGGTCCGCGCCCATCAGATGGCAGCCGGTGAGATCGACCCCAGGCCAGTCCACCCAGGCGAGCTGAGCCGAACGAAGTGATCGCCTATGCGAGGGATCGTTGATGACCATGCCGAGGACGCGCACTGCGTGGGCTTCGTCAGGGCCAGGCTGCCAGCCGGACTTCGGCGGCTCGGGCGCTTCCCTGGTCGGCTGGTAGTCGTGTTCGAGGATGAACGCCACGACGACGTCCTCGATGGTGGTGGCATCGGCTGGTGAGTCCTTAGCGATGCGTGCCAGGGCGTACAGGCCGCCGATACGGACCTCGACCTTGGTGGAGCCGAGCTGTTCGACGGCCTTCGCATACCGGTCAGTGATCTGCTGCTGCTGGGTGGAACGCAGGGCCTCCTGCCCGGTCTCCCAGGTGCTGGCGGTGTAGATCAGACCGCCAGCGGTGAAGAGCAGGCCGACGAACACGCCGACCGCGGTGAAGTGCTGCCAGGGGCGTTGCTGCCGTGCCTGGAACAGTTCCATGCGCTTGTCGACCGGGAGGGCGTCGTACTCGGTCTGGGTGGGCGGGTTGACGCGCGGGCCTCGCTTCGGCGGTTCGCCGGCTTCCGGGTTCGCCGGCGGGTCGGCGCGTGCGATGCGTCGGGCCTTGGCGCTGGTCGCCGCGGCGACCACCTCCCGCGCGGGGACGTGGCCGCCCATCTGATGGCGTGGCATACCGTGATTTCAGCCGCTTCCGCCCGGCCCCGCGAGCGGTTTGCCCACTTCGAGACCAGCAGGTTGCGAGCGGCGTTTGGTCAGGCCCACGGGCTGAGGTCGACCTCGGGCCCTGGAGCGTCTGGTCCGCTGGGGCGGGCGCGACGCGGACGCGCGGGTGCAGACTCGGGGGCGGGCGGGAGGCGGACGTCGAGGTAGCGCTGGACCTGCAAGCCGCCGCCACGGCGGGCGCGGTCGCCCGAGTCCTCGACGATGGTCATCACGGCAGCGATGAGCGCAGCGCCCTGCTCTGCCTCCTCCGGGGTACCGACCAGGCGAATCTTCACACGGTGCTCCTACGGTGAGGGGGGTTCGGGGTGGCGGGGAGGGCCAGGAGGTTAGCCAGCCAGGTGGGGCAAGCGGCCATCGGAGCGTCGTACTCGATTACGTACGGCCTGCCGTCGACGATGCTCCCGGGGCCGACGAGGTAGCCGCCGCGGCCGCCGCGACCCGGGCCGCGGGTGTCGATGCCGGGCCCCAGCGGTGAGCGCGGGTGGCGGCCGGCGGTGGAGCCGATGAGCACGCCAGGCGGCACTTTCAGATACAGGTGCAGGCCCTGCGACGGGGTGCGGACGGTCAGCGTGTCCGGCCACGGCTGGCCGTACCGCTCGCACCAGGCGGCGAAGCGGGCGATGCCGTTGACGCCGGGTTCTTTGGTATCGAGGTCGATGCCGAGCACGGTGCTCTTCCAGCAGCCGACGCCGACGTTGTCGCCCGGCCGCCACGTCTTGGCCAGGACGTCGGGGTCGGTGATAGCGGCCTGCTGCCAGCCCGGCGCGTAGACGAGTTTGCTGCCGGGCTGCAGGGCGAAGACGGCCAGGCCGCGGGCGGCGGCCGCAAGCGGATCGGGGTACACGCTCAGTCCTCGCCGTCGATTCCGTAGCAGTCGCAGCTGTAGCCGTCCGGGACCCAGCCGCCACATTCGCCGCACGGGTATCCGGCTTCGCCGCCGGTGGCCTGGTAGTAGCGCTCGTTGGAGATGGTCGGCGGGTCGTGGGGGCGGCGCAGCTGCGGGAAGGCCCGCAGGTGCGCTTCGGCGCGGGCGACGTCGGCCGGGCTCATGATGGCGTGCGCGACGACGTCGCCGGCCCAGTGCTCGGGCGTGGACACTGGCGGGGCGCCGCAGATCGGGCAACCGGGTGTGTGGCAGGCGTGCCAGGCGTAGCCGTCCTGGCAGACGTCGGTGGCGCAGTCGTCGTCGTGCGGGCAGTGCGGCCCGTAGATGCGGGGCTGGTCTTCGGTGGCCGGGGCGGGTGGCAGCGGCTCGCTGGTCAGGTAGCGCTTGAGCATGGCGATGGTGAAGGCGACGTGCTCGCGGGCGTTGTCCTCGGTCACGGTGATGCCCGCGGCCTGCTTGTCGGCCTGGACCAGGCGCACGAGCTCGTCGAGGTCGCCGATGGTGAGCACGGCGGCGGACCGCGCGGGGGTGGGCGCGGAGGGGTCCGCGGTGGTGGTGCGGGCCAGCAGGGTGGCGCGGGCCTGCTGGTAGGACACGCCTTCCTGGGCGGCCAGGGCGCGGGTGTCGCGGGTCAGCTTGCGGTTGTCCTTCGGCATCGGGTCTCTTCTCCCGGCAGGGCGCGGCCCACGTCTGGCCCCGCCGACAGGAAAAGGGGACCGCCAGCGGAAAGGATCATCTGCTGCGCGGAGTCTGCGACCGGCCCAGCAGGGCCGCCCGCCCGGGGGCGGGGTCTTCACCGTCGACGCCCCGGCCGCGTGGGCGGCTTCCGAGGCTCGGGATGGCGGGCGCAACCGCCACAGGTGACGGTACATCAGCCGGCCGACAATATGCAGCCCTGTCCAGGAAGCCGCCCCGGGTGATTACGCCGTAATCACTTCTTGGGACGGCGCGGCCTGGGCGGCCGCCGTTCGACGCCCTCCGCCCGCCGTACCGCGGATCTGGATGCCAGCGCGTGAAGGGCGGCCACGGTGGTTTCGAGTTCCTCGGCCAGGACGCTGGTCGGCCGGGTGTCGTTGGCGTACAGGTCCATGGCGCGGACGAACCACTCGTCGTACTCGGCTTGTCGGCGGCGGCGCTCTTCGTCGTCCACGGGGCTACTCGTACTCCTCGGGGTCGGCGATTTCACGGACGTGCAGGGGCTCGTCCAGGGCGTCGGACGGGGCGTGCCAGTAGGTGGCTTGAAGGGTGAGGATGGGGCAGATCGATACGTCGGCGATGGCGGCGACGTGGGCGTCCCATGGGGTCAGGCCGGTGCGGGAGATCATGTCCGCGAGAGCGGTCGCCTGATCGGCTCCCTTCAGCGGGGCGACGGTGACCTGTGGCAGCAGGTCGAGGCTGGCCAGCAGGTCGTCGCCTTCGTCGGTGCGGGCGTCCAGGGAGGCGCCGGTGATGGCCAGCGCGGACACGATCATCGGCTGTCCCTGGGCGTCGAAGGCCTGGACGAGGCCGATGAGTTCGGCGTTGCCGCGGGCGATCTCGGACAGGACGCCGGTGTCGAAGATGTAGGGGGTTGGCTTGAAGGGGATCACTGGTCGCGCTGGCTCTCCACGTGGGCGATCATGCGCGCGACCTTGGCCTGGTCGGCCTGGGCGGCGCGGGCGTGGAAGAGCTGGCGGCGGCGGCGACGGGTGTGCATGTACTCCTGCATCGCCTCGTTGAAGACAGCTGAGGCCGAGTCGGCCTGGCCTCCGTCGACCTGGCGCTCGACGAACGTCTTCACTTCGGGATCTATGGTGATGGTCACCTTCGGCTTGCGGGAAGCGGTCTCGTCGCCGCCGCCCGCTACCGGATCATGCTGAGTCATACTCGGATCATACCCACATGGTGGCGGGTTGCCACGCCATCACGAGGCCGCCTTGTGCTTCTCCTCCTTGGCTTTCGCGTGCCGGAGCATGCCGTTGGCTTGCACGGCCCGTGCAAGGTCCGGGCCGGGCAGGAAGACGGCTTTCCACTGGTCGTCGATGCGGAACGTGGTGCCGTTCGGGCTCTTGACGTTGTGGGCGGGCACGTGCCGGTGGAGGAAGGTTCCCCATTCGCCGAGCGACACGCGGTGACCGTTGGCGACGGCGCGCAGGATGCTCCGCAGGACGATCCTGAGCGTGCGCGTGGCGTCGTCATGGTCTTGGTTCAGGTCTGCGGCGATGTCGGCGATCAGCTCGTCACGCGTCACGGTCATCTCCCAAGGACGGCGGGCTTGTTCTTGGAAGCGTAACCGCTGCCGGAAAACTCTCACCAGTGCAGGGAGTGGAAGCGGCGGGCGTGGCCGGCGATATCGGCGCGCGCGTATCCCCAGTCGGTGAACTGTTGAACCTGGCGCAGCAGCCGGAGCGCAGGCCGGGTGAAGCGCCGCTTGGTCGTGGCCGGGAGGTCGGTGATGCGGCCGGTGGGTAGCTGCTCGCGGGTGATGCCATGGAGGGCGAGCAGCTCGGCGACGATGCCGCCCTGTTCGTCGCCGGGTGGGGTGGCACAGAGGACGTCCAGGTCGTCGAGCAGCCGGTCTGGGGTGATGCGTGGCGTCGTCAAGGCGAGCGTTTCTCCGGCGAGGTCGAGGTCAGAAGGAAACGGGGTCCTGGCCCGTGCAGGCGGGCCAGGACCCGGTAGGGGCAGCTGGTGATTACGACGTCATCACCAGGGCAGGCCGAGGGCGACGATGAGGGCCAGGTCGTCGGCGCCGGGGTTGCCTCGGGTGACAAGCTCGATCTTCGGCTGCTTCAGGTGCTTGAGGAGGACGCCGCGTAGTTCGCCGCGGGCGGTGTAGGCGAGCCGGTAGGAGGATGCCGGGAACGACACTGCGTACCAGGGGTCGGCTGCCTGCCCCGACCGGATGACGCCGTCGACGTTGTCGGCAGTCCAGCCGTCGCACAGGCACAAAGGGTCGCCGCAGCGGCGGGCAGAGCGCGGTGTCTGCCGGTAGCGGTCGAGCCGGCCGGCGAGCATCGGGCAGGACTGGCGGCTGTAGTCGGCGCACCAGCGATGCTGGGCAGGTTCGTTGATCCAGCCGCGCATCATGTCGGCGGGCCGCACCATGGCCACCGCGGTGTTGGTGGGCTTGCCCAGGGGTTCGCCGCACAGCTGGCACAGCCCGGCGCGCAGGAACGTGGCCACCTTGTCGAAGTCGACTTCGCCGAGGATCGGGGTGTTGTCGCGGTGCCGGATGGTGATCGCCGGGATGAGGAGGCCGTTCCAGTGGGGCAGATGCCGCAGCTGGCGAGGGATCGGGGTCTCGTTCATGCCTGCGCCCCGCCCAGCTCATCGTCGCCGGTGAGGGATTCCTGCCGGGCGGCGGCGTCCTCCTGCGCGGCCAGCTCGGCCGCGAGCTCGGCCACCTGTTCGCGCAGCTGGGCGGCGCGGTGTTCGTGGCGGGCTTGGCGGCCGGGGGCGTGGAAGCGGTCGTGGGCCGCCCTCAGCTGCTCGACGGCGGGTTGAGCGAGCCAGTGCTGCGTGAGGGAGTACACGATGGCACGCACGGTCTGTTCGGTCTTGGCGGGGACGCTGATGGAGGAGTAGCGGCCGAGCCTGCCGACCCACGGGCCGTGGCGGCCGTCCTCGGTGATGGTGTCGGCGTTGTAGGTGCCGTCGCCTGCCAGGGAGATGCCGTTGATGACGGGGGCGCCGCGTCGTAGCGCGCTGCCTTCTTGATGCCGGTGGGTTTCGTGGCCGGGGGCGGCGTCGCCGTACTGGACGCGCAGCTGGTTGCGCTGGCGTTGACCGCCGTGGGTGGATCGGTCGTATTCGAGCGCGTCGAGGCCGAGCCAGAACACGCCGATTTTCACGATGGCGTAGCGGGTGCGGCCGCTGTCGAGGTCCTGGGAGACGTGGACCGTCAGCAGGCGTGCGCCTTTGCCGCCCGGCTTGGGGATGCGGATTTTGAAGGTGTCGCTGCCTTCGACGCGGTCGCCGTCGCGGTAGGGGTCGGGGCCGAGTGCGGCCAGGATGGCTTCGGCGTCGAGGCCGCCGACTTTGCGCAGTTGCAGGTTGGCTTCGACGAGGACGTCGAACCGGGACGGGATCTGCCCGGAGTTCGGCGCGAACACCGGGCACTTCGCATGGCATGGCTGGCCCGGGTCGGAGCGGCACAGGATGCAGGAAGCGTCGGGCTTCGGCACCGTCTGGGACACGTCGAAGACGGGTTTGCCCACGTAGGCGCTCCGCCCCTTCTGGTCATCGCCGCTGTCGGGTGCAGGTTCCTGCTCGGGGTTCTTGTTGGCGCGCTTGCGCCGCTCGTGCAGCGCCATCACGTACAGCGGGCGCGCGCCGTCGACCACCTCGCGGCCTTCGCCGCTCCACCAGCGGGCGCCCTGGACGCGGGTGGCGTCCGGGTCCTGCACCCACAGCCGCATGCTGTTGGCGATGTTGTAGTGCGGAAACTGGGCGGCGTACAGGCGGAACTCGTCGAGCAGGGCCGGATTGTCGCGGATCGCGGCCGCGGCCACTTTCCCGGCGGCGATGCTGGTGGCGTCGCCGAGCATGGTCCGCTCGCGCCAGGCGGCCCACTCCTCGTCGGTCAGGTCAGCGCCTCGGCCGGTGTCGGGCTTGTTCAGGGGGATGCGCAGCATGAAGCCGCACCTCTTTCTGGTCTTGGTTTCGGGTGAAAGGGGGGCTGCTGGGCCCGCCCGGGGTCGGGACGGGCCCAGCAGGGGGTTACGCGTAGGGGTTGGGGCCGAACAGGCCCTCGGCAACTTCGGCGACGCCGTCGAGGTCAAGGTCGCCCGCGAACAGGTCAAGCTCGGTCGCATCGTCGGTGGGCAGGCCAAGCAGGCGGGCGGCGCGGACGGCGGCGTGCACCACAGGCTGCGCCGAGGACACCGAACGGTCGAGATCGCTGAGCAGCCGGACGGCGTCGGCAGGGTCGTCCTCGACGGCGACCACGAACGCACCGACCGAGGTGCCTGGCTGCCCGGCCCAGTGGCCTCCGGTCAGCTGGCACACCCAGCCGGCCAGGCACATGCTCGTGGAGCAGCGCCAGTCGCACTGGTGGTGGGTGATCTCGCCGGGGTTGAGGGAGCCGGGGTCCGGGAGGGTGCGCATGAAGGTGATGACGGCCCAGGCCAGGTGGCCGCCTTGCAGATGGGACAGGTCTGGGTAGGACGGGCAAGCCACAGTTGTTGTCATGACAACCTTTCGGAGCGGAGGGGTTCAGGTGGGCAGGATGCGGGCCAGGGTGTACCGGCTGCGCTTCAGCTGGCTGTCGGAGGACGGCATGTGTGTCCACGTCTTCACCAGGACGTGGCCGATGGTGTCGCTGGGCTCGGCGTCGACGGCCTGCTGCAGGTACTCGTACGCCTCGACCTTGCGGGTGAACAGGCGGGCACCGAGGGGTGAGCCGACGTGGGCGATGGCGTCGTCGATGCTCTCGGGCAGCCACGGGATGCCGTCGCTGTACCAGCGCCACAGCTTGCCGTTGCGCATGCAGCCGTACACGGTGGTCGTGGCCACGTGCAGCCGCCGCGCTGGCGTGGCCGCGCCGGTGACGTCGTCGTCGCGTTCCCACACGTGGATCTCGTGGCCGCGCCGGAAGTTGCGGTTCGGGCAGTCGCCCAGCAGGACGAGCGTGAGGAGACGTTCGCCGCCGCGGTAGGCGTGGGGGTGGCTGACGTCGACGATTTCGGCGGTGACGCGGTGGCCGCCCGCGGTGTTGGTGGTGTAGCGGGCGAAGCCGCCTGGACGCGGGTTAGTGATCACGGTCGGCTGCCGTCAGGGGGACGCTGTGGTTGGTGGCCGTTGCCTGCTTGATGCGCTTCTCACACACAGGCCCGATCGCCTTGGCAATCGAGTCTTCGCGGGTGAGGGATCTGCCGCACATACAGCAAAAGTGGTGTTGCTCGCCGAACGCGACAGCGTCCTCCAGCGTGATGTGCATGTCCTGCCGGAGCCGGTCGATCACATCGAAGGTGACCATGCGGCGGTAGAGCTTGCCGCGGCGGACTTCGAGGCGCTTGATGTTCTGGCGGCCGGCGTAGTAGCGGCTGGGCTTGACGGCGTACAGGCGGCCGTCGAGTTTGTAGACGCCGGGAGTGAGTGACGTCTGTGCGATGGTCACGGGAGTGAGGCCCCCTCTTCGGGTCGGGCTGGCGTTCGAGGTAGGGGTGCGGGCGCAGAGGCTGGGCCCGCACCGGTGATTACGGCGTAATCAGATGAGGCCCATCCGCAGCAGCGGCGACATACACCCCTGCGGGCAGCTGCCGTCAAGCTCGATCGTGTGGGCGTGCGGGCAGGTGACGGTGTCGCCGTCGGTGGTCCAGCCGTCGGGCAGCAACTTTTCGAGCTCGTCGGCGAAGTCGTTGACGTCCATGCCGTCAGGCGGCGCAGGACTTGGCGGCCTGGGCTGCCAGGTGGCGTTGGTAGGTGGCCAGGGACGCCTTCACGTACGGGTCGCAGTTGTTGAATGTCAGCTCGGGGCCGCTCCGGAAGGTGTGAACCCAGGCGTCGAACGAGATGGGGGCGTAGTAGCCGTCCGACATCGACAGGCCGTAGGCGACGTAGCCGCTGTAGGCGGCCTGCTCGAAGGCGGCCGGTTCGAAGAGGTCGCCGAGCAGTTCGGTGATGCCGTCGCGGTGGTGGACGCGAACCGGCTGGTCTTGCGTTGCGGCTTGGGTGAGGGCGGCTTCGTACGTGAGGGCGTACGGCGACTCCATCCACCAGGATTTCGGGTCGCGGTTGGTGGGCTCGATCTCGGTGATGACGAAGCGGGTGCCGGTGTGTGCGGCGGTGTACCGCTGGTAGGTGGTCATGCTGGCCTCCTGGGCGTGGGCTTGGTTTCGGGTGGGGCCGCGCCCGCTGGGGTGAGCGGGTGCGGAGTGGGTGGGCGTCGTCAGCGGCCGGGGGTGACGTCGTTCTGTACGGCCGTCATCGCTTCGCGCAGGCTCAGTCCTTCTTGGAGGGCGCGGGCGACGGCTTCGGCCGCGAGGTTCGGCCCCCACAGCGGGAGGGTCTGAATGAGTGTGAGGAGCGCCTGGCGGACGTGGCCGTGCGGGCCGGGGTCGCAGGCGAGGCGCTGGTCGTTGGCGCGGTTGAGGTCGCGCAGCAGGGCGAGCATGGCGTCGCCGAGCTGCTCGGTTGTGGGTGCGGCGGCTGGGGTTTGGGTGGACATCGGTGGGGTGCCCTTCTAGTGGCCGGTGGTGGAGCAGGTGGGCTTGTTGTCGCTGCGGCCGGTGGCGTGGGCGTCGCAGGTGCGGCAGAACGTCCGCCGGGCGATGTCGTCGGCTGCGTCCTCGATGGCGTCGCACGCGGCTGCGAGCACGTGCTGGGCCAGCGGCTCCGCCAGCTGGTTGAGGTCGGTCACGCCGCTGGCCTCGGCGCGGTTGCGGGCGGCGGTTTGTGCGGCGATGCTGACCTGCTCGTGGACGTCGTACGCGCTGACGTTGTACACGCTGGGGTCGCCGATCATGCTGCAGGCGCTGACGATGGCGCGGTCCAGGGCTTCGGCGAAGCCCTGGCCGTCCATGAGCGCGGACCGGCCGGTCAGATAGCACGGCTCCGGCTTCCCGTTGAGGTAGGTGACGGGGCTGAGTACGGCGGCCGGGTCGGCGGGAGTGACCTCGCGCTGAGTGGCGTCCGGGGCGGCGTCACCGTTGACGACGACGGTCCAGCCGTGCGCCTGGAGAATGTCGGCGAGATGCGGAGTGGGCTCGTCGGTGGGGACGCCGGTGTCGATGACGGCGACCAGGCGCGGCTCGGGGAACAGCTCTGCGTCCGCGACATCCGCGACAGCGACGGCGACGACGTGGTGGGTGGCGGGGATGGCGGCGTTGTTGAGGTCGATTGCGATCGCGCCGTCGTCGTAGGCGACGGCGAGGTATCGGGTAGTCATGGCGGTGGCTCCGTGGTGACTGTCCCGGGACGCGATGGACTTGCGCCCCGGGAAGATTTTTTGATTGCGGTTTTGCTTCCGTGATTTATAGGCTTTGAGCGTGGTACAGCTCGTGGGACTTCGCGAGGATTCGAGCCTGCGCCTGATTGCAGTCGTACCTGCCTGGCAGCAGCACCCAGCCTTCCTCCAGCATCTGCTTGTGGTGGCTGTCGAGGAAATCCTCCAGGGTGCCGTCAGATCCTCCGAGGTAGAGGTCGCCCCACCACAAGTCGTTCTCGTCGTAGTGCTCCAGTGCGCCAGCGGCGCAGAAGTCTGTGTCAGCGCGGGTGCCTGTGAACTCGATCGCCGCGACCGTTCCGTCCTGGGTGACGTCGCCCCAGGCGTCGAGGGTTCCAGGGGTCGCTATGTCTAGGTGCTGGATCTCGATCCCGAGAGCTGATTCGGTGTTGCGGGTGTAGAGCCGGGCGATCATTGCCGCTCCATTCGGGGGTGTCCGCGTGTAGGTCGGGGAGTAACGCGACTGATCCTTACATGGGTCAATGCATTTTCGCAATGACTCTTGGAAGGATGCTTGTACGCGTCTCAGAGCGTCCCTGACGCGACCACCCGCACCACTGACCCCATCACCCCAGACACCCTCTGAAACTCCCGCAGCGACCAGCACAGAGCGACACTTTCGCGCGGAAGAGCACGACGGAATCGAACAGAACAGCGGATCTACGAAGCCTTGTCGTCCGCCGCCGCTGCCGCCTCCGCGGCCGGCGGCGTCATCATCGCGCGGAGCACCTGGCCCGCCAGCTCTGCCCGGTGCTCGTCGGGCAGCTCCTTCAGTGCCGCCGTATAGAACCGCTCGGTTGCTAGGTACCGCGAGAACTCCAGTGGCTGGTTGAAATACGCCCGCAAGTGGCTCGCTGTCGACTCCTGAGAGCGGACGAACGTCCGGCCCACGTACGCGCCGAACGCCGCGGCGGTCGCGCCGAGGGCGCCAGTAACGATCGCGGTCGACGTGGTCGTGGCCGTTATCGCCAGGTAGGCGAACACGGCCAGTAGGAGGAACCCGGTGACCATGGCGAACTGAGCGTTCCGGAAGCTGCGGCGGGCCTGCGAGGTGGCGATCTCGTGGTAGTAGTCCAGCCGCTTGTGGGTGACGTCCCAGAGCGTTCGGAGCGACAGGGCTTCCTCACGCGCGAGCGAGGCTTCTGCTGCGCGCAAGAGACGAACTGACCTTTCTGCGCGGCGGCGCTCGCGTACCTGCTCGACCAGGACGAAGACGACCACGAGGAAGACGCCCAGCGCGACCACACCGATGATGAAGACGACGATTGCGGTGAAGTCCGCTGGATTGGCCTGCGCCGTCATAGACGGTGAAGATCCGCCGAACACGTCGGAGAGCCTGAACGTGACGAAGATGATGAACGCAACTACCACGACGCCGGCCAATAGCATCGCCGCAGTCAACACCCACGGCGGCCCTTCATCATGCGTGCGGAGCTGCTCTAAGGGCTCGTCCCCCGTGCGCTCATCAGCCATACGAACAACGTATCTGCCGACCGCCAACTCAGTTCCGCAGAATCGCGGAATCTACGTCGTAAAGGGCATCTGGACATGCTTGTTGTCTCCGTCCAAAAACCAACCGTTCGACGACGATCAGAGCTCTGACCTGCGGTGATGCCGTCATAGGGAGGGACGAGTACCGCCTGCGGCGGGACCGGACTCCGGTAGGTGTGCGCTCACTGCACCCTTACAAAGTAGATTCGCGAGATTGCGCGCGCTCACGCTCCAGCCGCGCACGAGTCCTCGCCCGAGCCAGAGCCACCGTCTGCGGAGACACCGGTTCATCCTCGACCGGCGGTTCCCAGTCCTTCTCCGCGATCACACCGTCCGCGATAGCAGCAGCAGCCTGCTGATCCCGGCGCTCCCGCTCCCACCGGTCGGCGGGCTTACGTTCGACCTCCTGTGGCTGCGGGGCCTGCATGCTCCGCGCGGCCGCCGGCGACGCGGCGGCCAGCATCTGGCGTGCCCGTTGAGCATGCTGGGCCTGTCTGCCGCTTCTCGTCGCCCGCATCGCGTCCACCTCGGCCGCGCGCTTGGCCTGCTGCTGACGCATCTGGGCTGACTGCTGCGTCACCACCGCTGTACGAGGAGCCCGCGGTTGTCCGTGCCCGTCTACCCAGGCCGACAGCCGGTGCGTGGCCCAGTCGTGGGTGCCGTGCGCGAACGCGCTGTTCAGCCATGGGCTGCCGTCGGGCCTCGTGTTCAGGGCATGTAGCACGTCCGCGACGGTCCACCCCGCTCGAAGGAACGGCTGGGCAGCGTCCTGCGCCCATCGAGGGACGTCGTTCATGTCGTTCCTCCGTAGCGGCTCAGATAGGCGCGTCGTTCGGCTTGCTCGGCGCGTACTCGCGCGCGCTGAGCCTCGACGGCCTGGCGGAACGCCTCGTTCGGTGTCACCGGCACCGTCGCCTCCGGGGGACAGGGCGCCAGCGCCTCTGCTCTGCTCATCTGCGGCTCCAGAGGGATCGGCCCGCCAGCGGCGGCCCGCCTCATGACCTCCTGACTCGCACGCCATGCTGCCTGGTCAGCGCGGCGTCGCGCGGCGGCCGCCGCCGCGATCTGAGAGGGCCACGGCTGCGTCAGCTGGCCGTCGTCGTCACACCAGAGGTTGAGCCGGGCGCGGAACCGGGAACGTAGGATCCGGATGCGGGCGGACTTCGGCAGCGAGCCGAGTCCGTCGGTGATCGACCCCCACCGGTCGCCGCCGGGACGGACGTTCAGGGCGTGCTCGATGTCGCGCACCGTCGCGCCGGTGGTCACCTCGTGGCGGGTCAGGGACCGCAGATCCCGCACCGACAGGTCTTTGAAGAGCCCGTTGTCGGTCTTGAGCCGTTCACACAACCGCAGCGCGTCGGCCCTGGTTGTCGCGGAGACCGTGGAGGGCCACGACGGAGTCGGTTCCGTGATGACGGAGGCCTCGCGCGGGCCTGCGTGACGGCCAAGATCCGTGAAAACCTTAAGATCAACGGCGGGAACGCAAGTTTCATCCACAGGGGCTTTGACCAGGTAGAACGTGGGACGTTCGGAAAGCGTCTCGCAGGGCCACGGGTGCTCCTCATCGAGGGCCTGGGCGTCGAGCTCGGCCTCGCGGACAGCGACGGCGTCGAGGGCGTCGGCCTCGTACAGCGCCGCCAGGAGGTCGTCGGGGACGATGGCCACGTACTCGCCCGCGAGATGGCCCAGCGTGTCGGCCTCGCGCTCCTCCTTCGTGCGGTTGCGGGACTCCGGCGTCGACCCCGGCGTGACGACGCCGATCAGGCCGGCGCGGCGCGCCCAGGTGAAGCGATCGCTGATGGTGCGGAGCGACACGCCGACCTCGGCCGCGAATTTCTCCCAGGTGAAGCCGGGCAGGGTGACGCGGTCGGCGCCGAGGTTGAGGGCGAGCTGCCACAGGAAGCGGCGGGTGTTGGCCGTCCAGTGGGCGCGGCGGCATTCGCCGTCGACCAGGTGAAATCCGAGGTCGAGCCACACCGCGAGGGAGGGCGCGACCTGGTGCCCGTCCGGGACGGGAGACTCCTCGACGGGCCCGCGGGGGGCGGGTTCGGAGGGTGTTTTGGGCGCGGCTGACCGACACGCCGGAATTTCGGAGTCCGGGCATGCTGGGATGGCCGCCTGGCTCCGTGTTATTGTCGGCTCCAAGCGTGAGTTGGATTTTGCGCGCAGAAAGCCCCGGCATCCGGCCGGAGCCGATGCCTGTGAACGCCAAAGACGCGCGTGGCTATGCAGTTAGGGGTCGTGCTCAGAGCAAAGGGCCGCCTCCTCGGGCGTGGTCGAACAATTGAATGAATCAGGAAGCCGGACCGGCGACTTTGCCGCTCAGCTCACGAGGTTGGCCGCCAAGTGGGAGCTGAACGATCTGGTCGTCTGTCGCGACGTTCGCGAGGGGCCCCGCTCTGCGGGGCTCTTCTCATGTCTGGGGGCTGTTCTCCTTTCGCGCCAGCCGTACAGCTAGGCGGCTGCCATGGCATCGTCCATGGCATCGTCGAGGGGGAGTTCCTGCTGAGACTCCTCGGGAGACAGCGAGCTGCCGAGACCGAGTGCCATCGCAATGAGCTCCTCGGCGACACGGGCCTGTGACATGCCGGTGCCCGCGTGGAGCTCCCGGATGGCTTCCTCGACCTCGGGACGCGTGAAGGACAGCGAGAGACGCCGACGCAGGATCGTGCGCTCCGGCCCAGGCTTGCTTACGCTCATGGTCGCCTATCCTGGCGCAACTGTGATTCATGATTCCAGCACCTTTGCGGCGTGTCGCGCGAGCACTTTCAGCGACTTCGATCATCACAGGTGCCCGTCTCTGCGCATGCGCACCACCCCCGGACTGGCCAAAGGGTCCACTACGGACGACAGCGTCACGATCCATGCCCTCCGTCCCAGATGATCCATCACGTCAGAGATGACCGGAACTCTATCGGGTCCTGCGGAAATTCGGCCAGTCCTCAACCCATGAAACCGCAGAACCCGATAGAACCAATCATCCGATCATCTGCTCTCCGGACGAATCCCGTTCCAGGTGATCATCTCCGGGCGATGCTCCCGCGCCAGCCTCTGCGCAGCCACCTCCGCATGGGCCGCCTGCCTGAACGGGCGACTACGCGCGGCCTCCTCCGCAGACGGCCCGTACTCGGCCGCGGACCATTCCTCAGTGCCCCCCGGATCCCGCACATCCCGGCAGATGATCTTCTCGACCTGCCATCCAACCTCGTACGTGCGGGCACCCGTCCGCTGGCCGTAGAAGTAGACCGTCACCACGGCCCCCGGCCGCTCCCGCGCCGTGTACCGGACGCTGTACGACGGCGTCGCCTGCACGTCCCCACCCACCTCGCCGGCGTCGTGGAGGACGCCGCGGGTGTCCGTGTCACGGCTGAACACCTTCAGCCACCGCGGCCGCGGCGTGTCGCCGGCCTTCACTGCGGCCCCCGACGCACCCAGAAGACGCACTCCTGGCCAGGGCGCTGGATGACGACGTCGTGGTGCAGGCGATGCGCCCGCACCATCACCGTCGTGCCCGCGGCAACGATCGACTCGATCTCGCCCACATCAGCGCTACGCCGCGGCCCCCGCCGGGAGCACAGCCGCACCGTCCCATCCGCGTGTGCGCCCCGCCACAGCAGACGCACCGCCTCCGTCTTGCCTACCGCCTCGCCTACCGCCTCGGTCCCGGTGATGAGAGCGCCGACGTTGGACAAGACAGCGCGCAAGGCTGCCATCCGCTCGCCCATCAGATGCGGCCCTCCAGGGCGCTGACGCGCTCCTTCAGCTTCTCGATCTCCTCGCTCAGGCCCTGAGCCGACTGCATCCGGGCGGCGGCCGCCGCAGCCGCCGCGTTCTGACGGTACGCCTGCGCCTTAGCGGTCAGCCCGCAGTCATCCCAACTGGCTGCCTGTTTGATCAGGTCGTCGACCGTGGCCCACAGGTTCGGTTCCATCCAGATCCCCTTTCTCGGGTCGCGAACCTCTCGGGGAGGGGGTGTCGGGCCGGGAGGTTCGACCGGCCCGACACCCGTGAGCAGCCGCCAGCGATTACCGCGAGCGGACGACCTTCGTGGGGTGTGCGGCAGTACGCCACGACTCGCGCTCCGACTGCAGCGGCGCCCGGCACTCTGGGCAGCACGCCAGCCGGTACGGCGCCAGCTCCACCTCCACGTCCCGGCTCTTGACCGGGCACCAGACGACAACCGCGAGGCGGCCCATCACGCACCCCCCGCCCGCGAGACCGCCATCAGCGCGCTGCCGCGCCGCCACACCCGCTCCTCGACCACCAGCGCCTCCACCGCGGCGTCGATGTCGCCGAGCGTGCACGCCGCGATCCTGCCGCCGATTGCCGCGATCACCTGGTCGAGCTCCATCCAGCCGGGCGCAGCCCCGAGGACAGCTTCGATGGCCGCCTGCACGTCACCCCCGGCCGGCGAGGCCTGCGCGTCGCCGGCCACGAGTGTCAGTCCCGGCTGGCGTCCGCGAGCGAGGAGCTCGTCGTAGTCGGCGAAGAAGCCGAGCGTCACCTCATCCCACATGCCCGCGGCGCGCCTCTGCGCCCACCCGAACGGGTCGTCAACGATGAGGGTGCGGGCCTTCGCGCGCGGCCGGGCGTCCGGGCCGGACAAGTAGCACAGGCCGCTGGTCGGCTCCCCGGTGGAGACGAACGCCTCTTCGAGCGTGGACGGGTCAGCGGCCAACCCGACCATGTGATGATCATCGGATGCCTTCGTGCGGAATCCGGCGACCTGCCCGGCCAGGTTGGAACGCAGCCCCATCTCGTGCAGGTAGTCCAAGCCGGCGTTCTGGCTGATGCCGTCGAGACCACCCCCGGCCTTGCGGATCGTCATCGCCGACGTCGTCAGGAGCTCGACCGCCTCCCGGCCGTAGGTGTCGTCCCCGAGCAGCAGCGGCAACTCGTCCAGCACGCCGTAGAAACCCGGCATATGGAACGTGCGGCCGGTGACGGGGTCGATCAGCTGCTCGCCGGGCACCAGCTGCGCCTTGCCGCGCCGTTCGCGGCCGCGCTCGTCCATCCAGATGGCCTGTCCGAGGTAGGCCGAGCGGCGCCGGAACACGTACGCGAGCCGACGCAGCTGCGCGGCGCATCCCGGCACTCCGGTCGCCTGCAGGGTGACGGCCTTCAGGAGGTCGGGCATGCACTGCCCCTCCTGCGGGTCGAGGACGCCGGTCACGAGCTGGGCGCAGCGCAGCGCGAGCGCCACCTTCGTCTCGGCGAACCTCGTCTTGCCGGACTCGACCCGGCCGAACGTCAGATGCATCTGCATGCCGCCCGACCTGGTCCAGAACTGCACGTGAGCGGGCCGCGAGTCGAAGAAGTAGCCGACGCGCGCCCTCCCGGTGCGCGGGTCGATGCGGGCGCCGTCGTCCTCCAGGGTGCGCCTGCGGGCCAGGCTGGCGTCGTTCTCCACGACGGTGAGGACCGCGCGGGAGGCGTCAACCGGCCGGGTCGGCTCGATCTGGACCTGCTCGACGCCGATCCCCTTCAGCGAGGCGATCACCTCGCGTGGCGTCGTCCCGAACAGGTGCGACGGCAGCGTCCGCCCCGGCGTACCGATGATCGGCGCAGAGAATCCGCCCGGCACGTCGACCGCCCGGCCGAGCCGGGTCGTCGCGAACCCCGAGTACAGCGGCACGACCTCGTCCGCCCACCACTGCTGAACGGAGGCCTCGCCCGGCTCCGGGTCCGGCTCGGGCTCGACCGGTGGCTGTTCAATCGGGAACGGCTCGGGCCGCGGCCGCCGCCAGTGTGCGCGCAGGTATCGCAGCGACAGCAGCGTCCCGACCAGCCACATGAGAAGGAGCAGCAGCTCAGACGCGCCGAGGGTGCCGGCTGCCAGCAGCCACAGCGCCGCGGCGGTGAGCGCGATCCCGGGGATGGCGACGCTACGCATGGCGAGCACGCCGAGGACCAGGCCGACGCCGAGCACGATGAGGGCGACCTTCAGCCACCACGACGACGGCCCCTGCCAGCGCAGCACCTCGTGCACGAACAGCCATCGCACCTCGACCTCGAACCCGTCGAGGCCCTTCGCCGCGGCGTGCAGGCCAAGCATCAACGCGAACGGCGTGAGCATGGCCAGGTTGCGCCGGTAGCGCCACGTCGTCCTGCGGACGACGCGTTTGGCCTGCTCAGCCGCCGCAACCGTCTCCGGCTTCGGGTCGCGTTCGCCGTCGCTGCGACGCGCATGCCGAGGGGACTCATCAAGCGGTTTGCCTCGCCCCGGGCCGGGGTCAAGCCGGGTAGTCGGGGCGGGCTCACCGAACTGCACGCCGAGGTGGTCCATGAGGTTCCCATCGCCGAGAGAGGAGAAGTGCGGGGCTGGCGCCCTGGGCCGTGGCCCGCTTCCGCGCCGAAGCGGGCCACGATCCGGGCCGTCAGCCCCCGATCAGCTTCTGCAGGGAGGCAGCCACCTCCTTCAACTGCCTGGACAGGACGCTCGCGGTCTCCCTCGTCTGGCGAACCTTCGGCAGGATGTCGCCCTGGGCCGCGAGGTGAGCGGCCAGTTCCGCGCCGATCCCATCGATGCGGGAGACCATCGCCTGAACCGAGACGGCGCCGCCGTCAAAGGCCTGCTTCAGGTGCTGCAGGCCGCCGGCGACTTCGCCGCGCAGGGCTGGCTGGTTGGACATGACTTCTCCTTCAGGTGGTGGCGTGACCTGGTCGTAGACGGCCAGGTCGGGGTCATCGGGCCCGGCCTGCGGAAGCGGCGGGTCATCGTCTTCGTGGTCGTCTTCTGGGAGGTCCTCGACGACGACGGCCTCGTGGACGTCGTCGGGCTCATCGGCAGGGGGCATGGGCTCGACCTCGACGTCGGGATCGTCCTGGTGGCGGCCCCAGCCCGCCTTCCAGCCGTCGATGAACGCGCCGAGGGCCCGCTTGGCGGCGATGACGGTGCGGGCGGTGCCCCAGGCCAGGGCGCCGCCTGCGATCAGGGCGACGCCGAGGGTGTCGCCGAACCCGATCAGCGCGGGCGCGAGCGGGTTGTCGCTGCGGTCCAGGCTCTTGCGGACGCGTGCCCACCCGCCCGCGACGTCGGCGCGGCCTCGGTTGAACTCCGTCTTCAGCTGTTGGCCCGCCGCCAGGCAGCCCTGCTTGAACGCGTCACCGGCCGGGGCACGCAGGTCAGGACGGCGCCACCACACGACCCCGCCGCAGAGGCCGCCCGCCGCGAGCAGCGCCAGCAGCAGCGCGATCTCCAGCCCCACCGCTACTCCACCACCTGGGTGATGGGCTTCGCGCTGCTCTCGTGGTGCTTGGTGACGTACGCCCACCCGGCGCCGCCGTGCGCGACCGCGCCCGCGATCACCGATGCGGCCAGCAGCCCGACCAGCGGGTAGTCGATGCGGCCGTCCTTCCAGTCGATGATGATCGCGAACACCAGGCAGACGCAGGCCGTCAGGAAGAACACCCCCACCCACCCCTTCGCGTCAGGCGACGGGATCAGGTCCACCAGCGCTTCGGCCAGCCACAGCGTCAACGGGACAGCGCCCACGCCTGCGGTCGTCATCAGCAGGAACGTGAACCGCGAGGCCTTGCGTCGCTTGAGGAAGATGACGCCAAGGCAGAGGAACGGGACGCCCGCGACCAGAGCGCCGATGATCGTTTCCAGCATGGGACGACCCCTTTTCAGGTGAGGAGAAACGACAGCAGGCCGAGCGCCCACTGCGCGGCGGTCTCGATCGGCGTGGTGGCCACCAGCAGCCGCCAGATGAGCAGGAACACGATCAGGTAGATCGGGTACCGGGTGAGCGCCGAGGCCGCGGCGAGCAGCACGTGTACCGGCACCGCGAACAGCACCCCGTACAGCACGTAGCCCACGCGGATGGGCCACGCCTCCCCGCGGTGTGCCTCGCACGTGCGGTACTGCATCCACACCTCAGCGATCGACGGCCGGCGGTCGGTGAGCACCGACTCGCCGCGCTCGTCGACCACCAGCGACCGCACCCGGCTGGTGGCCTTGGCCAGCAGCCGGGTGCGTGGCTGCGTAACCTCCAGGTCCGTACCGGGCTCGTCGCCGGCCGACGCAGGCGCGGGACCGGCGGTGCCCGGCAGGTTGACGACCTGCGCGAGCTCGTCAGCCGCAGGCTCGGAGTCGGGGTAGGGCGACTTGAACTGACGCACGGCGCTCATCCCCCCTCCCCGCCGTACTCCGACCTGGTGACGTCACGGGCAGCAGTCGCGAACTCGTCCGCGTAATGCCGCAGAAGCTTGGCCCGCTGCCGGGCAGACGACACATTCGCCAGGACGTTCATCAGGTACCGGTGCGCGGTCGCGAACTCCTCCTCCGGCGTGGGAGCGGCCTTCAGCCGCGCCTCCCAGCGGGCCGTGCGCGCCTGGGCCTTCGACCGGGCGTCCGGCATGAACCTCTCTCCTCCAGTGGCTACACACGGTGACTGTCGGGGCGGTGTGCTACCGTCCTTCGCGTGCACGTGCGCGCACGTGCGTGCACCGGCGCGTAGCCCCCCAATCCGGCTCCCACCAGCGGTTCCATCCCGGCGCCGCCCCCTCCCGCAGCGGCTACGCAGCGTGGCATTCACACCCGCTCCTCGCCGAAGAACACCTGACGAGCGCGCCGCAGCAGATGCTCGGACTCGCCGCCCGATGGCACCCGATCGAAGGTGCCGTCCACGAAGCCGCCCAGAGCGGCCTGGTCGGTCCACCACAGCCGGTCGTCGTCGGGCAGGACGACCAGGAGCCGCCCCAGGTGTGATGCCGACGCCTGCAGCTTCAAGCCGGCGTGCTCGGCGTAGCCTCGGTGGATGCGCGACAGCGTCACGCGCGGGCAGACGGCGATGACCACCTCGCCGGCGTCCTCGCGCATCTCGGTGAGGGTGATCCGGTCGGGGGCGGTGTCGTCGTAGGTGGCCCACAGGCTCCGGATGGTTGTCGGGTCGTCGTCGAGGCGGAGGACGAGGTTGAGGTGGTCTCTCATGAGGGCTCCCCCGAAGGGTGGGTGTGGGCGGGGTTCGGGTACTCGTCACGCAGCCGCACGGCGATCTCGCGCTTGGTGCCGACGACGGCCTTGATGCCGTCGGCGGTGAGGTGGGACGGGTCAAGACGACCCGCACGGATCGCCGCGTAGAAGTCGGCTTCGACCTGCTCGAAGGTGCGGCGACGCACGATGGGGTGGCCACCCTTCAGCCGGACGGAGCGGGCCCTGGGGCGGGTCTTCGGGGTGGGGGAGGGGCGGGTCGCTGGGGTGGGCTTGGGGTGGGCGTCTGGGGTGGGGGAGGGGCGGCCCGTAAGGGTGGGCTTGGGGTGGCCGTTGACCTGGCCACCGTTCACCCGGCCAGCGCCCACCCCAGCCCCCTGACGACCGCCCGCCGGGGGAGCGGCGGGCCGGGGGAGCGGCACCAGGGAAGAGGAGCCGCTCCCCACACCCCCGCGGGTCGCGTACGCCTGCGCCGGGAACCGGTCAGCGAGCCAGTCGGTGATGCTGGCCACCGCGTTCTCGCCTACCAGGTCCTGCAGCTCGGCCATCCGGATCGACTCCGGCGCGAGCCGCTTCGGCCGCACCAGCCGGCCGTCAGCGCCGAGCAGCAGCTCCCCGTCGGCGGCGAGCTCCAGGTCCTCGGCCACCTGCCGGGCCAAGACCGCCGCCGCGACCGTCCGCTCGGCCCGGGTCGAGGTGGGGCCCACGCCGTACCGGTCTCGCCACGCCAGATGCCACGCCTGCTCCGTCGAGCAGGCCGGGCCAAGCGCCGTCCGGGTCGAGTGCGCCGCCCAGTGCAGGCGGGGGTAGCGAATCCACCGCCACAGCTGGATGCGCAGCTCGGCTATCGACCGGCCGCCCGCGACCTGCGCGTTCTGCATCGCGGTCAGCTCCCACTGGAGCACGCCCAGCAGCGAGCACAGCGCCAGCACCACACCCCGCGACAGCGACCCGGACTCCGCCCCGTGCCACAGGTTCATCACGGCCGCCGCCCCGGCCAGCAGCCACGTCGCCATCCGGTAGCGCAGACTCGGCAGCCCATGCGTGATCGCCCGGTGCGCCAGGAACGCCTGGTACCAGGCCGCCCCCTCCAGCGCCACGGGCAGCACCCACGACCACCCGCCGAGGCCGAGCTGGTGCTCGCCGTACTCCGACTGGCCGCGCCACGCGATGACGATCGGGGCGCCCATCGCGATCACGCCCAACAGGTACGGCACCGCGTCGCGAACGCCCGCGGCCGCCGCGGCGACGCCACGCCGGCTCCTGATCCAGCGCGCGGCCGACGCCTTGACGCGGGCCTGCCGCCTGTCGGCCTTCAGCTTCAGCTTGGCCGCGCGACGAGCAGCTTTCCGCTCTTCCGCGCGACGGGCCTGGTCGTCCTCCAAGCTGAGGGCGCGTGCCCGGCGCTCGAGCGCGCCGTTGGCGCGGACCTGCTCAGCTTCGGCCGCCGACTTCTCGCGCAGACCGGCCGCGACGTCGCGGGCGGCCTTGCCGTACAGCGGAGGCGCGCTCACTGCCGCTCCTCGGGCAGCACCCACTGCTCGCCCAGGTACGCGCGCACCGCCGACTCCGGGAAGCGGCGGTGGCCGCCGGGGGTGAAGATGCAGCGGAGCTTGCCGTCGTTGGCCCATCGGCGCACCGTGCGCGCGTCGACGCGGAAGAACGCGGCCACCTCGCCCGGCCAGTAGCTCGGCTCGGGGAGGCCAGGAGGCTCGGCGGTCGCCGTCATGGAGGGTTCGCCCTTCCGGGAGGGGGATTGTGCAGGTCAAGAACCGAACCGGAGATCCGGCCAAGAGGTTCGACACCAAGCACTTCCGGACATTCGTAGGTCTAACGTAGGGCTACGTTAGACCTACGGCAAGAGGCTTTTCAAAACACATAGCCCTACGGCCGCTACTGAATCGCCCACAGCGGGGGGCTAAGGTAGGGCCAACCTGGGAAACTCCATCCCAGCGGCGGGGAGGGTCGGATTGGAGAACGTGCATGCCTAGGGCGCCGATGAAGGCCCAGGCGATCGCCGACAGCGTCAGAGCGAAGATCGACAGCGGCGAGTACGCCCCCAGCTCCTGGCTACCTCCGATGGCCGAACTCGCGCGCCTGCACCAGTGCGACCTGTCCACCATCCGCAACGCCATGAAGCTCCTGGCCGCCGACGGCCTGGTGGAGCTCTTCAAGGGCCAGGGCGGCCGCGTCCTGGACCGTGGCGCCGGCCTGTCCCGCGAGACGTCCGACATCAGCACCCAGGTGGGTCAGTGGCGGGGGTTCGCCGTCTCTGTCCTGGCCAAAGGCAAGGAACCGTTCACCGACACCACGATCACCGAGCTCGACGCCGTCGAGGACGTGGCGCTGCGCCTCGCCGTGCCGATCGGCACCCGCGTACTGGAGCGGGCCCGCGTCCAGGGCGTCGCGGGCGAGCCGCCCATCCAGCTGTCCACCACGTACCTCGCGTGGGAGTGGGTGGAACTGGTGCCGCGCCTGCTGCAGGTCGACACCGGGCCGGGCGGCATGTACTCCCGCCTGGAGGAAATCGAGTTCCCGCTACTCCTGTGCGAGGACCGGCTCGTCGCGGCGCACGCCGACGACCGCGAGCGGGAGCTGCTGCAGATCGACGTCGACGAGCCGGTCGTCGTCGTGTGGCGCACCTCCTACACCCACCATCACAAGATCATTGACGTGACGCGGCGCGTCGTCGTGACCCGCCGCAGCCCGCTCGTCTACCGCTATGGACCCGGAGCGTGACCGTTGTTGACCCCGAACGCCGAGCACCCCATCGTCCGCACCGGCACCCGCGTCGTCTACGACAACCCGTACATGCGGGTCATCGAGGACAACATCCAGCGGCTCGACGGCACCACCGGCATCTACTCCTACATCGAGAAGCCCGACTTCGCGCTGGTCATCGCCGCCGAAAACGACGGCTTCCACATGGTCGAGCAGTACCGCTACCCCGTCCGGGACCGCAGCCTGGAGTTCGTCCAGGGCACCTTCCCCAACGGCGCCGACGGCGACCCCTTCCAGCTGGCCCACGATGAGCTGCAGCAGGAGACCGGCTTCACCGCGGCCACCATGCGCCACCTCGGCCGGCTCAACTGCGCCAAGGGCATGTCCAGCCAGGGCTTCAACGTGTTCCTCGCCACAGACCTCACCCCGGGCATACCGGACCTGGAGGTCGAGGAGCAGGACCTCACCCACCGCTGGCTGCCCCGTACGCAGGTCGAGGACCTCATCCGCTCGGGCGGCATCACCGACGACTCCACGCTGGCCGCCTATACCTTGTATCTGCTGATGGGGTCTGGTCGCTGACGCCACCCGCGCCGGGATGCCATCATGGACGCAACCGGCTTTTCATGGTGGTCTTCGGGCCTCGTGTTGGCTTGGTTTCGGGTAATTCGACGGCCTCCGGGCGCTAGGGGTAGCGCAGCTTTCCGGAGGCCGTCTTGCACGTACCCATAGTGGTGTCTTCGGTCCGCTGCGGCAGCGTTGCCGCAGGCGAGGAGCGGCTTTGCATTAGCCGCCCTCGGCCATGTTCCCCTCACCATCAGCCTGCGCTAGTTCCTCGGGAGTGGCGAGCCGCAACGTCTGCCACCCATCCGCACCATCCTCCTCCCGCCAGGCTGACGGCCATCGCCGTTTGACCTTTGCGGCGACCGGCGCTACTCGCACGTCGCTTAGGTCAACGTTCTCCACCCCCATCGCGTCGTCGAACCGGACATCGCCGCAGAAGGTCGCGCCGTCGAACCGGGCGTCGCGGGTGAAGGTCGCGCCGTCGAACTGGACGGCACCGGTGAAGGTCACGCCGTCGAACCCGGCGTCGCGGGTGAAGGTCGCGTCGTTGAACCCGGCGTCGCGGGTGAAGGTCACGCCGTCGAACCCGGCGTCGCGGGTGAAGGTCACGTCGTTGAACCGGGTGTTGCCGGAGAAGGTCGTGCCGCCAAACCGGGCGTCGCTGATGCGGCAGTTGCCGAGGTCGAGGTCGACCAGGATAGCGCCAGTGAGGTCGAGGCGGATGTCCGCCCAGTAGCGAAGGTTGGGGTCGGCGGGGCGTGGCTGCCACCAGCGGTGTGTGTCCAGGGCCCGGTAGCGCAGATGGTCGGCCAGGATGCGCTGGGCGGTCAGCCGGACCTGACGTTCTTCGTGTGGGTCGCGGGTGGGCGTGGGCGCGGGCTTGGTGACACCGCCGACCGCAGCCCGTGGGACGGCCGGCTCAGTTTCGGACTTCTCCTCGTCCGGAAGCTGGTAGGGCATCCTGAGATATGCGCAGATCACGTCCACGATGGTCTGGCGCAGGGTGGGATTATCTTTGCCCAGGCGCTCCAGTGCGTAGAGGCCTCCGAGCCGTACCGGGGCCTGGGCGTTTCCGAGTTGCTCGACCGCCTTCGCATACAGCTCGGTGACGCGGCGTTCCGCCGCGTCATGGGTGACGTGCCAGGTTGCCACCTCCTGGTGACGCTGCCGCCGTACCGCCAGTAGCAGGGTCACACCGGCACCGACCCCTGCCGCGGCCGCGAGCGCGGTGCGCAGGGCCTCGATCCGGGTGGAGACCTGCTGAGGGATCGGCAGGTGAGGAAGCCCTTGAAGTAGCCATTGCGCGGTGCCCCAGGCGGCGGCGCCGATGAGCAGCGCGCCGGGCAGGACCCACCACAGCATCGAGCGTGGAGGACGCAACTCGGGCGGTCGTGACGGCGGTCGGGGGGAGCGGCGAAAGGGCCTCATGCCCTCATTGCACCGTGGATGTCGCGGCGGCGGTCCGGGATGCCCAAGTCGTAATCAGGCGCAGCATATGACAGCCGCACCTGTCGAAAGTCGACTTGACAGGCTAGCCTGTCACCTCGTGAGCCGAGCCCAGGACGACCTCAACCGCCAGACGACGGCCGAGCGGGTGCGGGCGCTAGCGCTGGAGCTGGCGGGACAGCTGAGCCACCGCGGCTCCTCTGTGCGCGACGACGCCGCGGGCCAGCTTGCGCTCATGCGGGCCGCGGACCTCGTGCGCGAACTCGCCACCGAGCTCGTCGACGGCGCCGCATTGGCCGCCGCCCGGACCGGAGAGGTCACCTACACGCAGCTAGGCCAGGCGATCGGCATCAAGCGGCAGAGCGCCCGCACCCGCTGGCCCGACGCCATCCCGGAAGCAGTCCGCCGTCCCGGCAAGCGGCCCGCCGCTGCACCCGTCGCCGAGGTGAGCACTACACCCCTGGACGTAGAGCCAGGCATCGAGCTGGATGCCTCGGACCAGGACCTGGCGCTGCCGTACAAGAAGGACGCCGATCCGGTACGGCGCCGCCGCTGGTTCACCGCCGCCCAGCTCGCCGACGTCCAGGTGGTGGCGACCGGCCGCGACGACGGCTCGCACTTCGTGATCGTCGCCGGATACCTGCTGGGCACGGTCGAGCCGCACCTCAGTGCCAGCGGCCGCCGCTCCGGTTGGGATGCCCGTCACCGCGGTGGCAGCCTGGCCTGGCACCTCGGTACCGGCGTCAAGGGTGGCGGCACCCGGGCCGCCACCCGCGACAAAGCGGTCACCAACCTGATCTCCGACGTGCATCATTCCTGGCGCAACCACCAAGATCGCGCCCAGCGCGACACCGTCCTACGAGAGATCGACCCCACCTGAGAACGGAGAGCCACAATGGAACACACCACCCCCGACCCAAACCCGCGCCCCGTGGCGAACCGCCTCTTCGACAACGACGACTTCCACCGCCGCGCAAACGCCGACGATGCCCTCCGTGCCTATTTCCGCTGGGCCGATGTCGAATGGGACGAGGAGGTCCAGAAGATCGGCCAGGGCGAGGACCGCACCGCGTTTCTCGTCAACAGCATCGTGTACAAGCTGGGCTCCCGGGCGTCCGCCAACGCCTACGACCACCAAACGCTCGAAGCCGCCCGCCGGGCCGGGAAGCCGTGGGCGCCCCCCTCCTGCCTCTTCGAGATCACTACAGAGTTCGGCGTCCAACACGTGATGGCCATGCCGTACATCGTGAGCGACGGCACGGACGCCGATCCGGACGCTCTGGCCCGGATGTTCAAGGACGCCGGGGACGAAATCGACTTCACGAACTACAGCGTCATCAACGGCCAGCCGATCGTCATCGATGGGTGTACTGTCCGCCGGGGCTCCTGGTACGCGTAACGGAGCGCGCTGGCCCTCGAACATGCCCGCGCCGGCGAGCTGCTGGCCGCGCTGCGCACCAACCACCCCGACCCCACCAACCCGCCGTCGCCGAAGGGCTCCGCATGACCAGCAACGTCGCCTACCGCCTCAACCACGACCAGGACAGCACCAGCGCCTCCGACGGAATCTCCCGCTACGGCGCCTACCTACGGCTGAACGCCCACAAGTTCGCCGCGGCTTTCGAGTACGCCAACGCAGCCGACTTCGCCGCCGTCGCCTTCGAGGTCGCCACCGCGCCGATCATGACGCCCGCCTACGCGCAGGAGCACCGGCGCATCATCACCACCCGCCTGGCACCCTTCTCCGAGCACCTGATCGCCCGCGTCGAGCTGGTCACCGGCCGTCCAGACGCGTTGCGGGCCCCGGCCTTCCGCGGCGAGTCACGCTGGTACGGCTGGCCCACCAGCGCCAGCGCGTTCGGCGCCCACTCCTACCTGCCCGACAGCGACGACATCGCCGAGCGCTCCTACCTGCTGACCTCCACCACCGCCCACTTCGCCCTGACCGCCGCCGAGCTGCCGCTGCCCGCCGGGCCCGACGACGAGATCGAACTGCACGCCATGCGCGCCCTGGAGATCGTCATCGACCAGCTCAACGACGTCCTCAACCCGATCATCGCCGCCCTCGAACGCGACGGAATGGGAGCGCGGTGATGGCCTACACCGCCCAGGAGGTCGCCGACATGGCTCACCACATCCGCAACTGCCAAAACTGCGGCGCCGGCGACCCCGACATCGTCGGCGACACCTACGCCGAGGATCTTCCGCCCGAGGAACTGGCCAGCTACATCGCCTCATCCCACCGCTTCGATGCCCACCTTCGGAACACCGTGAGCGGCTCGCCGTTCTGACGTTCCCCTGGCGCGGTTTCGGCTGCCCGCTATTGTCGAACATGTGAACGAGACTCACTGCCGGAGGATGGCCGCGCAGGCGCGCACCCTGGCCTGCGCCCTCCTGGCCGCCGGCGAGGTGTTCCCGACGCTGCTCGGCTACCACCGGCAGTACGGCGACGCCCTCGTGGAGCTCGCCGACCTGGCCGACCGCAGCACCGGCGCCCAGATGCAGCGGCGCACCCGGGCGCTGACCGCGATGGGGCACGTGCTGCACGAGGCCCTGCGCATCCGCTACGCCGACGGTCTGGCCGCGCACGCGGCCCGGCTCGGCATCACCGCGTCCGAGGTCGAGCAGCGTCTTCATCCGCCGCTGCCCGCCGAAGACGCCGACGACGACGAACGCGCCGCGTACGAGCGCAGCATCTACGGCCGCTCCGCCCTGTGGCACAAGCTTGGCATCACCGGCCTGACCGGCGACGACCGGCACGCTGCCTTCCAGCTGATCCGCCTGGTGTGGGTGAGCGCGAGCAGCCGCGCCGACATCGAGATGTTCCTGAAGCGGCTCGAAGCGCTGGTGTACGCGCTACGGGACTCCACCACCAAGGTGTGATGTCCCTCACCGAATTCCCGGATGCGAAAGCGCATCCGAGAATGTACGGTCGTGACTGTAGTTCCCCGGTCGGTTCAGACGGGGTTGCGGGGGCGCGGGTCGAACGAACATCGGTTATCACCTTGCAAAGATGACACCCCGGTGTTCATTCCTACATCCGCGCTTCTACAGCTTCGTGTGGCCGGTGGGGTGTGATGAGGGCACGGGTCGAAGTCCTGTCGGTTATCGCCTTGTATGCGGGTGGTCGCAGGTTCAAGTCCTGCTCGGAGCTCCGGCTCCGGTAGCTCAGTTGGCAGAGCGCCTAAACGGCCGGTGGGCATCCCCACATCCGTGCCCCCATCACACCCCATGTGATCAGTTCGTCAGCCCGGCCGGGCGCATGGGTCGAATCCAGTCGGTTATCGAAAGCAGATACAGGTTCGACTCCTGCGACAGCCCGTTCAGGCTGTCCGGCCCAGGTCGGCTGGGCGCCCGGCTCGGAGCACCACATCCATGCGCCCGGCCGGGCTGACGAAACCTCGGGGAGGGCGGGTCGAAGCATGATCGGTTATCGCCTCTGGAGCGAGTAGTTCGGGTTCGAGTCCCGGCGAGCGGCCCAGGCCGCTCGTGGTGTAACGGCAGCACGCTTCCACGGCCGGTCCGCACCCCACATCCGCCCTCCCCTCCCTCACATCCGCCCCTGTCGGGGCGGGTCGATCCCCTCAGGAGGTGCCTCATGGCCCGCGATCCTCTCGCCAGCATTTCCGCAACCGAAACTCCGCAGACACGGCCGATCCCCGGCCGTACCGACCAGGTCCGCAATAGCGCGGGCGGCTTCGTCTTCGACAAGGACCTGTGGAACCGCCTGGAGGACTTCCTCATCCTGGGCACCACGGGCGGTACCTACTACGTGAGCGAGGAGAAGCTCACCGCCGACAACGCTGGCGTCCTCTTCCAGGCCATCGCTGAGGACGGCCCGCGCGTCGTGGCCATGCTCACCGACATGTCGACCGCCCACCCGCCGCGGGCTCCGAAGCAGCGGCCCGCTCTGTTCGCTCTTGCCGCCTGCTATGCGAAGGGCGACCCGGACACCCGCCAGGCCGCCAAGCTCGCGCTGGCGAAGGTGGCGCGGACGACAGATCATCTCGCCCAGTTCTTCGGCTACTACAAGAACCTGGGCGG